TAAATGGACCAAGTTCTTCTACAGACAATGCAATAGTTAGATTTGATTCTACTACTGGTAAACTAATACAGAATAGTAATGTTACGATAAATGATACTGGTGATATGAATATGGGTAATCACCATATCACTCATTCACAAACTATTACTTTTAATGGCGTAGGTAGTGTTTCTCCTAGTGGGGGTACTATTACTTGTGAATTTGATGTTGATCAGAAAATAATTGCAGATTTAGATGATAATGCTTCTTTAACTATTCAATTCAATACACCTGTAGGTCCTGGAAATTTTGTTTTAGTTCTAAAACAAGGAAGTAGTACTGCTACTACTTCTATTACATGGGTAACTGAGGGAACTCATGGTTTATACGGAGTATTGGATTTTAGTACTGATTTAAGTGCTAGAATTTTTGTAGGACTATTTTATGATGGAACAGATTGGTATGCATTATCAAGTGATATGCCGCAAATATTATCGAGTTAAATATGACTGCAATTAGTTACATTTCTACGTCGTATAATACGGCAATTGCAACCTCGTATGTCAATGTGAGTGTACCTGCTGGTGTACAAGATGATGATCTATTAGTGGCGTTTGTTGGTAGTGGATCGTCGGCATTAAATTATGCTACAGGATGGACACTTGTTGGCAACTATAATGTATTTGCAGCATTTTATAAGATTGCATCATCTGAATCTGGTCCATATACGTTTGGGCAGATATCGCCTTCAAGAATACGTGCACAGGTTTGTTGCTATCGTGGTGGATTTAACACTGCTGATCCAATAGATGTTATTTCCGCTACACCTTATACTAATTTTGATACTATATTGCGTGCTGCCGGTGTTACAGTATCAGCTGCAAATAGTAATATAATATTCTGGGGTGGTTCGGCTCAGACAGCTGCGTTAACGTATACCCCTCCCATTAATCCGTTGACCTTTGTTGAGGATGTTGATGATGGGGATACAACAGCCGATGTATGGTTTGAATTCTCGCATAGACAATGGTCAGGAAGTGGTGCTACTGGAGATATTGATGCTACAATATCTGTTGCGCGGAATGTAAAATATGCCGTTGCGTTAGTTCTTAACCCTATACCTATTATAGGTAATCCCGTAATGGTTTCAATGAGTGTTTAGTATGCAAATAGATATAAACCAAGATCCTATTTTATTATGGATTTTAGCTCAAAATTACGACGGTACATTCAAATCTGATATTTTAAGTGGGACAGTTAGAGTATTTTTTATTGATTCAGGTGTAGAAAATAATATTTTAGCGATAACTTCTTTATCAGAATTGTCTACTGGTAAATGGATATATGAATGGTCTCCTGTATCTTTGACTATTGGTCAATATTTAATTGAATTTAATTTAATAGATAATTCTGGATTTGGTATAACTATTTTAGAGGATTTAATTATTACTGATTCAAATGATAAAGGTAAAATTGATTTTCAATATGTTGCATCGGATAAAGGGACGAATATTGAATTAGGGTTATGGGTAGAAGATAATGGAGAAGTATTAAAGGATATAGATTCTATCGCTCTTGTTATACATGATATTGATGGAGTTTTAATTAGCGATTTAGGAATTATTTCATCGGATACTTCTGAAGGTGTTTTTAAATTTACCGTTTCTAGTAGTGTATTAAGCGAAGCATCTTCTTATTATTTAAATATTATTGTTACTAGAGGAAGTGTATCATACGAAGCTAATATGGGTTTATCGGTTGCGTAATGTTATTGTTTAGTAATAAGTTTCAAGTAATAAGAATTTCCATAGGGGGAACTGTTTATCCTTCTTCTACTACGGTTGGTCCAAAGGTAAAAATAGCAATTGATTTAAAACCTGATATTACTATTGTAAAAGATCTTAAACCCATACCTAGAGGATAAAATGGCTACTGTAAAAGTAAAATGGAGAGTTGAAGAATTAGATAATGTATTAGAGCAATTTGATACTCAAAAAGTTTATAGAAGTACTACGGGGGAATCAGGGGTATATAGTGAAATAACAATTCCAAGTACTAGAATTGATCTTGTGGCCGATGCCACAGAATATTATTTTGATGATATAAGCGGGGATTCTTCATATTATTATAAAGTAACTTTTTTTAATTCGGATACCGATAATGAAAGCACTGCGTCTAATGCTATATCAGGTGGAACAGCACTTGCTTTATCTATTATTTCTGTTGAAGAGTTGAAAGAAATATATTTATTTGGTTTAGATTTAACCGATGATTCAGGTAATCCTATACCAGATAGTGTTTATGAACATTATATAAAAAGTGCAGTTGCTCGTTTAGAAAAAACTTTAGATATAAGATTACTTCCAATTACTATCAGTAATGAACCACATGATTATATAAGAGAAGAATTTTTACAATTTATGTATTTATTTTTATATGAATATCCTGTGATATCCGTAGAAGAAATGACTTTAGAGTTTCCTACTAATAATACTATTATGACTGTAGATTTAGCGGATATACATTTGCGAAAAGAGAGTGGTCAATTACAAGTAGTTCCTAATTTGAATTCTAATTATGCATTTATTTTTACAAATTCATCTTTTGGAGTATTACCTTACTATCAATTATTTACTCGGGCTATACCTGATTTCTTTAGAGTTTCATATACCGCTGGATTAGATCCTATTCCGGATGACATTAAAGATTTAATTGGTAAAATAGCAAGTTTTGGCCCTTTAAACATCGCGGGCGATTTAATTGGGGGAGCAGGCATAGCTTCTCAGTCATTAAGCATTGATGGACTTTCCCAGATGATTAATACTACAAGTAGTGCCACTAATGCAGGATACGGGGCTAGGTTACTCCAATACGGAAGAGAGATTAAAGAAGTAATACCGGAATTAAGAAGGTATTATAAAGGTTTTAGAATGGTGGTAGTATAATGGTTGCTCCTGTAATAGGTGTTCCTTCTGGGGTTAAACAGAATGGTCAAAGAGTTGATTTTAGAAATAAACAATTTGATCTTGCAATAGAAACTAAAGGTTATTTATTAGCTTGGACAAGGGCAACGATGTGTCCGTGTAAGACGGATATTTCAGAACAACCTGATCCTAATTGTACTTTGTGTAAAGGAAAAGGTGTTTTTTATTTTGGAGGTAGTAGTCAGGATTTATCTTCTTATATATTTTCTGTATTACAACAAAATATAATTACTTCTTCAAATGCAATGGTGATTCGTGGAATAATTACTAACATTGCTAATAAAAAAGAAAATCTTGATAAAATAAGTAATTGGGTAGATGGTTCAATGCGTTTAACTGTTCGTCCTGAAAATAAAATATGGTATTTAGATCGATTTGTAGGGTTAGATTGTAATATCCCATATACTGAAACAAAAATATCAGATGGAACTAGTTCTATTATGCCTAGGTATCCAATAATTGAAATTAATTTATTACGGTCTATCGATACTATCTATGTATTGGATACTGATTTTGAAATAACTACTAGTGGGAATATTTCTTGGCTAAGTACTCCTCCTGCGATAGGAATTAAACTAACTTTACATTATTTATGTTATCCTACGTGGCTAGTAATAGATCATCCCCACAGTGTTAGAATGACTTCTAAATTATTAAAAACCCCTAGCCCTAAAACTCCTACAGGAGACCCAATTGACTTACCGACACAAGCTTTAGTGCTTTATGAGTTTTTAGTATAATTATGGATTATCGAATAGAAAAAGGTAATTTTACTGTTGAACAATTGGCTTTATTAACTGTAGATGTAGTTTCTACTATTTTAGATAATGTTGTACAATCTGCTAGAAATCATTGGATTAAAATTGCGAAAGAGGATGATAGTCATTTAAAATTGGATTATTTACGAGGGATACAGCCGATTGATGTAAAAGGGAGAAAAGGAACTTGGACTGTTTCTCTTTTAGGGGAATTACCACATTTATTGGAGGATGGAGATCCAGAGTTAGATATGCGTGACACTTTACTAGGCCCAAATGTTCCAGTAGTTGCAGTAGGAAATAGGGGTAAGCACCCTAGTAAAAAAGGAGAATTTTATAGAGCAATTCCTTTTAGGCATACAGGGCCTAATAGTGGAAGTGTTGTAGGCCAAGCTATGGGATCAGCTTACCAAGGAATGCTTGGAGTAAAAGAAGCAAAGAAATTAGGAAAAGATATTTTTAAACAAGCTAAAGCATTAGAAGCTAGTACTACTGAAAGAATATCTAATTTTTATAAAACAGCTTGGGGAGGGAGATTGAGTAAAGGGGTTGGGGGAGTTACTAAATTAAAAGAACATCACACTACTGATATTTATGCAGGTATGGTTCGTATGGAAAAAACATATGAGAAGGCAACTCAAAGTCAATATATGACGTTTAGAACTATATCTACTGGTAAAAAAATTGGTTGGATTAGGAAACCAATTGAGGCAAGACATTATGCTGAAAAAGTAAGGCTTTTTGTTGACGATTTAATTCTAAAAGCAATCGATGCCTTTATGAAAGAAGTAAAATGATTAATAGGTATCTAAAAACTATATTAGAAAATGGAATAACAGCAATACAAAACGATTTAACTATACTAGATGAATTATTTCGTTATAATTTTATTCTAGAAGACAGTGAGTCTACTTCATGTAAGTCGTACTTTGGCACAAATGGATTTACTGTGGTGAATGGTTACCCAAGAAGCGATTCTAAATTTCCATTGTGCGCAATTACTTTGTTATCGGATAGAGAAGCTAATTACGTATTGAATAATGATGCAGGGGTTATAGATGACGTACCTGAACAATATGCCAATATGGACTTAAAAACTACTATTTGGGAGTATATGTACCAATTATTTATTTATACAGAACATCCTGATATAACTGCCTACTATTATGAAATAGTTAAATCTATTTTATTAGAGAATATAGACACTTTTAATGATTTAGCGTGTTTTAATTTATCACTATCAGGTTCAGAATTAGCTCCAGATTTACGGTATTTGCCTGAACATTTATTTTCTAGGCAATTAACATTTAGGTGTAATTCTGAATTTACAAGATTTGATCGCAATAGTAAATTATCTAAAGCTTTTAAGGTTACCGGTATATATGTTGACAAAACAGCTAGTAAACAAGATATTGGTGATGTGAAAGCCAATGTTAACATTTATGAGGATATAAATGACTAAAAAGAAAGAACCATTTCGTAGAGAGCCTATGACGACTATAGGGCTAGAAAATGTTGTTAAAGAAAAAAGAAAACCTGATTTACCTAAAGTAACTATCGCGGTGTTTAGGTTAGTATCTGGTATTAAAAGTGATCAAATTGCTGGATTTACGCATTATGCTAAATTAAACAATATGATTTTATTAACTATTCCTGAATGGCAAAAGGAATATGAAAATTTTTTATGTAAGCCTGTAAGGAGTTAAAAAAATGGCAACATCAATATTTTTTAATGGTAGGCTGATTTCTATTCCTGGTTCGTATTCAAGTATCGATGCTTCAGGATTAGAAACAATTGGTCTAAGTGCTTCTGGTATTGTGGCGGTTATTGGAACAGCAGTTGGAGGTAGGCCTGTATCCGCTATTTCGGAAATTGATGACATTATATCTATAGTTAAACCTGAACAAGGTTTGCAGACTTTTAAAAGTGGGAATTTAAGGGAAGCTATCGCGATGCTTTTTTCCCCGAGTAAAGATCCAGATATTCAAGGAGGGGCACAGCAAGTAATTGCAATGAAAGTAAATCCCGCAACGCAGTCAAGCGGGCAATTATCTAATTCGTATAATGCTATTTTAGAGTTAACATCTAAAGATTGGGGGGATTTTACGAACCAGATAAATGTTTTAGTTAGTTCTGGAACAATTAAAGGAATCTTATTTACTATTGTCTATGAAGACATCATTGAGACGGTTGACAATTTAGGTGGGGATGTCATTTTTAATTTAAAATACGTTAAGCCTACTTATGGCTATGACACCATGACTGCTGAAATAAAAAGTGGTGGCTTAATAAGTTGCAATGCTACTAGAGATCTAGGGGGTTTAGATTCCGACATTACCCAATTAGGGGGAAATGACACTTTAATAGTTGCTAGTTCTTCTACTTCTGACACTACACAAAGTCTCATTGTTTACGGATTAGATGCTTCGGGAGCCTATCAGACTGAAACATTTTCGTTGAATGGAACTACTAGCGTAAATGGGTCTTTGACTTTTTCTAAAATAATTGGTGCTAGAATTGTAGGAACTACAATCGGTACAGTTACACTTACAGATACTGATCCTACAACTATTTTAACAATTACCGCTGGGGCTAATGGGTCTAAGGGTATTGCCAATTGTTCGACTAATTATGTATCTAATAGCAAAGTTACTTTAGTATCAGATGGAGCATCAACGAAGGATGTTTTACTTATTGGGAAAGATTCTTCGGGAGTATTACAAGTTGAGAAAATTACGTTAACTGCAACTACTCCAGTTATTAGTGTTGGTAATTTTAGTGAATTAACCTATATAGGTTTAGGGGATGTTGAGGCAGCACAAACTTTGACATTATCTTGCGAAGCGGCCGCGAGTACTACAACGCATAATACCATTCAAAAAGTTTCTGATTATTTTAATAGTAAATCGGAATCATCTAATGGATTTGTTTTTGTAATTTCGACTGCCTTATTATCTTTGGATCCTTCTAATTTGGATATAACTACAGGAGCAGGAGGAGCAGTTAGTTGTCTTAGTCCTGCAAATCCGGCATTTTATGCAGATGCTTATTTAGTTCAGCAATGGATTAATAATAATAGTCAATTGATATCAGCAAGTAAGGTAACTGCCTCAGTTGGAGGTGCTCCTAGTACTTTTACTGTTCCTATTTATTTAACTGGTGGATCTGAAGGAACTGCCACTACGTCAGATTGGCAATCAGCGTATAATTGGCTTAAGCAAATTTTTGTTAATTCTATTGTCCCCTTGACTGGAGATCCAGCTATACACGCTATTCAGGATGCTCATATTGCGTATATGTGTGGAGTAGGTAGAAAAGAACGAGATGGTTTTATCGGTTTACTAAATACTGCACAAGACGATGTTCCTACTAAAACAGAAATTAAAAATCAAATAATAGATCTAAATAGTAGACATGAACGTACCTTTGCGCAGTCCATCGAATACTATAATACAGCAGGAGAACGAGAAGAATTTTTGCCTTATTTTACTGCTTGTATTGCTGCGGGAATGCAAGCAGGTAGTAGTGTTGGTACTTCTTTAACTTTTAAATATGCAAATGTGTTGAAGTTCAATCAATCATCTACTTGGAATCCTGTGGATGATGCAGAGGAATTAATACAATCCGGATTGTGCTTTTTAGAAAACGTTTCAGGGGTAGGTAGACGATGGGTTAGAAATATTACTACGCATCTAAGTAGCAATAATTTAGCATATATTGAGGGTAGCGTAAATGAAGCGGTGAATTATGCAGTATATAACCTTCGAACAGAATTAGAATTTGCAGTAGGTAAAAAGGGTTTCGCTGGAACTATAAATGCAGCAGCGGCCGTTGTTAGGGGTATTCTAGAATCACTTATTAGAGAAGGAATTATAGTTGCTTATAGAAGTTTAAATATTGAATTAATTACTGATGTAATGGAGGTGTCTGTTGAAATTGCTCCTGTTTTACCGATTAACTTTATCTTAACAACAGTGCATTTAATAACTATTCCGCAAACTGCGTAATAAAGGAGGCATATTATGTCTTTAGATAAAGGTCAACCAGGGCGCCTTATTACTGGGGCAAGATGTAGATTTAGCGTAAATGGCCAAGTTATTGGATATGCGCGAAATGTTAGTGGTGGAGAAACGGTACAATATGAGGCAATAGACGTATTGGATAATATTGAGACTGAAGAACATGTCCCCGTTGGATATAGCGTTAGTCTTACTGCTTCTATGTTTCGTATTGTAGGAGATAGCTTGAAAAGTGCTGGGTTATTTCCTCCTACGGGAAAGGATCCAGAAGAGCATTTACGAAACGTATTGTTACTTTCAGGTATTATGAAAGCTACCATAGAAGATACAAAAACAGGAAAGGTAATTCACGAATATAGTAGTGTGAAAGTATCTAGTTATAATTGGCAAGTTGACGCACGCGGGGTAATGGGAAACGATATAGATTTTGTAGGAATTAGGGCTTTGGATGAAAGTGAATTAAGTTAAAACTTATTTTATTTTTCCTTAGCTTTGACCTCTAATATAGATTACTCCCATCTATATTAGGGGTCTTTTTATTGTCTATTTAATTTTTAGTGTTATATGTAATAGCATAAATCATAGAGCGATGGTTTATGAGCCTCCCCCTATTGATAATGGTGTCAATAGGGGGAAAATTTTGATACATTGTGTCTAATTTCTAGATACAGTATGTTAGTTAATAGAAATTGTTTTTTTATTTAAAAAGGGAGTATGTAATGAAAGAAGATGACATGATTAAAGGGGTTAAGCATTTATTGGATGCCAGTACGGATGATTTAATTGAAGAATCTATGCCACAAGATAAAGAATCATCAATGGACGATCCTAAGCTCAATGAGGAATATGAATTTGATTTTTGTTGGAAAGATAAAAGGGGGCGTAAATGGGAAGGACATTTTACTAATAAAATATTATCCATTGCCGAACATCAGACAGTTGGTATTTTACGGTCTCGATTAGGTGGTGGTATTCCAGTTGAATCTTTAGATTTATTAACCAATGAACTTAATTTAATAATTGCGCATTTATCTATTTCTTTAAAAAGTAAACCTAAATGGGCTGAAGATTTAAGAACATTAGTACATATAGATTTATTACAGGATTTATATAAGGAGGTAGCCTCACATGAGGCAATGTTTTTCGGAGATGTCGAATTTAAAGAAGATAGCTCTTCGTGAAATTGATGACGGTATTGCTAGAATTGAGAATTGGTGGACCAGTAAATATAAATTACCTTCAAATCATGAATTATTTATGAATAGAAGTGTAGCTTCTTTACATATTGAAATGCTAAAAGATTTATTACTAAAAAAAGAACAATTAGAAAAAGACTTAAAAAAGGCTACTGGTGCAGAATTCACGGAATTAACTAATCAGCTTACTAGCATCAATAATGCGTTAAATGATAGAGTAGACAGCGACTTCAGCGAAGATCCTTTAATTGATAAATGGGAAAAAGAATTATTAGAAGGAATAACCCCTAATCTAAATGAAGGATTTAAAAATGCCTAAAGATTATAAAACAACAGTAACTGTTGAACATAAAACACGGGGATTTGACAAAGTATCTAGAGATAATAATAGGTATATCTATGCATTATCTAAAATGCGTGTACAATTAAGCGGTTTAAAGCAAAATTATAAGGAAGCCACTAGAGAAATAGATAAACTTTCAAAAGCACTTGAAAAACAAAATGATGTAATATCTAAGAATTTAGAAAAACAACAAAAACAAGGAGCATTTATTCAAGGATTAGTGCAAGGAGGTTTTACTCCTGCAATGTTTCTGCAACGAGGCCCTGGTATGCCTCAACAAATGGCTGGTATGGCTATTGGGAGAACTTTTAGAACTGGTATGGCTGGAGTAGGGGGATCTTTTACAGGGGTACAAGGACTTCAACAATTTTTAGGGTCTATTCCAGGTGTAGGTGGATTTCTTAGTGGACAAGTAGGTAAATTAGCTGGATATGCTGACCAAAATATAAATTATCAACGTACTAAATTAGAAATGGCTCCGTACTTATCTACTTTTTCAGAGCTGCAAAAGGAATTAACATCTCGTCAGAAAGCACCTTCAACTATCTCTAAAGCAGTTTTAACGAGAAAAGAAGCATTAGATCAATTATATGCTAGAAAAGAAATGAAATCTAATCAATTGAGACGAAAAGCTATGGATAGGGCGTCGTCCAGAATTGATCAAAGTAAAGGAGGTATTTTAGATCGTATCTATGACACTGTTACGGGGGAAGGTATTAAACGAGATATTGGAATAATTTTAGAAGAAAATAAAAAAGCAGATAAAGAAATTATTAAATATAAAAAAGGTGCTGCTAAGGAGTATAAGGAAATATTAAAGCAATATAGTGAAGAAAAAAGTAATAATGAAAAAAATTTAAAAAAAGGAAAGAAATCTTTTGAAGAAATAATTGCAAAAGAAGGAGTTAAATTACTAGGAATGAACAAAGAAGAAACTTTAAATTTTCTTGGTTCTATTCTTCAAGCAGGAGGAGGCGTAGCTACAGGAGAACAAGCGAAAGGTATAAGACAAACTGCTTTTGGAGCAAAGACTTTATTTGGTGTTCAGGGAGGAGTATCTGGGGCTTTTTTAAAGGCAGGTAGGCGTGGTGGTATTGTAGGGGGTATGGGAAAAGCAGATAATGCATTAAAGCAATCCATTAATGAGGGTATCTCTTTAGGGTTATCTGGTTCAGAAATAAATCAATGGCTGCAACAAATTGCTTCTGGTATTTATCAATTTCAACAAACTGGTATCGGTATTAATGTTGATTCTATTTCTAAATTAGCTACTGATATTGGTAGAGCGGGATTACCTATTACTAGAGCTATAAATATGGCTCAAGGTATTACTCAATATCTTCAAGGAATAGGCAGTAAAGGAATTAGTAGTGGTGCAGATTTAATGATGCTTCGTGAACTAGGTGGATTTAGAGGAGGAGGTGTAGGGGAATATAGGAAAGCACGAAGTAGACTAGAGGAATTACAATTTCAAGTAAAAGGAATGGGTGTAGAAGGAATTGCTGGATCTCCTATTAGTGGAGCATTAAGAAGTTATATGCAAAATGTTGGAGGAGATCAAGCAACGAAGACTGAGTTACTTCAAAGATTATTACAAAGATGGGGAGTTAAAGGCAGTGTTCAGCAGTTTGATTGGTTAGCTCTGCAATTAATGGGGGGGCCTACGACAGGAGACCAAGGTAAAGCTATTGCTGATTTTGCTAAAGAACAGCAAAAAGGGCAACAAGAATTAGCAGCCATTTCTAAAGCAGGGGGAATTAGTGGTGCAGCTGCTAGAGTAGTAAGTGCTAGAGCACCAAATTTACGAGCACAAGCAGAAATGCAAAATAAGCAAATTGATATTGGTGGTAAAGCAGTGTCTACTATGCAAGCATTTGAGCAAAATGCATTAAAAGTTTCCGGTGCATTTATTAATTTAGCGGATGGCCCATTAAAAACTGTACATGAGGCAATGTCTTCTCTTACAGATATAAGTATTGAATTAGCTAATCAATTTGTGAATATCCTTAAAGGTGGCGCGAGTGTTCCATGGTAAATATTGCAGACAATTATAAAAAAATAAAATATGGTTTTCAACGTTCTGAAAATTCTAGAGCAGCTGCCATAATATATCAACATGAAGATGATCCTATTATCTTATATAATCGTAAAAAAGGCACTGCATTTGATTTAAAAGGTACTAGAGCGAGTAGTGAAGAACCTACAGTTATTTCTATTAGTACGACTAAGAGTATAAATAATATAGCAGGTAATTTTTCTATAGTATTAAAAGATTCTCAAACAACTATAGACCTTTTTAAACGTCTTACAGATGATGATTGGGTAGATATTATATTTTATATAAACAATGAACCGTATCATCAATTTAGAGGAATAATTGATGAAATTAATAGGTCTATAAATATAGGTGGCACAGGCGCCACTGTAAAAACTTATACGATAACGGGAAGGTGTTTTGGTAAGATTTGGGAAGCTACTCCCGTTTGGTTTAGCCCTTATTATAATGATATAATTACAGAAGCAGTTAGTTCTAGAGTATTTGACGGTGTTCCAGAATTATTAGGTAATCCTTCTCAATCTGTTATTGCTTTTATGAAATCTTTTTTAGAAGCATTAGAAAATGTAGAAGGGCCTAATTGGACGCCTCCTAAGAGTATGCCAGGTATTAAAGGGACTAGTTTTTTATCGAATGTTAATTTTAATGCTTTATCTGATGGGAGTTCCACTTATTTTCAAAATATACCGCAAAGACTATTGTTTAACCTAAATGCTATTAATCCGGATGGAACTTTATGGGATTTAGCGAAACAATACTCTGATCCATTATTCATGGAAGTATATACGGATTATCTTCCTAAAGGAGATCCATTTAGTAAAGAATTAATTAATTCATCAGATATTGGAAATAATGATATGACAGTAATAATTAGGGATAGACCTTTTCCCTTTTTAGATACTTCTGTACCAGTAGGTTACGAAGATACTTGGGAAGAATTGCCTATTTTCACAATAATTCCTCAAGAGATAGAAATGCATAACGTCTCTAAATCAGGATACGAAAGATACAATGCCTTTTATGTGTCTAGTAGATTGTATCAAGAAGAAGTGAATAGTTACTCATTGTCTATATTAGCGCCTTTATTAGATAAAGATAGTATTAAAAGGCATGGATTAAGAAGGTTTGACGTTCAATCCGAAATTCATCCAGATCCTAATAATCCATTAGCTTTTGGTGGAAATAATATTGCCGCTATTTGTGAATATCAAAGACAATTAATTAGGGATTGGTATTGTTTAAATCCATATTTTTTATCAGGAAGTATCAGTTTAGCACATGGTAGGCCAGATATAAGGATTGGATGTAGATTACATATTCCGGGGGTAAGAATAGGCAATAAAGACATTATTCCTGAAGAAAATTACTATATTGAAGAAGTAAAAAATGATTGGATATTTGGTAGAGGTGTTCGCACTACTTTAGGGGTTACGCGTGGATGGATAGGTAATATGAATACCTATTATGAAAATTTAAATAAAATGGTATTACGGTATAAATTAGCTGAATTAAAAGATTTAGATATAGGGTGAAAACTATGATGTTAGGTAAAGGTGTTCGTACACAAAATGGAATCCCCGTTAGGTTTAGAAGAGAAAACAGTAACCCAAATGGATTGTTATTAAAAGCCGTGGTGACTGCCACCTATGTAACTGATTCAGAGGAGCATCCTAAGATTAATGACACAATAAATACTCCTAGTGTTGTATATTGCGATGTACTTGTTTATGCTAATATGCCCTATTGTAGATGGTTTCCTTTATCCAAAGTATTGGTTTCTCAGAAAAGAGGGGGAATACATAATGACGATATTTGGAAACCTAAAGCAGTTAGTAAAAATATATTAGGAGATTTTAATTCTACTACAGGAGCCAATCCTGGTTCATTAGATGGAGATCACGTATTAATAGGTTTTATTAATAATTCTTTTAATGAACCAATTATTATACGAGGCATACCCCATCCTTCACGTGATATTTATAATGAAGAAAATGAATTAGGAAAGCGTATTAACCTTAAGCTAGTGGATGGAGATCCAGATTTAGTTAAGCATCATGGAGTTTTTCATGGAGTAACAGATTCTGGTGATTATGTAGTAAATACGGTTTACGCTAATGACGGCACTACGGATGATTTAGGAAAAGAGCCTTTACCATCAGTTACAGGTGAAACAGGTAATCAAACACATAGTTTACCTGAGAACAGTGAATATTCTATAGAATTTAAAAATGTATCCGACCCTATAAATCCAGTAAATGTAGTTGCTTTAGTTATTAAAGCTGTTGACAATAATATAGAAGTATTTAAAGATGGAGAAAACGTTATAACGATAAATGATTCTGGTTTATCTTCTATATTGCAATTAGGAAATGGAGTTGTCTCCGTAGCTATTGCTACGCATTTAAAAACTTTGTATAACAATTTATATAATGCAATTTTTTCACATGTTCACCCTGTAGGTAGTCCAAATACGGGTTCACCTATTTTTTCTTCTCCTTTACCTATTTGGGATGCATCTATTGAAAGTGATAGGTTGACAATTCCTGATAATTGAGGATTATTATAGTCATGACTGTAAGTACACTTGAATATATAAAAGAGGAAACAAGACAGCAAAAAACAGGGGATACAAATTTCTTAAAAAGATTTTTATATTTCTTTGAATTAATTGTTCCATCTGAAAAAGTTAAAAACCAAGAATCTTTAAATTTTCTATTTCCATTAATTCTTCCTCCTGAATCAATAATGTTAGAGGAACCATTTTCTGTAGAAGAGACTGAAACGCAAATGGGGGGATTGTTTATTGAAGAAAATGGTATTATAAAAAGAAATTTAACTATTAAAGGACATACAGGCTTTCAGCCTAGGTTGTTAAGGTCTTCTAACACTAATCCATTAAAAAGTGCCACTAGAGCATCATTAGGATCGTTTATTCCTGGTTCAGAAATAGGTAAACCAGATCTTAAATCCCTAGAAACGGTTTCCTATTCTAGAAAATTACCTATAAAAGTATTAGCCGCTATATCAGGTCATAGACATTTTCAATATTTACAAGATTCCGTATTTAGGACATATGCAGATTTAAAAAAAGATCCAGCTTCTGCAATGGGTACTTCCTTACGATTTCATAATCCGAAGGATGACGAGCATTGGGAAGTAGTTCCTAAAAAATTTACGTTAGAAAGAGATGCTTCCAAAAATAGGTTTTTATATTATTACACAATCGAATTAACAGTAGTTGGTCCTGCTAAAGAAGTTGATTTTGATTATATTGAGGACAAAACATTATTAGAACAATTTACTGATGTATTACGAATCGCTAAAAAAGGCTTGGATTTAACTACTGGAGCCATTCAAGATTTAATTCGTTTACAAGGAGAACTTAGATCTTCTATTAGTAATATCACAGTTCTTATTGATTCAGTTACGGCTATTAATTCGGCCGTAGATGATTTTATAAAAGGTAATAAACGCTTAGTTGATTCTACGCATTCAATTGTCCTTAGCACTATGGATTTAATTGATTCAACTTTATATACTTATAACAAATTATCTAGATCTGGTAATGTTAGACAAATCCCTGAACCTGTCGTACAGTCCATTAGAAGTTTGAATAAAGGATTGGAATTGATATCTGTAAATCCTTCTATATTTGCTAATGATACTGTTACTAAAGTTGAGAATATTAAAAAGCGTCAAAATAGATATAATTTATCTATAGATAGAATTAATACTGCTTTAAATAGTAATTCTCCTACTACCTTTGATGGATTAAGAAGTAAAGGTACTGGATTAACCAAAGGGGACGCTATAGCAATTAATGGGGAATTGGAAATAGGTAACGAGATATTTCAATATACTAGCATTGAAAAGGTTCAAATTTCTTCAGGAGACACTTTAACTTCTTTAGCTGCTAAACATATGGGGAATGCGCGATTATGGCAATATATCGCAATAATTAACGGCTTAACTTATCCATTTTCAAGTGATATAGCTTCTCGTGATCTATCTAAAAAAAGTGATGAACATCCATTTAATTCTTCTTTAGGTATTGGTGATTTCATACTTATTCCATCTAATAATACTCCTATTCAAGATTATATAGGTACATCAATATTAGGAACATTCCTTACAGAACCTTTAGAGCATCATTTATTTGGTACTAATTTTGCTTTAGACCCAATTTACAATAAATTAAATGATACGAATATATATACAAATAATCGTATTAGATATGATATACCTATAAATAAAGAAAAAGGAAGTATGGATGTTAAATTAGTTAGGGGTCTTCCTAATTTAGTGCAAGCAATTATACTTCGTGTAATAGTAGAAAAAGGATCTGCTATTTTGTATAAAAAATTTGGATTAAATAGGATTGTAAGCTTAGGATTTACTCCATCTGATTTAGAAAATGCTAAATACAGAATAAGGGAAGCAATATTATCAGACGCTAGAATTGATAGTATTGAACAATTAACTTTAGTACAAGAAGAAGATGGTTTAAAATGCGATTTATCTATTTCGGTAAAGGGATTCAATACGTCAGTTCCTTTACGTTTTACTGTATAAGGTGTAAGAATGGCTAGATTTGTATTAAAGCGTTATGAACAAATATTAGCAGGCATGATTGCTAAATTAGTTGCTAGAACAGAATTGAATGATTTATTTGATTCTTCTGCAGTTAAACATTTATTATCTGCTGCTGCAATGAGTGACGACGAGCAATATTATCAAATATCTTTAATTTTATTATTGAATGATATTGATAATGTTGAAAGGGATGATTTAGATGATTTTGCTCAAATATTATCTAATATGACGAACGATGGAGAAACACTTTTACGTAGACAAAGTAGTAGGTCAGTAGGCACTGTAGTGTTTTCTAGGAATATAGTTAGTGGCTCTATAACTAAAGAAGCAGGAATTATTGTAAAGACTAATTCGGGAGTATCTTTTAGAACAACATCAGGGTTCACTATTAATTCAGGAGATCCTTCAGTTTTGACAGGACATACAACGGGTCAAGATTCTTCTCCTATTCCTATACAATCCTTATTATTAGGAGAAACTAATAATGTATCAGCAAATACTATAATTAAGTTTGCTAATAAACCTATTGGAATTGATTCAGTAATTAATTTATCAGATACTTTATTAGGAAAAGATAAAGAAAGTGATGATCAATATAGAAAACGTATTAAAGGTTATATTAATTCTTTAGTTAGATCTACCCCAAATGCGATGGAAAATGCGGTATTAGGATTATATGATTCCATTACTGGGTCAGTTATATTATTTTCTAAATTAATTGAGGACATTGTTAATTTAGGAAATTGCATTTTATATATAGATGATGGCACAGGTTATGCCCAAAGTACTGAAGAGATATTAGGAGAGAACGTAACATATGGTTTGGCTGGGCCTCCTGCTAATTCTGCCGTAGGGGGCGAAACTTATTTATTTTTGGATAATATTGCTATCAATGAAGATGCACCTTTTACGCTTACTAGTTCAATTAGGGGGGTATTAATAAAAGATGTTGATTTTTATTATGATTCATCTAGGGGGCAAATCAATTTTATAACAGCATTAAGCGCTGGTGAAGTTATTACTGGTGATTATACAAAATATACAGGAATAATAGAATTAGCACAAAAAGTAATAAACGGTGTTCCTTCCGATAGACTTAATTATCCTGGTTATAGAGGAGGGGGGGTACGAGTAAAAGTTAAAGCTCCACAAGTATTAATTGTAAATATTGAAGGAAGTATCGTAGTTCAAGAAGGTTACGATACTGACATTGTGTATGATAACGCTGAAAGTGCTATCTTACGTTATATAAATACTTTAGATATATCTGGTGATGTAATTGTATCATCCTTAATAACAGTAATTAAAAATGTAGAAGGTGTATATGACGTAGCCATTATTACCCCGTCTAATAATATTCCTATATTAGATGATCAATTAGCTAGGACCACCATTAACAATGTGAGTATAAGATGACTTTTTCAATAAATTCTATAGATAAATCAGAAATATCTAATGATGGAGGATATGAACTAATTATTTCTGGAGTATTTGAGCAAGGATCGTCCTATAATGTATTTATTGGTGATTTTTTAAATGATGACGACGCTAAATGTTATTCAGGCATACCTGAACAAGGTAATATTATTTATCCTGAATTAGATAATACTTTGTATGTGTATACTCCTTTATTAAATATAACAGACAGTAGTCCTTATTCAATTACTGTCGTTAACATAGATACTTTAGAAACAAGAAGTATATTAAATTGTCTTTATGTTAGAAATAAGCAATTTTGTTCTAAGGTATATACCTATAGAAATAATTTATTTAGTAATTATGAATTAGGTCCTATGAACATAACTGAAGAGAATTAGGAGATAATTATGGCTGTCAATATTATTATAGCAGTAGCGGGACAAGGATCGGGTAGTGGTGGAGAATCTAGATCGTTTCCGTATTCTTTGATAATGTCAGATCCTACACCTTTAGTTACTCTAAGTTTATCCGATACAACGGGGGTAACTAGTTATTTTTGGGAATTACTTAATCAACCCCCCTTTGCTACTGCTGTGTTATCTAGTCAAAGTGCTAGTAATCCAACATTCACTCCTACAGCTACTAGATGGGGTACTTATTTAATTAGGTGCACTATTACAAGAAATGGTGTTCAAGAAATAGATGAAATAGGATTAAGTTTTAGGACACCCAATCAAGATTTACGATTTCCCGCAGCAGGGGAAAAAGTTGAATTTGATACAGATGATGGATGGGCATTAGCTGAGTTTTATTTTTGGCAATATGTTGATAATCTTTCTCTTGGAGGAGGAGGGGGTGGTAGCTATTGGGAAAGAGTAAGCACTATTCTATCTCCAGCCACAAATGGAGATACTATTCAAGTAGGAAGTGGAAGTGTGTCTTCTCCTTCTTATAGCTATGAATCTGATATAGATACCGGTAGGCGTTTATATAATACAGGAATAGAGGCTTTTACCGTAGGTGGTATAGATCAATTATTATTTGGAAATGATAGTGGCCCCTATATAAAAGCAGCGGATAATCATCAATATTTAAAAATTGGAAATTATAAAACTACTTCTGGCGGATACTCTCAAGTAGTAATAGAGGGAGTAGGGCATGCTAACAATTCAGGAGGGAAGGCTACTATACAAGCAACTGCTCCTACTGGAAAAATTAGTGAATTAGATTTATTATCTACTAATATTGGGGGTAGTTCGACAATAAATGTAACGTCAAATAGTGGATCATCTATTAGTAGTCCTTCTATTGTAGCCATTAGATCAGAAGGACAAGGACCTACTAGTTTGACATTAGTCGCAAGTGCTTCTGTTAATGACGTCGATAGTTTAATTAGCTTAAGTAGTACTTCCTTAGTTGGGGATTCTTCTATAACTATAGGAGCACATGCTCCTATAGGAAATAGTTATATTGCTATAGGCAATGCTAATACAAAGCAAATTCGATTATCTGATAAAAATTTAGATGACTCTTCTTATCCCAATGCTTATTGGGCAATATCCTCTATAGCAACTAATTGGGATGATTTAAATAGTAATTATGGTACACAAACTTTAGTAGAGATACTTAATACTTTACATGATTCAATAGCTTTAACTATTTCTGCCGGAACAGGTATAAACGCTCCATTAGCGGGGGGCGTATATACTATATCAGTACACGATGCTCCTTCAACAGAAATTGATTTCAATGTATTATCTGGACATGCACCTACTGATTATGCATTGCAAACATATCTTAATTTTGTACAAGGACCAACTAAACTAAGTTCTGCTGATGGACTTACTTCAGATGGAGGTAGCGGTACAGTAAACATTAGTGCATTAAATGGTTTAGTAAAGTCCTCTAATACAGAAAATGCAAATACTGTTTTTGCTAATTGGACCTCTGTTACTGCTTTGAGTATTACTGATAATGATGTAAGTAGTATTGTGGCCAATTATGCAACCACTCCTACTATTACTGCTAGTACTGATTTATCTGGTTCATTTGCTTTAAACAAAATTTTACTTTCTTTAGTAAAAAGAGAAAGCACTTCTATCGAATATCTCAACATAGACGCACAAGGTTCTGATTTAGGCTATGGTATTAATGAAAAATCTATTATTAAAAATAATTATAAGCCTGAATATGGGACGGGTATAATTATTAGTGGAACTGGTACTCGTAATTTAGCTATAACTTCTGGATGGATGTATTGGGGTTTATCTAAGGTAGCGTCTTCTGTTTTTGATTCTAGTTCATCAGATACCTGGTCTAATTTTTACACAACAGATAGTGGAACTACTTGGACAAAAGTTACTAGCCAAACCCAAATAGATAATGCTAATTATAATAATATTGCTAGTGGATTAAGTGCTTTAGGTGCGAGTGAGTATGGTTTATTTTGGATATATCGTAATTACTCTAATACAGATGTATATGTCGTTTATGGAATTGCATCTTATGCAACATTAGATGCAGCAAAAGAAGTTCCTGCTCCTTCTTTAGTACCTTGGCAAGTTAATGAATTTTCTTATTTAATAGGAAGAGTAATTACTCAACAAGGAACGGACATACTTGACGTTACTTCTATATTTATTGACGAAATTGCTGGTGGAACTGTTAGTGCCCATAATCTTTTAAGCCTTATTCAAGGAGGAACGTCTAATCAACGTTACCATTTGACAGAAACACAACATAATGATTTAACCGCAAATATGCCTTTAGATCCTATTAGTGTTATATTTACTGATGGATCTAATCAATTAGCTACGCATGCAAATTTGAAATATAGTCCTGGAGGAACTACGGGCTATTTGAATTTTACAATTGCTGGATCTTCTACAGCAGCAGGTTCTATTGTTTCTTCAGCTATAGATGGGAGTACTTCTTTAGGTATAGTTTCTACTAGTGTAGGGACATCAGGTGGTGCATCAGTTATTTCTATGGAATCTAAAGGTAATGATGGTACAGGAAGTTACGGTATTTATACTAATCCACAAGGAGAGCATAGATGGGAAATAGATGGGGAACCTCTTTTATATTTAAATTTTGTATCTTCAGAGCATTCAAGATTAACTTGTAAACAAAAATATTTAGATATTTATAATATTCATACTACGCCAACAACTGATGAAGATTCTACTATATTGATTACTAATACTGCCTATGATACCGCTAATATTACCATTGAGAATAGTGCTACTAATCCTAGTGGTTCAGTTAGTACTTCTATAAAATCGTTACTACCTGATGGAGCAGCCAGTATTGATATATTATCAGATAGTTCTAATACTTCGGGAGGAAGTTCTGTAGTTACAGTAAAGGCTAATGGAAATAGTGGATCATCCACTTTACAATTAGATACTGATGTCTATTTTAAAATAGACGATGTTGTTGTATTTAAAATATCTGATTTTATAGATCCTAATGATGAAACTGAATTGTCTATTCCAGGGGGCACTGGAGATAGAACTTTATATATACGTAATTTGCAAACTAATGGGTCGGCTTATACATCAATTATAAATAAATCTATTGCTACAGATTCTGGTAGTACTGAAGCAGGCTTGGGATTTATTTGTGAATCAACTGAAGACAGTGTAGACTCTTATATTCAAATAGCTGCTACTACTACAGGATCAAATGCAAATGCCGACATAGATATTGTTTCACAAGCTGGAAGTGGAGACGGAACTAGAAAATCAGCAGTTCGTTTTCAATACGATAATCCCAATGCAGTAGATTCGGCTGTTTCAATACTAGAATCAACTGCATTGGCAGATGATTCCGTATACGCTAGATTTAAAACAATAGCAGGAGATTATGGTCTTGACGGAGGATTTATAGAAATAGAATCCACAGGTAAAATATCGATAGATTCTTCTTCAGGCAATTTTACTTTTGGAAGCTTACTTACAATTGATTCCCCTATTACTAGAATAGAATCCCCTAAATTTGTAGTAGGCGTAAATTGCACCATGAATCATGGTAATTATGCTAGAGCATATGGTGAATATGTATCTACTGTGTTTGAAGGAGCAAGTCATTTTAGTTTAGATAGAAAGGATACTAATAGTGGTAGCGTAATGGGAGGAAATGGATTAGTACTTACAGTAGCAACTAGTGGAAATGAAACAGCGCACTTTAGATATAAATTATCAGATTCTCAAGATGACTCTTATACTCCTTTTAAGATACCCGAAAATAGAATTATTTGTATTAGTGGTACAGTGGTGTCTTCTTGTACAGGGGCGCATATTGATGCAATTTATGTTCAGAAATTTAATTGGGTTTTATGGAATTCTACATACCATGCGGATGAACCCGGAGAAGGTGCTTTAGTTGTATTAGATAGAGCTAGTTGGTTACCTACTATTACGATAGATCCCATTGCTACAGATGGATGGTTCAATTTAGATGTTACAGTTTCTGGTGCGTCAGTGGGTGATACTGTTTTACATGTCTGTCATATCACTGAATTTACAGTTGCAGAAACAGCTTATGTAGCGTCAAGCTAATGATTATTAGTAATGCCCCAATTCGTTGTATAAACATGAGTAAATCCACTGATAGGATGTTTCATGTTTTATCGACGTTTAACGAAGTTAAATGTATTAATGCTATTGATGGTATGCAATTTTCTAATAATACTTTTGATGAATATAAAAGACCTAATTGGGATAATAGGAAATATCCTATAGATTCAAAATATTTTTATATGTTTCCTACTACATATGCTTGTAATTTATCACATATGAAAGCTTGGATAGATTTTATAGATAGTAAAGACGAATGGTCTATAATAGTTGAAGACGATACTGAACCTGTTATGGATCTATCTAATATATCTATACCAGATAGTTGTGATTTTTATTATTTAATAGGGGTAGATCATCCCGGAAAAAGATTATTTTTATATGATGATGGGCAAGTCAAGTTTAGTAGAACTTTAGGAGCTTATTTGTTATCTAAAAAGGCTGCTGTACTTGCGTTAGAAGCCATGGGACCTATTCATTATTTTCAAGCAGATTGGCAAGTTCCTTTTAGAATTTTTGAATCTATGAAAAATTGCAAAATACCCCAGCCTAATTGGAGTAATAAATTACCTACAATAAAGGCATATGGACAAATAAAATCTATTATAAAACATTCACAATTTGCAAAGGTGTCTACCTTTACAAAGGATGGTAATAAATCCTGGATACCAAATAGTTTGCTTTAAAGGAAATTGGAAATGACTGTTAAAGGTTATGGTTTAGGAGAATATGGTACAATAGAACCTTGGGGCTCTGTAGAATATCCCATTGCTACAGGTTTACGTGATTCCACTAATACCGATTTTATGGGAATACTTCAAGCTGTTTCTGGAATAATAGGTGAATCTGACAATGAAATAGGCGGTTTATATTCTACTAGATTGATTGGTGTAGGAAATATTGGGGACACGGAAATAGAAGTAGAATCTACATTAAATTGGTCCTATCCTGGTAAATTGGTAATAGATGGTATCTTGTATTATTATGTTAGTATTGTAGGAAATACAATAGGAGGCTTATACTATATAAATGAAAGTATTATTGAATTTGGATTAGCAAAAATACATAATGTAGATTCTGAAGTAGTTAATTTAAATGAAAATCTTAATGCAATTCAATTGGCAAAAAAAAGTTTATTGGTTAGTTATGCTGATGATGAATATTTAGATGCTATTGGGCGAAAATATGGTGTACCACGAAAACCTTTATATGGGGGTAATGATACCTATAGAGAAATAATTAAAGCTATAGCATTTGCACCTAGAGGTACTATTTATGGAATAGAATTAGCATTAAATGCTTTATTAGGTGTTGGTAATTATGAAATATATGAGGATTTAATTCAATATCCTAATGTTGTGTTTATTAAGATAAATGAATCTTATTTTTTAAATGATACACCATATGGGGAAACTTATATATCTGAAAATTTATTTGGGTCCATTAGTGGTGGATCATATAACACAATTGTATTACCATATAATCCATTAAAAGTTTCTTATGTAAAACTAAAAGATTTAGGAGAAACCTTTAATTTTAGAAATGAAATTCCTTCAGATAGTACGTATGAATATTTTGAAGGAAATGGATTAGACCATGCTTTTACTTATTATGGTTCTGCTAGTGAATCTGATGTAACTTTTAATGGTGATTATACTAATTTTGATTTATCATCTTCTGGATCCTTGTATTATGAAATGTCTGATGTTCAAGGATCTCGTATTACGGTTGATTCTGATGTAGAATTAAATTTTGTAATTCGTATACCGAGTACTTCTTCATTAACCAATGGCGTATTAAAACAAGTTTATTTTGCTATTTATGATGGAAATAAAATTGTTAATTTTGGTCTTAATGATGATTATAGCATAGGTTTATTTAATACTGAAGCAGGAGGATTCATTGGTGGATCCTATACTTTGCTTCCAGATGTATTTTATAATGTTAAAATCGTTAAATTAAAAAATAATAGTGTTTCTTTATATGTAAACAGTATCATTGTTTCTAATATAGCATATACTTCATTTACTACATCAACTGTTTTACATAAAATACTTTTTGGAATTTTAGGAGCACCTCCTACTATTGGTGGATCTTTTGATATTAAACAATTAGGCATACACATTAAAAATTATAAAGATTATTGGTTCTCTGAATACGGTAATGTAGGTAGTGTTGATAGTTTATCACCAACAGTTTTTAACATAACGGGCAGTCATTCTTTTACTAGCAGTGATGTCGGTAAATATTTTCAAGTCAAGGGATCATCTATTTCTAATTTATATGGTGGAAATAACAATGTAATTGGTAAAATAAAAAATGTATTATCTACAACTAGTATAGTATTAGAGCCTGTAGAATATAGTAGATGTATAATTGGTGTATTAAGTAATAATAATATTTTAAAATTAGGAGATAATCATACTAAATTTACATATCCTGATGATTTAGGAAAAAAGATAGAAATCAATAATTCTAATTTAGGCAATAATGGTACCTATACTATTATTGATTTACTAGTTGAAGGTTTTTTGGAAAATTATGGAGTAATTAAGTCTATTGGGTCATACCTTACCAATAATAAAGAATATACAAATATAGCAGTACTAAACGCTACATTAATTCCTGAAGAAAACTTGGATGCACAAATATTGATATCTTTTGAAACAGAATCTAATCTAGATTTTATTCATTCAGATACTGGGTCTAAAATTAGTGATACATTGACATTAAGGTCTGGTCTATGGAATAGTGATTTAGTTATGGATATAGGGGTGAGTAATGTACTATCCGCTCAATTATTACAAGATCATCTTGTACATAATAACATTATAAGCACTTCTCCATTACTTTATGAATACTATCCATTTTATTTATCAGATGTTTTTGGGGAATTAGAAGAATTTTTAGAAGATCTTACTATCGCGGGAGTAATTCCTAAATTATTAGGAAAGTGAGGAATAATGAAGAAATTATTAAGAGTGCAATCTAATGAACGAGTAGATTTTAATGATTTTAAATTCTTAGCAGGAGACAGTGTTACTGCTCAAATTAGGGAATTAGTAAATCAATTTATATGTAATCCGGATGAATACAATCAAAGTATTATTTCAGGATTTGCAATGTCTAATCCATCTGGAAATCAAGTAAGGGTGGACAAAGGGAAGGCTATCTTACACCAAAGAGTTGACGGTTCAGTTATTTATTCAATATTGGCTACTGAAGGAGAAGATTATAGGATAGTAGACATATCTACTTATCCTGATAATTCCTACAATATTTATATTAGATTTGACTTAATACCAAGTGACAATGAAGGTCGTATATTTTGGAACCCATCTGGCAATGGGTCAGAATATACACAAGCAATAGAGACTCGTTATTCTGCTAATTGGTCTATTCGTATAGAAACTAGTATTCCTGGTGAAGAATGGTTTTTAATTGGTACAGTTGTCAAACCGGGAATGTCTATCATTGATAAACGTGATTTTTATTTTGAAGGTCCTGTTGCAAATAATTATCAAACTGGTTGGAGTAGTGATGGAGGAGGAAGTAGTATAGATAGACATGATAATAGAAGTTTGTATGGCGTAGCTGATTTACATACATTTGTTAAAGCTATGCAACAATGTATTATTGATATAAAAGGTCGTGGTTTACGCAATTGGTGGGATAAAGATATTGGTGGAATGAATATTGGGTTTGATGATGACCCTATCGAAAATGTTCTAGGTGTAGGAGATCCTAATTTCTTTTTAAAATTAGATGGAAGTCTCACTAATGGTGTTTGTACTATTAATTTTGATACAGATTCCTATTTAAAATATGGTAGGGTAGAAGATTCATTAACGTTTTCTTTATCAAATAAAACGTTACTTAAATTACGAAATGGGGATGACATTTCAGTAAATGGTGAAAGGCTTATTAGTTGTTGCTTAGACGATAATGCCCCAACTTTGGCTACTTATAAAATAGATGAATTTAAAATTTTGGAAACCACTAATATTTATACAGGAGGAAATCTAAATTCTTTTATTAGTAGGTCTAATCAATGGTATAAGGAGGATGGTACTAATATATTTCCTAGAGCGCAATTACTGGAAGGATTGAATGTTGTAACGGGTATTGATCACTATGCTAGTGGATCTTTTAGTATAAATAATTTGGTTAATTCAATTAGAATTGAACCTGGTGTAGCATACATAAATGGTGCTACTATGTTTGTGAAAGATAGTAGTGGTCAATCAATTATTTTGTCTGATTTATGGAATGGTGATTCTAATGGTGGATTAACTACTGAAGCAAAGACTTATATAGGAAGTGCTACTAATGGATATGAAAACTGTTTTTGTCTTTATGTTTGGTTGAGAAAAGATGGTACTTTTTGGCTTGAACCATTTGGTCCAGATATTGATTCAAGGATGCCTTGGAAATATGGAGGACCAAGGGTTAAGCCTAGATCTCAATCTGGTTTACCTCAATCTGGTTTTAGATCTGATGAATACTTATTAATTGATGTTTGTTGGTTAGTACATGGAAAAGCAGCAACAGGTTCTTCTAGTGATATTATTAATCTATCTGGAGCCCTTTATACGGGTGGAGATTATCGTCCTTTTGAAGTAGCTAATTATCTAAGTACTGAAGTAGATGGGACTATTTTTTATACAAGTGATTTATCTTCTGGGTATCACTACATTGATTTAGATTATGTCGATACAGGAGGTGCTTATCAAAAAAGATCTCCAGGTATACCTGGAGCGCTTAGTAGAAGGGCAAGAATAGCAATAGTTGGAACTGTTCAATTAGATCCTGGTGCGTATATTAATTTATATATAGGAATGGGTAAATATATATCAGGAAGTTCCTTAAATTGTGATTCTATTGATCAAGGATGTGGTTTTTGTGTAAGTGAAGAGAATAATTTTGGAAGTAGTATTAATATACCTTTTAAAGGTATAGCGGATATAGAAACAAGTCCTTATATTGATGATACTGTGAGTGGAGGAGGTAGAATTAGAAATAAATTAATTACCTTTTTAGGAGGTAGTGGAACTTTTACTATTAGCTTATCTTTACGCTTAATTGGGTTTTTTTGGAATAGAAAAGATGTTAATATATTGTCTAGGTCAATTGAAACTGTTTCCTAATTGATAGGAACTACAAAAGGAGTTTTGTAATGTCTGAAAGTGCTAGTATTTATCCATTAACGCAAGAATCATTGAAAGATTTAATTGAGGGAAATATTAATGCAGTAAATGATGAAACAAAATATCTAGTTTCTGAACTAATTAAAGCAAAAGAATTTGTTACTCAGAATCTTCCTAAATTACAGGAATTAAAAAATCAAGCTAGTGCTTTGGCTAAAGAGATTGAATTCATGGATTATCGTTTTAAAACTTTGCAAACTGATTTAAGAAATATATGGCCTTTAAATTCTATCCCCTCTACGGAAGAACATCGGGTTTCGAAGATTAATTCCTAATAATTTCAATCCTTTACATTTTTTTTCAAAAAAATTTTAAAAGTTTTTAGGTTTCATTCGTCTTTAAAGGTACTGCTTACGCAGTACGTTTTTTCTTTTAAGATTTAAAGATTTAAAGATATTAGGTATAGAAGTACATGCATGGATATTCAAGAATTTATTATTGAATATCCTGCATCCCCCGAAGGGGGGAAAAAGTAATTGACTTTACCGGCAAAATGCCTTATAAATCTGAGGGGAGATAGAAAGGAAAATTTTATGCCTTTAATTTTTACAAATGACTATGACGTATCTATTTATAAAGAAATTACTTTATTTTGGTATACAAAAGTACATCCTGATTCTAAAAATACTTTATGTTTAATGGTCACATCTTCTTGTTCTCGTAAGGATGAATTTTGTTATCAAATATATCAAAAAGGTAGTATACATACGAATAAACCCTTTACGGATATGACCTGTCTTAAAGAATGGATTGAAAAAATTATTCCAGGGGTAGTTATTTTCCTTAAAAAAGTAGTAAAGTAATTACAATGAAATTTAAGGATATACCCCAGTTTACTTGTGACGGAAATTACGTAGTAAATGTATCTTGGAGATATTTAGAAGAACAATTAAATCATTACAAAAAAGATTTTAATTTACAACTAGATCCTGATTTCCAAAGACCACATGTATGGACTTTGGAAAAACAAGAACGTTATATTGAATTTATTTTACGAGGCGGAAAATCTTCTCGTGATATTTATTTTAATCAACCTAATTGGATGCATTGGAAAAGGGATGATGATTTAAAAAATCCTTTAGTATTAGTAGATGGAAAACAACGTTTAAATGCTGCTAGATTATTTCTTAATAACGAAATAAAAGTATTTGGATGCTATTGTAACGAATTTGAGGATTCTTTACACACTACTGTGGATTTTATATTTCATGTTAATAGTTTACCTACTAGAAAAGAAGTGCTACAATGGTATTTAGATCTTAATAGTGGTGGAGTAGTTCATACTGAAGAAGAATTGAACCACGTTCGTAAATTATTATCAAAGGAAATAAACAGGATTGATTTAGATTATTCTCAGGTAGAAGCAAGACTTTTAGCTGCGTATTCTGATAAAGGGATAAAACGAAAAGCCATTAAAACTAAATAATATGAAATTTAATTTAATTATAGTAGTTTGTATGCTTAAGGTATTAGTCAATGATAGAGTATTGATTAATACGTGTTCAATAAAATATTTTAATTATAGAAAATGTTTAAATAATATTTTTATATCAAATGTGCATTACGCTGCGGATTATGTTGTTTTAGTAATGTACATTCTGGTATATAATAAACACCAATTCGCGCCTAAATTAGATGAACCACCTTAACACATTAAATAATTTGATTGCTATAACCGGTTTTTGTTTGTTTTGGTTGCCTCCTTTGTGTTGAAATATGTTTTCTACGTGGCGCCGTTAATTGCGTAGATAGATACAAAGGAGGCTTTGCCGGGGTGGCGGAATAGGTAGACGCAAGGGACTTAAAATCCCTCGGGGGAAACCTCGTACGAGTTCGATTCTCGTCCTCGGCACTACGAAAGTAGTAATAAATGAGTAATAACACACACATGCTTACAGAAAAAGAAATTGAATCTTTGAATGAAGGGGATAAATTAAAAGTTTTACGTAGTTATTGTCTAGTTTATGCTAGGGATAATGATATTGTGACCTATATAGATACTTATAAATCTGAATTAGATGATTTTTATTATATTCAATGTAAAAATAAAAAAGGGGGAATTTTTACATGGAGTGCTAGACGTTTTGCCTTATTAGGTAAAGAGGAGTAATGAAATGTTGAGAATAATTGGTGAAAGAGGTACCGGTAGAACTATAGCGGCTTTTGCAGTTGCAAAAGCGTTTAAGGCAATACTAGTGGTGCCTTATAGAGGTATGCCTCCATTAGATTGTGATAATAGTGAATTACATTATTCTTATCCTTATGTTTGTGCCTATAATGATATTTGTAAAATAGTTAAAAGACATTTTAGAGAAAATGGGTTACGGGAAATTAATATTGTATTTGATGAATTGCCGTTATGTCAATTTGATGATTTTTTAAACTATTTTGTAAATAAAACTAGGGGTGTTCATATTGATTTAAAGTTAATTGCTTATACAAGTACAATTGATAAAGATTTTTAATTAATAGGTGATTATGATTATAGAAAATAATTCATTAGTTATTTGCCTTACTATTTTGGGTACATGGATACTTTGTCATGTATTACAATACCTAATTAATTTGTGAAATGATTACTTTGTATGTAGAGAATAATCGTACCTATATCGAAGGTGCGAGTAGTGCTATACTTGATGTAATTGATCAAGTAATTCGTTATCCGTCAAATTTGGTAGTAGATTCTACCGTTCAATTGATTAATGAAATGAGGACTTGGGATGGTTGGGTAAGGCTATTGAATAGACCTAAAACCATGCTTCCATGGTTTCTTACTGGTTTAATTGGTTACGTATACAATATATTAGCGCAACATTCTATTCCAGTTAACGTAGTAGATAAAAGAATCAGACCTAGAGACAATTTACCTGAAATGGTGAATATACCGTTAAGGGATTATCAAAAAGAGGCGGTTAAACAGGCTTATAGGTGGGGTAGAGGGGTCATAGATATGCCCCCTCGTTCAGGCAAGACTAGGATTGCTTGTGATTTACAAAGAAGATTAAATCATAATACTATTTGGATTGCCCCAACTATTGCTATTATTGAACAAACTAAGCGAGCATTGGATTCGTTTTTTTATAAAAACTATTCAATTAAATTATCTGGTAAAAAAACTTTAAATGAAGCATCTAAATATCCTATTATCCTAACTACACCTAATACAGCTGTTACTTTACCGGATGAATTATATAAAAGTAGGCAATGTTTAATTATTGACGAATTCCATAGAGCAGCTGCTACTATGTATCATGATATAATTAAAAAATGTGACCATATTTACTATAGATTCGGAATGACCGGAACATTTACTCGTAGTGGAGATGACCTATTAGCTCTCCATTCCGTATTGTCTAATGTATTGTACAAAGTAGATAGCAAATATTTATTGGATAATAAATTTTTAGTACCTACACATGTAGTCTTTGTTCCAGTATTAGGTAATTTAAAATGTAAGACAGGTAATTATAATACTAGTCACGGTAAGTTTGGAATTTCAGAGAATAGATATCGAAATCAATTGGTAGCTCAATTATCTGTACTTTTAAATAGAACTGGTCGAAGTGTATTGATATTAGTCAATACGAAAGTACAGGGCCAATTGATTAAAGACATTTTGTCTAGTTATTTTCCTGTAAATGGTGCTTCTAAGCATTTGCATAATATCGAATTTGTAAATAGCAAAACCCCAACTAATTTATTGGAAGAAATACTGCAATCTTTTATTGATAAGCAAGAAGTTAAAATATTGATAGGTACGTCAGTTTTGGGAGAAGGAGTGGATTTACCTACAGCGGATTCATTAGTGTATGCATATGGTCAAAAAGCGGAGGTAACTTTAACGCAAAATGCTTATAGAATAGGTACAGCGGTTAAAGGGAAAACTCATTCAATATTGGTAGATTTTTCAGATAGACAGCATAGTAAATTATTGCAACATTCTTTAGAAAGGGCTAATACCTATTATGATGAACCTACGTTTGATGTGTCTGTATTAGATAGAGCTGAAGATTTTAGTAATTGGTTAGATCAATTTCCTTATAAGGAATATTGAGTAAAGGAGTAAACCATGTTAATAAATAATGATAGTGAAATACAAGTAATGGACAAGGAACAGTTGAAAAGATGGTTGATAGAATCTGGTAGAAAATATATGCTTATTAACTCTAGTCATTTTGTAGATGCTTTGTCTATAGAGGAATTGGAGTTATTTCAGCAGTTATTAGTCAAATATGGGGAGTATCGTAAAACTATTCCTACTGGTCGTAATAATAAATTTATTGGAGCTAATTATGATGTAGAAGAGATGCACACGTCATTATTGAATGAAAATGAATTAGAAGAAGTATTTATTAGTATAGGAAAGTTGATTTATCAGGTAGTGTAGTTTTGTATAAAATAAGGATGTCTAGGATTTAAAATGACTTATAAAGACATTTACACAAATAAAGGTATAGATTATCATATAAAGCTTGATATTGATAATTTTCTTATTTATTGGAAACTTAGTAAATTAAAGTTTGTTGAACATATAAAAGATGGGGTATTTTTTACATTTTATACTAATTTCAATATTAAGGAAATTATTATTAACAGCTTTCCAATAGATATTCCAATTGATTTTATTACATTTTATAATACTTTTACGGTTTATGATGATCCTTGTTCTAATAATATTACTATTTCAGTGGGTGGAATGGTTGATATTGCTAATTATAATAAATTATTGAATTTTATGTTGTATAATCATGGGAAAAAATTTCCTATACTGTATAGATTAACTGGTAATGGTAGATATCTAAGGAAGGATTCATAATGCCTTTATCCGAACAATTATTTAGAGATTATTGCTATTACCGTGATAAAACGGATAATGTGCGTTTATTAAAAACAAGAGTACCTTATTTAAAGCCCTTAAAACAGACAAGAGAAAGATTACAATTGTTTGATGAATTGGTTCATTGGTGCGCTTATAGGAATATACCTGTGAGGCAGTGGCTTTACACGTTATTTGTAATGAGATATTGGAAATTTGCTCCTAAGTTAGAAATAAGTCATTTATGTTCAGAAAAGCATATACCTAGATTTTATAAAGTAACGGATTACTCATTTTTTAATGAGTATACAGGCGTAACTAATCCATCTATTATTCAATTTGACGCTAATAAAGATATAGTTTCGTCAGTGGAGCAACGTAAAAGGGAATTGCTGTTAAAAGGTGGTGCTCAATTATGCATGCAGTATATGAAAGAAGAAACTTTCGGTTTTCATCCAAAAAGTATTATTTGCAATCATTGTGATGGCAGGCATATTTGTTATGCTGAATTAACTAAATTAGTTGGGCAAAAAATAATAGAATTACGGAATTCTGTTAATGAATAGATCTCCAATTTCATTTGGACCAAATTCTAATATAGTAACTTTTCCATTTGGAGTAGATTACCAAAAAAGCCTTTTATTGGTAATTACACAAGACTATAGCTTTGCTTCAGTGGTAATCCCGCATTTAAAGGTAGAATACTTTGAGAATGAAGTATTGATGTGGGCTTATAATTATATCCTTGAATACCGAAATAAGTATAACGCTATTCCTAATTTGAGAATATTATTAGAAGAGACAAAGAATATTCAAGGAATTAGTAGGGAGTTATATAGGATAACTTTAGAAGGAGTTCAGGAAGCGGATGTTTCTTCAATTGAGTGGTTAAAAGATCAAACATTAGAATTTATTAAAAGGAATATATTTCATAGGGCTTTTCAGGAAAGTGTTGAGCTTTGGAATACTAGTAAAATGAATGAGGTTTACGACCATATGTCCAAAGCTATGGATAGTATTTCTAAAACTAGTTGGGAGACAGAAGATAGGCAATGGTTCTTTGAGAGTTTTCAACAAAGAACTATGGAGCGCTTGTCATTTGATCCATTAATGGATTCTACTTCTACTGGTATAGTATTGTTAGACAAGGTGTTAGATGGAGGTTTGAGCTTAGGCGAGGTAGGGCTATGGATTGGATATTCTAAACGTGGAAAAACTACTTTATTAGTGAATCACGGAGTGCAAGCTGTTCGTAGGTCTTTAAAAAACGTATTACACATTCCACTCGAGGGTTCTGGATCATTAGTTGCTAATCGATATGACGCTATTTTTGCAAATGAAAATTATGGATTAGTTAAGCGTGGACAGTTCAATGCTGATGTATATAAAGCCCTTTGTTCAGAATATCAAATGCTACAAAAGCGTTTAGTAATTAGATCATTTACTGAACGATGGGATTACAATATAGAAGATATTCATAGAGAAATAAATGATTTAAAAAGATTACATAATTGGATTCCTTCATTAGTGATTATTGATTACGGTGATTTATTAAGCGCAAGAGGCAAATTCAATTCAGAGGAAGCTAAACAACGGGCAGCATACCAAGACATAAAATCTTTAGCAAATAGAGGATATTCTATTTGGACAGCTTCTCAGCCCCAAAGACCTAAAGGGGATATTGAAACAGATGCTGGTTTATTGAGTTTTAAGAATATAGCGGACTGTCAAGCTAAGATTCAAAAAGTAGATTTTATTGGCAGTATTAATCAAACTAAAGAAGAAAGAGACGCGAAACAAGCTCGTTTGTATGCCGAATTATATAGAGATAATGAGGCAGGTATCGTTATTCCTGTATATGCTGATTTTCATACAATGACTATACGAGACCTTAGAGGAAAGCCCATTAATACTGGGAAAATTGTAACTAATTACCAACATGGTATTCAACAAGTAAGGGCACCTATACAATGATTTGTAAAAGCATTAAGCCTATTAACCTTAAACCATTTATATCTTATTATGGTGGTAAGTATAGGATGGCTCCTAAATATCCAAGTCCTATATATGATACTATAATTGAACCATTTGCCGGTAGTGCTGGATATGGCGTAAGGTATTATTGGAAAAATGTTATTTTGTGTGATATAAATCCAATTATATATAGTATATGGGATTATTTGATACATGTTTCTAGTGAAGAAATACTTAGTCTCCCTATATTAGGGAAGGAAGATCATATTGATGATTTTAGTATTCCACAAGAAGCTAAATGGTTAATTGGTTTTTTACTTAAAAAAGGGGATAGTCGTCCTGCTAAATCTCCAACTACTTGGTTTAAACGGGGAGATCGTCCTAATAGTCATTGGGGTGTACATATTAGGTGTAGAATTGCTTATCAAGTTAATTTTATAAGGCATTGGAAAGTATATAATATATCTTATAAAGATATAGATTTTGATGGAAAAGTGACTTGGTTTATAGACCCACCTTATAATAATAAACCAGGTGAATATTATAAATTTGGAAGAAAGCAAATAGATTATATTGATTTACGTAATTGGTGTTTGAATAGAAGTGGACAAGTAATAGTATGTGAAAATTATGGTGCCAATTGGTTACCATTTAAAGAATTTGGAGTGTTTAGGAATACAAAAAATACGGGTAGTAAAGAAGTTATTTGGACTAATGTTATAAAACGGGTTGCTATTGTTTAATTTAGAAAAATACCTTATGCGGTTTAATCCTGTATCTTGTAAAACGGATGAATGGATACTCAATTGTCCTATTTGTCATAGAGATAAATTGGTAGTAAATATTTCAAAAAAGCTTTGGCATTGTTGGATATGTCAAGAGTATAAAAGAAATGAATTCGGTAAACGCGTACCTATTAAAGGTGCTGGCAATATAGTTCAATTAGTAATGCTTTTAGATAGAGTTACTTATCAAGTGGCTCAACAATTTGTTAAAGAAAATATAGGAATTAATACAAAGGGGTTTACTTATACTGATTTAGATGAAGGTATTGTTAAGGAAAAAGAAATACCATTTCCTCCTTTTTCTAAAAGTATTACCGGCATATTGCCTTATTGCTACAAAAGGGGTATAACTTTAGAAGATGTTTATTATTTTGGATTATTTTATTGTGATGGAGGGCGGTATAGGAATAGACTTATGTTTCCAGTTTACGAGGAAGGCAAGTTAATTTTTTATCAAGGACGCGCTATGTGGGATGCACAACCTGGAGAAATATATTTGAAATCTCTTAATCCTCCAAAAGATTCTGGGGTTGCTGGAACAGAAGATGTTTTATTTAATTTGGAAAACGCTACTCGTTGGAATAGAGTAGTAATTACAGAAGGTCCTATTGATGCAATTCATACAGGGTATGATGCAGTTTGTACTTTTGGAAAGCATGTTTCGGAAAAGCAAATATTGAAACTTTGTCAACATAATGTTCGTAATATTGATTTAATGTGGGATGGTCCTTCTGATAAAGAGCCTTTTGGCGCCGTAAAAGAAATGTTCGAAGTACTTCCTTTATTGAGTGGTATATTCAATACAAGGGTAGTTTTTCTTCCACAAGGAGATCCAGGCGACTATTCTAGAAATGATTTAAACATAATAAGGGCAAATTGTTCTAGGTTAGCTAATAATATTTCTACTTTAGGAGTACTATAATGGATAATAGGATAAAAACAGATATTAGATTAACGCAAGTTGTTTTAGACGAGGTTAGCCAAGTTGTTGATCGACTTGGAATATCTAAAAATGCATTTTATGCGATATCTATTGCAATGGGGTTAGGTGCTGCAAAAACCTTTCTTATGGGGGAAAAGTCATCGTGGTATAAAATTTCTTCTGATATTTTTCAAAAATTATTAAAGTACATTGTATAAGTACTTGATTTTATTATATAAAAAATGTACATCAAAATATGACATTTTTGTAGTAAAACTCCTGCAAAGTTTTTATTTTTTGTTTTACTCTATATTAGAGGTGCTTTAGTTGGACATGCGGATTATAGAATCAGTAGTACGTCATACATTTTTTGTACCACAAAACAGTGTGGATAAGTTTGGCTATTCTTTAGAGGACTATAAATCTATATTATGTATTAAATATTTAGAAAATATAAAAGATAATGTTTTATTACAAAATAAACGTTCTTATTTATTCCAGGTAGCTAAAAATATTAAAATTGATTTACTTAGAAAATCTAAATTAAATTATATTTTAACTAGTAATGAAAGTATTACGTACGATGAATATATAGAAGCTATTGAGGCAATACATATTTTGCAAGAAAAATTAACACAATGTGAATATTATTTGTTGCTAAAATGGGTGTTTAAGTCTTATAACTATTTAGAACTTGAATCGGGCTTTTATTACAAAGTCCAAAACGTTTTGAAAAAAGCAAAAGGAGTTTTAAGATGACAGTAGATCAAATGCAACTTTCTGAATGTTACACCAAGGGCTGGGCGGCTAATGTCGATCCAGTTTGTAAAGAGTGTTCGGCCGCTACTAAATGCAAAGATGGATTACTACATGGGGTTTTTCACGAAGTGGTATCCATGAATCCTGGCATTACGAATGAGCAGCTCTCTCAAGCATTAACTATCCCTGTTGAGTCTATTCAGGTGTTAAAACAGGAATATGACGAGTTTATGGGGGGAGCCGCACCTATTCCTCCTGTTCAAACACCTCAAATGTCTACTCCTCCTATTCCTCCTCAAGTTCCGCAAATGTCTACTCCTCCTGTTCAAACGCCTACTCCCCCTGTTCCCCCTCAAGCTCCTCAAATGCCTACGCATCAAATGCCTACTCCTCAAGTACCGCAGCAGGCATCAGATCCTTGCAAAAAGCGAAAGGGAAAGCGGCCAAAAGATTTGATGGATTGTCCTTATTGCAATAATGGATTTGGTCCAGATGGGAATCCCTGTGCCGTATGTGGAGGTTACGGCAATATCTCGGCTAAAAAGCTTCAGGCATACCAACAAAGTCAATCGTCGTCGGTGGCAACGGGAACGTCGGAACAGATTAATACGCAACCTGTTACCGGGAATGGTTTTGCTGCGGGAATGGCAGGGGGAAATCCATCGGGTAGTGGTGTGCCGGGGGTATTACCTCTACAAAGGACATCGGTCCCCAACGCTGTACAGCCTAGTGCAACGAATAGTGGGCCAACGAATCCGCCCCAAGCAACTTCGCCAGGGCAAACGTCCAAAAGGAGCAAAGCAGTGTCCGGATTGGAGCGGGGTGCGGTTTTTTCGGTTGAATCGATTCTTCCTTTGACTACTGGTGAAGTTCTTTCTTCTGAGTTTAGTAATGCGCTTGGAACGGTTACATTAACTATGCGTCTCAAATAGTTCCCATTCTAGTGAATGGTTTTCCAATATACCCCTACTGAATTCTTAAATCTTCCTCCTTTTCAAGGTAATAAGGAGATAGTTCGAAATTATGATTCATTTGAAAGAATGGTTCATTTTTTAGAACTATCTCCTTTTATTACCTTTGATACTGAAACTTCTGGAACTGCTTGGTATAGACATGCTTCTATTTGCGGTGTTTCTTTTTCAGGTATTTTGGATAATGCTTTTAAATGTTTCTATATTCCTTTTAGACATAAAACAGGAGAAACTCAATTATCTTTTAGTAAGTGTAAAAGTGGTTTAAAAAAATTATTAGAAAATGATCGTTTAAAAATTGCACATAATTTTAAGTTTGACGAACATATGTTCCGTAAAGAAGGTATTAGCATCAATGGATCTCGATACGATACAATGATTGCGGCGCATATTTATAATGAAAATATATCTGCGGCTTTAAAAAATAGAGCGGTTTCAGATTTAAATATAAAAGATGCTCAATTATATGAGCAAGCAGTTGACATTAAATTAAAAGAATTAGCTAAGCTTAATAATATGAAGATAACTGAATATAAATACCAATTCGGTTATTCTCATTTACCAATTGATCTTTGTGGAATTTATGCTTGTTATGACGTTGATTTTACTACGCAGCTTTATTGGTTTTATGAAAGGAATCATATATCAATTGATTACTCTAGAGTATTTAATACTGAAATGGATTTATTAGGCGTGCTTTGTGATATGGAAGAAAATGGCATGCCTATTGATACGGATTATCTTTTTGATTTAAAGAGTAAACTACAAATAGTTAAGTCGCAAATAGAAGAAAATTTATTCCATAATATGCGAATACGTAATTTTAATATAGCTTCTGATGATGAATTACGTAATTTTTTATTAAATGATTTAGCTTTACCTTTAACTAAACAAACAAAAAAATTTCAATTATCGGTGGATAATGACGTTTTAAAAACATTTTCAAGTTACCATCCTGCTTTACCCCTTATATCTAAATGGAAAGAAGCTGATAAATTATCCAATACATATACTGATTCTATTGTTCATTGTATGGATTCTAAAAATCTAGTGCATTGTGATTTTCAGCAAATAGGAACAATTGCGTCTAGATTGAGTTGCAGAAATCCTAATTTACAAAATCAACCTACTGATGACGATGACAGAGCAATTGAGCACAGTGGTGTTGACTTAGAGCATAATGGAATAGATCCTTGGTCTATTAGAAGGTCTTATATAGTAAGAGATAAGTCTTGGCCACGTATATATTGGGATTATTCGCAAATAGAATTGCGTATATTAGCGTACTATTCACAAGACCCAGTAATGGTGCAAGCTTATTTAAATGGTGAGGATATTCATTCCAGGACTTCTTTAGAAGTATTTGGAAATAAGGATAAGGCTTTTCGCAGATTAGCCAAAGTAATTAACTTTGGTTTATCTTATGGAATGACCGAATTTCATTTCGCTTCAGCAGCAAATATAACAGTTGAGGAAGCCAGGGAATTTCTTAATAAATTTTTTGAAAGATATCATGGTGTCAAATTATTTAGAGAGAATCTTTGGGAATACATTCGAAATAATAGCGGTTATTTTACTAATGTATTTGGGCGACCAAGAAGAATTCCTAATATTAATAGTTATAATATAAAAGATCGAAGTAGGGCTGAACGGCAATCTATTGCTACAATTATACAAGGTAGTGCGGGAGAACTAACAAAAGAATCTCTTGTTCGGATTCATAAAGCAATTATAGCTGAAGGATTACAAGGTTTAGTTTTTCCAGTTTGTACGATTCATGATGAAGTACAATACGATTGTTGTATAGATGTGTTGCCTAAATTTTGTAAAATAGTTAAAACAGTAATGGAAGACTATGAAGAATTTAAACCTATTCCTATAATAGTAGACTCGGAATATACATTAACCAATTGGTCTGAAAAACGTGGATTGCGATTAGCTGCATGAAAGGAATAAACAATGTCTATGTACAATGCCCTTGTTCAACGTTTACAAAATATATCTAATTTTAATATATATACTATCAATCCGGATGGAACTACTTCCCCATGGTGGGAAGTAACTGGTGCGCATATCATTAAAGAAGTTTTTATAGATGAAAGCAACTTACAAGAAGAAGTCCAGACAATATCGGCAAAAATTGGACATTGGGGGAGGTACTGTGCACAATGTAAAAGAGTATGGGATATAAAGGCGAGAGAATACCGTATATGGAAAGCACAACAATATTTAAAGTATAGAAATACTGGGGAAAAGCATACTGAAAAAGAAATAGATTCACTTATTAGAGTAGATCCTTTTTATTCTAATTATTATCTAGAGGTAGAAAGAGCTGAAGAAGCATACAATACCGTAATGTACATTGTACAGGCATTGTTATCTAAAAAAGAAATAATTAAGTCTATGGTTTATAGGCGCAATACAGAAGATGGTGCCCCTTTATCCATCTAAGGAGAAAAAAATGAGTAATTCATCAAACGTAAATATGCCCCCTCAATATTATCCTTTACAGGCCCAACCTAATAATCAACAAAGTTATAATCAGCCCCAGTACCCTAATAATGCTCCTCAGTACCCTAATAATGTGTATCAGCAGCCACAAGGATTTCCACAGCAAGGATATCCCATCCAATCGCCGTATCCTATGCAAGGACAAATGCCCTCACAAAATATGCCACAGCAATTTACTGGACAAATGCCTGTTTATAATATGCCTGATGCCCATCAGATGATGAGCGCATATCAAGAGCATAAAATGTCTATGGGGCGTGGTGGATCTCAATATACTTTTGTTAAATTTTTAGGCCCAAATAATGAGTCTAAATGGGAAAGTGCATCTGTCCCTATCGGACATCAATCAGTTATTAGGGTTTTTATTTTACCTCCATGGGCGCCTGGTAAATATATATTTGCGATTGCTTTAAGCCATTTTTGGAAATCAGTCAGTAAACCTCAAGGTGCGTCATTAGGCTGTCCGGGAGCTGATAGTTGTAAAATATGCCAAGTAGCTAGATTAGCTATTGAAAGCTCTGACCCTAGTACACAGAAAAGGGCGAAAGATTGGGGGAGCGTTAATACTAATTTTCTATATCAAGTAGCGTTATTAGATACACCACAAATTCATCTTAATAATGGGCAAGCCCAACCGGCTGTTTTACGAGCAGGTGCTACATTGCATAAAGCAATTGGTAATTTATTAGAGGAAAGATCTGTTAATATTTGTGATCCACAATTAGGTAGACCTATTAGAATAAAGAAAACAAAAACTGGCCCAGGGAAGTTTGATGTAGAGTATAGCTGCATTGATGAAGATCCACAGCCTTTACCGCAACAATTTTGGGGATTATTGTCTAATTTGATAGACCTTGAATCTGTATTTAAGCATCCAAGTGAAGAAGAAATGCAAAATGCAATTATAGATATGGGACTTGGAAATATTGGTGGATCTTCATCGATGCAATATCCTAATGCTGGAGTACAGCAGCCTTATTCAATGCAAAATACAATTCCTCCAATGATGCCTAATCCTATTCCTCAACCTAATACTCCTAATTTAGTAACACAACCCCAACAGAATATTAATCCTCCTCCTGTCTCAAGTGGAAATTATAATGGACCTCCGTACTACCCACAGCCTTCTCAGCAGAATACTTTACCACAGCAACCTATTACTCCTAACGTACCATTTAATCGTAGTCCTATTAAAAATGAAGCTCAAAATGCGAACCAAATGAATACGCGGGCACCTTTAGTACAACAACAACCTGTGACTTTACAGCAACTTCAGGATTCTATTCGAGGAAATAATGGTAATCAGTAATGAAGCGGATTTCGATTGGAAAGAAACCTAAACCTATTAAAAAAGATCCAATTGCTGAATACCAGACTTATATAAAGAAAAAAGGTAATGGGATTGTTGAGGTATTAGATTTTTCTAATGATGATTGCTTAGCTAATGTTAAGCAATACATATCTACACAAAGTATTGCTTTAGATTCTTTATTAAATGGTGTAGGTATTCCAACAGGTAGAGTGACGGAAATTTACGGGCCACAACATATCGGAAAATCTACCATTATAGATCATCTATTTGCTTCTGTTCAATCTATAGGTGGAGTACCTATTTTATTTGATTCGGAATCCGCAAGGGATTTTAGATACACGAGTAAGATAGGGGTGGATATTAATAAACTGCAATGTGTAGAATTTAAAAGAGATGAATTACATATAGAAAATGTAATGATTCAAATGTATAATACTGTAGAATGGTGGGCAATTAATGCTCCAGATGTTCCTGTAGTAATTGGATGGGATGCGTTAGGCGGGACTGCAACTAGGGATGAAGTAAAAAAGCGATTAGAAGCTGAAGGTAAACCTGCGGGAGCGGCGAAGGTATTAAAGGAAGCTTGTCGTTTACTACCTTCTAAATTAGGAAGAACTAATGTAGCTATTGTAATTGCAAATCACCAATATGAGGCGTTTGGTAAGAACAAAGGTGGCTTTGGGAACGTGACAAAAAAAGAAACGTATGGAGGTTCAGCAGTTAGGCATTTAGCCACTATTAGAATTAATTTATTTAATCTTGGATATATTAATTATAAAGGGGAACACATTGGTAGACAAGTTGGTGCATTTTTGGATAAAAATAGATTAGGAAATCCTTATAAAAAAACTGATTTTGCACTTATTTCTGGAATTGGTATAGATAATACTTGGTCTATTTATGAAACATTAAAAAATGCAAAAATTATTGTAGTGGATGGTAGTTGGGGCGCGATTAATATCGATGGTGAAGTGATAAAATTTCAAGGTTGGAATGGTTTGGCAGATAAATGTAGAGAAAATCCTTTATTGTTTAATAAGTTGCTATCGGTTTATTATACAGTAATGTCTAACAATAAATAAGGAGTATTTTTATGGATGATCTATATCATAAAAATTTATATGAATTGGTTTTATTGTTTTTAAAAGAAAATAATTTAGATGGGTTAAGTAATGTAGTAGAACCTTGTGAAATGGATTGTTGTTGTGACTTAGATAATTTAGGATGTTGGTGTGATAGATGTACAATGGCGCATTGTTTCCCTGGTAAAAAGCATGTAGTGGATAAGGATAGTTGGATAATATTTCCGTGTAAATTTAGAAAAGAGTAAAAAATATGCCTATTTACGAATTTAAATGTAACAAATGTGATAATATCACTGAGCAATTACTAGATACTTTTGAAGAAGCTTATAATTTTGATGGTTCTATTTGTGAATGTGGTGGGCAATTAATTCGTATGTATAGTTCCCCCTTTTTAGGAAAGCCTAAGCATCAAACTTGTTTAGTTGCAGATGATGGGGCTATTATAAAAGGAAAATTTGAAAAATGATAAATATATTAAATAGTGATCAAAGGATGATGATAGATAAATATAAAACTAAATATTTAGAATATGCAACGGATGTAAATTGTACAGATAAATTACAGGCAGAAAAATCTATTAGTAAAATATCTCAATTAAATGGAGTGACTATTAAAGGTTTTAATTGGGTAAATACTTTGCGCGAAGGATATTTACAACGTATGTTTTATTTTTCTTTTGCGTCGGTTAGTTATGTCCTTAAAGATTTTTTATTTAATTACGTGTTTAATGCTTATTTAAGTGAGGATGTTAAAAGATATCTTGATACTCATTTTCTTAATTTGAATTATCCCCCTAGTATTTGTAAGTATACAGAGGAGACTCTTTTTGATTCTTTTTTAGATTATAAATTTGTAGCTTTGTATATGTATTTAATTGAAGTACTAGATGTTCCTTGCGGAAATAGATCTAAAGAAATAATATCGTTGTACGATAAACTCATACAATCCTGTTTTTCAGTATGGGTATGCCCGCATACTCCAGTTATTATTTGTGAAAAGCCCAAAGAAATAATTATTGAGGATAACATTCTATGTTCTATTACTTGGAATTCTGTTAATTGTATGGAGGAACGTTCGTAATGATTATTTTTTCTGATTTACATCTACATGAACGTACTTCGGAAATAGTATTCAATGAAGTACTTCCTGGTTTAAAAAACGCAGTACTTCAGCAAGCGGATAAATTACTTGTTTGTTTAGGCGATTTTTATCATTTAAGGTATAAAGTAGATGTAGAGATACAGAATAAGGTGCTTGATTATTTTCATGATCTAAATGATTGCGGAATTGAAGTTATTTTATTAGTGGGCAATCATGATCAAATAAATGAAAAAGGAGATAATGCGTTAAAACCTTTTTCGGAATTAAATAATGTAGAAGTGATTGAACAGCCTTGTATTTATAAAAATTTTATTTGGTTACCTTATAGAAAAAATAAACAAATATTATTGGATTATTTAAGCAAAATTCCTTCTGGAATTGTTTTTATGCATCAAGGTGTTCAGGGTTTTGAGATTTCTAACAATGTATTAGACAATGATGGTATGTCTACTAATGAATTATCTAGATATTTTATTATCATTTCTGGGCATTACCATAAAAGGCAGAATATACGTAATATATTTTATGTAGGGTCTCCTTATCAAATTGATGTAAGTGAAGCAAATCAAGAAAAAGGTTATATGGTTTTTACTAAAAATATTCAAGAACATTTTGTTCCTATTTACGAGACCATGAATTGGGGAACTAAACATTACATATTTGATGTAGTACCACAAGGTACTTGTATTAATGGTGTTGAAAAAGGAGATATCGTTAAATTGAAAGCTCCTCAAGGAGTGGATTTAGAAAAATTTAGGAAAAGCATTGTTGTTCCTGAAGGAGTCAGATGTATTGTAGAATCCTCAAATGACAGTTCGTTAAATAATAGATTGAATGTATGTAGTAACGATTCAATGGACTACGTAAAATCTTATATTGATAATTTTGCAGGTGAAATTGATAAAGAATTATTATTACAAGTATTTAATCAATTAGTGAATGAACTATGAAGATACTCAATATCAAATTGTGTAATTATGGTTCTTATGTAGGTGAACATTTTATTTCATTAATTGATAGAGGATTAGTATTAATTCAAGGAATAAATAAAGATGAACCTAAAATGGATTCTAATGGAGCAGGTAAATCTTGTATTCCTGATAGTTTAGACTGGTGTATTAATGGAAAAATACCTCGAGGAGATCATATAGACAGTATTATCAATGATAATTGTACAAATTGTTATGTAGAGGTGCAGGTAGAGTCAGATACTGGTGATATGATTTTGATTCGAAGGGAGAGGTCTAGAAAAGGAAACACTGTTTTACAATTATTAATAAATGACGATAATCAATTAACTAAATTAGATATAAAAGAAACACAGAAAGTCATTTATGATTTATTAGGTATTGATGGAGAAATTTTTCATTCTACTATTTTATTTGCTCAAACAAATTTAGTGCATTATGCGGATAGTACTGATGCTAAGCGCATGGAAATATTAACTAAATTATCTCAACTTGAATTCATAGATAATCTTTTAGAGAAAGTTAAGTGCAAACAAAATGAATTATTGTTATCAGAGCAACGTATATTAGGAAATAAACAAACCATTGATCAAATTATAACAAGTTTAAAAGGTAAAAATTATATTGTTAATATACAAGATTGGGAAAATAGTAAGAGTAGGTCTATTGAATCTTTGCGTATTAAGGAAAATGAATTACAAATTAAAAATGATGCAATTCAACTATTAGATAAGGTTGGATGCGAAATCAGGATACAAGAATTACAGACTCAAGTATCCAATTTAAGTAAACCAGATGAATCTATATATAAATCTTATTTAGCGCAGCAGTTAGATATTAATAAACAGTTAGCTGTTGTAGATAAAGAATTGTCTGATATTATTAATAAACAACAGTATTTGAACTATACTATGAATAATGGTAATTATCATTGTGATAGTTGTGGACAGTTAGTTACTATAGAGCATTTACAAAAGGAATATAGTAAATTAGAGGATTTATTTTCTGTAAAAACGTTAGAATTTCATAATATAAAAAATAGGTTGGATACAATCGATGGATCTATTCGAACAGAGTTAAGTAAAATAGAGAGAGAAAAAGCTTTGTTTTTAGATAATTCTGTTAAGTTAAAGGCAGAAATACAAGAACAATTAAATGCTATATCGGATATAGACAAAAATAATAAGCTAAAAAATTCTATTCAGGATGATATTATTTTTATTCAAAATCGTATTAAAGAAGAATCCGATAAGATAAATCCGTGGATATCTATACAGCAAGAAGATAACCTTAAATTAACTAGATGCAATAATGATTTATTACAGATAAACCAACAATTGGATAGTATTACGACTTTAAAAGAGTGCTATGTTTTTTGGATTAAAGCACTAGGACCGAAAGGACTAAAATCTTATATACTTGATACAAAATTGAGTGAGCTTAATGCATCAATTAATTATTGGGTAAAACTTCTTACAGACGGCACTATTTGGGTAGAATTGGGTTCTTATAAAAAAGGTAGAGGTAAAAAAATAATAAATAGTCCCGAGGTTAATATTTGTAGATGGGCACCTGATGGTTCCATAATTTCTAGAAATTATAGAAGTTGGAGTGGCGGAGAAAAACAACGTATTTCAATAGCCATTGACTTAGGACTTTCGTCTATAATCTCTAGACGTTCTACTAAGCAGTATAACTTACTTATTTTAGATGAAATATTTAGACACTTAGACAGCGATGGCAAGCATGCAGTAATGGATATGCTTCAGTTATTGGCTAAGGATAAGGATTCTGTATTCGTAATAGATCATGATCCAGATTTTCAATCCTTGTTTGAGAATAGAATTACTGTTATAAAAGAAAATGGACAAAGTAATCTTGTGGAGGATACTTTCAATGAAGACAAAAGATATACAGAAGAAACAAACAGTCTTATATCAAGTAGAGCCTATTTCAAGCGAAGGGCAATTAGAAATACCATTTGATACAAATATAAAGCATCAAATAGTTAAACAAGAATTAGACAATGTTATTGTTGTTAGTGTTTCTTCTAGTATGACACACAATAGTGTACAAGAATTAATATCAAAATTTCCCATAGAATGGAAAGATAGGCCGGTTATGATTATAACTGATAATATAAAGTTTTTTAGATGTAAAAGAATTCGTACAAAAGACTATGTAAAGTTGTATAAAAATGATTAGGACACCTATTAAATATGGTAGGAATTATTCTTTAGTAGTGCTTGGTGTAGATCCAGGAATTAGAACTACTGGATTATCTATAGTGGGTTTAGATAATGCTGGTCAATATTGTTGTTTAGGTAGTCAATATATTGAAACTAAAAAGCAAGATAAAAAATCTATTAATCAATTAAGAACTAATATAGATGATTTTAGAAGGTATAGAGAGGTGTATGAAGAATTAGAACATTTATACCTTTCTCATAATGCTAGATTAGGCCAGATTATTTCAGCGGTTGCTATAGAATCTTATACTGTTATGCGTTATAAAAATCAAAAAAGTGAAATTATTATTGGGAATAATGCTTGGAAATCTGCTGTAGTTTATGGTGGTGTTTTGTTTTGGGCACTTTCTCGCCAATTATATGTTGCTCCTTTTTTTCCAAATGACATTAAAAAACGATTTGGTAAAAAAGATAAAAGTAAAGAAGGTATTCAATTAGCGGTTGAGAGTGAGGTATCAAATTTTTATGAAGAAATTCATAAGTATTCTAAAACAAAACGTGAGCATGTATCAGATGCTACTGCACATGCAGTTTTATTAATAGAGGAAATACAAAAAAATAGAGTATTTATTGGAGGAATCAATGAGACTACATAATAACTATAGAGATTTCTTAATTATAATAGGTGGTTTTTTTATAGCATTGATTTTGCTGCTTTGTTTTATTAGAATTGTTAGATCTGAAGAATTAAATAATGCTTGTGTTTTTATTGTTTTAAATGATTGGATTTTACATAAAACAGAGGATACCCCTAATAGTAAGTTTAGAAAGAATTCAATTATTCGTAAGCAATTAGTACAAGATCTTATAAATGGATCTACAATATATGATAAAAGACCTTTTATGCCTTTTTTAGCTGTATTTTTTGCCTATAAAGAATCTTCTTTTAATGAATTTGCTAGAGGGGATATTTCTAATGGTAAAGCAAAGGCTCATGGTATAATGCAGTTTCATAGTACCATTAGAATGGTTTGTCGTAGGCAATTACAACTTAATTTAAATGAACGATATGATCAAATAGTTTGTTTTTCTTATTGGATAAATTATTTATCTAAAAAATGTGGTGGATTAGAGGGAGCTATCCGAGCATATACTTCTAAAGGAGGTAGCTGCCGGGGAACACCTAAAGGTCGCAGATTAGCAAAGCATCGTATCAAACAAGTGAAAAAATTAGCGAATCAATGTCATATAGGAGTTGAATAGCTATGAATTTAATTAAATTTCAAGAATTATTATTTAGTAAATTATTAACGGTTTTTAATTATAGTAATAATGATAAAATATGTTGTCTAAATGCTATCTTTTTTAAATATTGCGGGGATTGGGATGCTTTTTCTATTGAGGTATGTATTGCGGAGGATGATATTATACATCATTCACGATTTGTGGTTCCGATAGAGATTGAAAATATGCGTATAATCGGTGTATTAGAAGATCTTGCATCTAATACATTTAAATCTATAGTGGATGGAATGTACGCAGTATTACCTAATTGTAGATTTAAACAAGCTATTGAGGATTTGAATTTATGATTACTATATTTCTTTATAATAGAGAGCGAATTGTAATGGAAGGATTACAATTAGCTAAATTACGAATTTCTAAACGGTTGGGTTTATCTGAAAATATTGTAGAAGGGGATTTTAAGATTGATGACGGAGAACTAGTTCCTAATTTTACTATAGATAAGCAGAAAGTTCCTTTGTCTAAATTGGATGATTTAGAAATGATTGTGAAGGATGCATGGAGTCAAACTTTAGTAGTTATTAAAGACAGGTTGGGTAGTTTTGAAAAGGGTGCCAATTAAAGATTCAAGGATTTCTTTTGATGATCCAGGTGTAAATATAAAGGTTTTACCTGGTTCTAAAGTTTCTTCTATTGAATTTGGATCTCCAATAGAAGAATTAAACAATAAAAGTTTGAGAAGTCTTGCAAAAATAAAATATGTAACTTCTCAAACTGGTATCTCTTTGAATGATTTATCTAAAGTTTATCCATTTGATAAAGTAGCGTTTTCTACATTGACTAAATGGAGTAAGGTGGATAATTGGGTAGAAGAACGTGAAAATTATAGGATTGCATTAGAAACAAAAGTATTAGAGAAGCTTGGGCAGGCCCATGTTCAAGCCATTACTAAGCAATTAAAAAACGCTGACGCTATATCAGAAAAAGTGTTTTTAATGCTCGAAGACATGAGCATAGCTACTGTTAATTCTTATGAAGGTTTATTAAATGCTTTAATGCGATTAGAGAAATTTAGATTTGATGCTAGGAAAGAAATTGCTGATATAACTAGAGGAGTATTAACTGATAAAGAATCTGAAAAAGTTGACAGTAGGCAGGGGGTTTCTGTTCCTAAAATAACTCATTCTAAGGAAGCTCTAAGGCAAGCGGCTTTTGCTATTATAAAAGCGAATAGGGAATTAAATAAAAAGAAAAATGAAAAAGAGACCTTGGACTAAAAAAGAAGAATTGAATTTGCTTCAAGGTATTGGAGCAAACAGTATTAAATGGCTTTGTAGAAAAAGCGGTAATAGGAGTATTTCTTCTTTATATCGTAAATTATCTAGAATTGGGTATAATGGGGGATTTACTAGGGGTTCTTATACTCTAAGGCAATTGATGGAATTAACTGGATATAGTGAATCGCAGTTAAGGCGAGCCGCTAAAGCTCTTCTTCAAAAATGGCGTAGGACTTCTACTAAAGGAAGTTTTGTAATTACTGAAGATCAAATGGATGAATTATGTACTTGGCTTGGTAAAGATTTTTGGAGTAAACGCCATAAATTATATAGATGTATGTGGTGTAATACACAAAAAAATAATCATTATGGTTTGGGTTTGTGTATGGATTGTTATAATGAATATCATAGATTATTATATATGTTAGGGTTACGTAAATATAATTTTGAACACCTTAGATATTGTATGGTTTCTTTATATTTTCCTTTACAAGATATAGATATTGTTACTGGATTTCTAGATAAAGGTAGGGCGATACCGAAAGAATTATTATTGAAGTGTATTGGGCTAAAACAATTGAGGGAATGTCATGGAATTAAAGCCTGCTTTGAAAGGCATGCTATCGCTTTTAACGAAGGATAGTAATAAATCTGTCTTTAATAAAATTAGGTTTGTATCAAATCCATCTGGGGTATTTGTTACTGATGGAATATGTTCTTCTTTTGCTTACGTAGATTCTCCTTTATTAGATTGTTTAGTAGATGCTTCAATAGTGTCTGAAGCAGTAAAGGATAAAGGGGCTTTAGAATTTAATACAACATTTGATGGAACTAATCGTGTATGCCTTATAGGTAAAGCCAATTATTACTATTTAGATTGCTTGTCAGATGTATACCCATTGCCTATTTATCCTAAAAGTGATTATCAATTTATTAGTATGGATATATGTAAGTTGAATAGTGTTATTTTTAGTGCTTCTAAATCTTCTAAAGCAAATGGGTTTCCTTATTTGCATTTTACTAAAGACTATATTGAAGCAACTGATGGCAACAGATTAGTTAGGTTAGAGGAAATGAATTTTCCTTATGGAGACATAGTTATTCCTATTGAATTGTTTAATAAATGGCCTAAAAAAGTGAAATGTAGCGCAGTATACAAAGATGATTACTTTTTATATTTTATGTTAGATAGTATTATTCGTATAGTTGCTTTAGGTGACAGGAAATATCCTAATACAGATATAGCTATAAAATATAAATATGATTACCATACTATTATAAATAGAAAGCAATTATTAGATGTAGTTAAGCAAGCTTCTAATGTTTCAGATATAAATGGGATTTCTTTTAATATTATTGATAGAAAAATAGAAATAAAAGCTTTGGGAATTGATACTATTTCAGATTCTTATATTGGTAATGTAGGTATTATTGATGGATCTACTGATGTTCCATTTAATGTAGGAATTAATGGGGTAATGATATACCAATGTCTATCGCATATTAAATCTGATGTAGTTGACTTAGTATATAATAAATATCCATCTCCTTTAGTAATTAAAGGTGATAATGTTACTATGTATATTTGGCCATTAATTAATGAATAATGGACAAGAAACCTAAAAAGGATTGTTATTTTGACGAAAAACGTGGTATAGTAATTCATGTATATGAAATACATGCATGGAAATGCAATTGCGGAAAAAAGACAAATAGGGTTCCAATAAAAGAGGATTTTTCAGTTTTTTTATTTGGAAAGGGTTTAGGCAAATAGATGAAAGAATCAGCTGTTTCAATGGGTAACTGTACTTTGCTTAAAAAATCAGGTAAAGCGGTTTATGTAGATACTCCTGATTTTGGTTATAAATGGGTTCCAAATCAGGTTATTCATGATGATTCTGATTTACATGAAAAATGTATGTTAGGATTTGAAGGTGAGTTAAAAATAAAAGAATCATGGCTTTCAAAACTATAAGGAGGTAAGCCAATGAAACGAAATGTCATTATTTGCTTAGTAATTGTACTTTGTGTAGTGAATGCTTGTGCATTTTTTCAAGGTATTGACCGTGAAAAAGTGAATCAGTGTGCCGAAGATTGTACTCTATCTTATCTAAAAAACATTGATGCGCTAAATGAGGTAATGGATAGAAAGTTATTGACGGAAGCAGGGGTGCGTTTTTCTAATTGTATGATTCAGTGTACTGATGCAACGGATTATGTTTTTGAGCATATTAATGATGCTATCAATAACAGAAACGTACAATTAAAATAAATTATGAAAATTTCTACTGGTATATTGTATACTGACTATTTTCATTTTGTAGATGATTCGGTAGCCTTTAGAAATAGGTTGGTAACTAGTGTATTTGTAGGAATAGATTTATCGGATAAACCTATTTATATTACTAAGATTATCAATAATTATGAAAAGGTTACTTTTCATGAAAAATAATGCAGCGTATTCCTATAATAAATTCTACTCCTTTAATTAGTCCTTTTAAACGGACAGCTATTCCCTTTATAGATAGAAATACCACTATTGCTAATTCATATGAATTACTATTAGCCTCACTTGAATCTAATTTTGATTATGAAATAGTTGAAGAAGATTTAACTGAGGAAGAATCTAATTTTGATTTAGAAGATATTAATCCTGAATGTGAGATAAGATTAAATGAATTAGATAAACAAATGATCCTTGAATCTGTTGCTTATTTTGCAGATTCTATTTTAACTGGACCTATTGAACCTCCTTATAACGGTAAATTTTTAATTGGAGACCATCACCTTGAATGGGATGAGTTAATAGCGTATAATAATCGAATTTGTATATTGAGCGCGCGAGATCATGGCAAATCTTATTTTTTTGATTTTGCTTACCCAATTAGACAAGCAATTAAATATCCTGGGGAATGCGGGTTTATTTTTTCAGCTACACAATCTCAGGCATCTGAATTTTTAGAAATGATTAAGATTGAGATTGAGACTAATCCTCAATTACAATACTTAGTTCCTAAAAAGAAATCTTCATGGGGTTCTAAAAAAATTACATTAGCAAATGGACATAGAATATATGCTAGGGGTTTTGGTGTTCGTGTTCGAGGTGCTCATCCTAGATGGATTGTAGTAGATGACGGGCTTAATGACGAAACTGCTTGGAGTGAGACAGTTAGAAATAAACAAAATGATTATTTCTTCAATGCTATTTCAAACATGGTCACTCCTTCAGGGCAAATAATTGTAGTAGGTACTCCATTTCATATAAATGATTTGTATGGAGAATTACGAAAAAATAAACAATATATATTTAAACATTATCCAGCTGAATCTAATCCAGGAGAAATTATTAATAATGTTCTTTGGTCAGATAGATATCCATTGGAGCGTTTACTTACTAAAAAGGACGAAATAGGACTTATTAGATATGGTAGGGAATTTTTAGTTTCACCGATTAGCGACGAAATGAGTTTATTCCCAATTAGTCTATTTAAAGGTAGTCCAGTTGAACAATTTAATTTAAAATTAGGTATGCCTTTACAATTTTGGTTAGATAAAGGGATTGTTCCCTATGCCGGGGTTGACTTTGCCATTTCGTCTACTGTTCAGGCAGATTATACAGTTATTATTATTTTAGGTTTAGATAACTTTGGGAATAGGTGGTTGATTGATATGTTTCGAAAGAAAGGATTACCTTATAGAGAACAGCAATCTGAAATTAATAGAATGGGACGTATATATGATCCCGGATTAATGACTTTAGAAGCAAATCAAATGCAACGAATTTTTGGAGATGAATTAATAAGAGAAACTGATTTACCTATTTATAAATTTGTAACTACTGCACAGAATAAAAATTCATTAGAATTTGGTGTTCCTGAATTACGTGTATTGTTTGAAAATGGTAAATTTAGAATTCCTAGAGGAGATGCCCATAGTATTGAATTAACGGATATATTGATTGATGAATTTAGATCAATGACTTTTTTAGACGGTAAAGTTCAATCAGTAGGTCAGCATGATGACACCGTAATGTCCACTTGGTTGTGTAATCAAGCAATTAAACGAGGTGCTTTTGGCTTTAGTTTTGGAGATGATGTTGAGATTGAACCTCGTAGACATAATTTAGTTGATGATACCATAGTAACTGATTCTAAGATATCTAATACAGACTTAGAAGAAAAGAAAAAATATGTTATTAATAATATTAAGAAAGGAAATGGTATTATTTGCAATGAATACGATTATCCTATATACAGAGATATTTTACAAGAAATAGCTGGAGAAGGTATTGATGGATGTTCTGAGATACATAGCATTATTGCTTTACAAGAAATGAAGCGATTGGATGATCAATATAATTTTGGAATAGGAGGTTTTTAATGTTTGATGAGAAATGCGATTGTAAAAAACGGGAATTAGATGGTTTATGTAGGTATAAGTTTATAAAGGATGATAAGGAAGTGTTGTGTTGTGACCATAATAGGAGAAAGGTTATTAATTGTATTGAAGAAGATCGTCAATTATTCATTTTTAGAAAACGGCGGAATAAATGAATAATGTAAAAGAAAAAAGTGTAAAATTATATATCCTTAAATATATCTATAGAGAAGTAAGAGATAAACCTATACCTACTCCTTTTTTATATCATAAAGCATCTGTCATATTAGGTATACCTAAAAAACAAATGGGTAATTGGCTACGTATACTCGTAAATGAAGGATTGCTAGACCGTTTAAAAAAATCAGAAAAATCAAATAAAAGTCATCATTATGTTCTGACGCAAAAAGGTTGTCAGTTTATTAATAATGGAATAATGACTCCAGTATATAAACCTAAGAATAAAATAGATTATTGCTATAATTGTAATGTAAAAACTACGTTATACCTATATAAGTCTCAATATTATTGTGGAAAATGTCTGCGACAAGGGGATGATTCCGAAGAAGATCTTAGATTAGAGGATTATATTTATAAAGGGGTTGGCTATATTTGGTAGGTACGCAAATTTTTCATAACCTATTACCTTTTTACCTATTTAGTAAAATATCTAAATCATTACTTTTTTATAAGTTGTGTATTTTTTGCATACCTTAACTATGTAAAAAGTAGTGTATTTAGGTATATACTTACCTAAATACTATTTTTAAGTACCTTAAATCATTAGTTTTTATTTTTTAACCTTATTTACTTGTTTTGGTATCCCGTTTGCACTAACATAAGGGTATGAACACTGAAACACAACAAAGGAGAAGGAAAATGAAAGCGTACAAAGACTTTGACAAGGCACTGGAAGATTTTCGGATACTTGGCGGCGCGATGAATTATTGCGAGGGCACATGGTACGTCGGCAGTCTCGAAGCGGTTGACGGGATGACCAATGATGCCTGCACCGCGCGGTACGCAACTGAACTAGCTCTCACCATGGGTGGGATGTCCGAGGGGGCTATCCAGCGAGAGCTTGATGGGTGGGCGGACTAGCTGACCCACATCCCGCTTGTCTCCCTTGAGGCGGGCGGTGAAGGGTGCCGGAAGGTAAAGGAAATAGAGATGATTAACAAATTACATAATTCTCTTGCTCTAGCAATAGAATTTCTTGAGTTGGGCGCCACAAATAAAGCATCAAAACATCTTGAGGATGCAATGTCAATCGTAGATGATCTTGTGATTGACATTAAAAGCATTAACGACAATCTCTTGACCTCTCAGGAGAATGTAGAAAAACTATCTGAGACGTTGTCGCGATTATCTCACAACAAGCAACAAAATGAAGATGAAATTAGATTACTTAAAAAGGAAAACTCTCGGGTAAGACGAGAGTATATGGTCTGTAAAGATCGTGCTGAAAAAGAATTAAGCCAAGCTCGTTCATATTGGCATGCTGCGTATAAAGAAGAACAACTAGCTCGTAATTCGGTACGCCTCTCATATGAGCGGGAATGTTTGCTATCAAACATAGCATACGAGAATAAACAACTCAAAGAGGAGATGTCATGTGTAAAGAAGTTAACTCCCACGAAATTAAAATTGGTCCCCTGCCAATCTTCATCGAAGATTGCATAATAGATTCGACATGGGGAGATATTCTTCCTGAAAAAATTGACGAAAAATGGATTGACCAATTTGGTCACTCTGTAACTCGTGAACAGGGGGGATGGTTTGTATATTTAAATATAGACGACGATCGCATGTTCTACGTAGCATGTGATCTCGTAAAAGATTACGTGGGGCCTCAAGCACGTTCTAGTTCTGGATCTCATTACGTATTAAGTGACGGAAATTGGAATATTTCCGCACTAGATGTAATAGAGATTCGAAATATTGCGTCCGTGATGAATATACCAATAGAAATCATTAATGATGCTATTACACATCTAAGAATGACTGACACAGAAAGAGTGAACGAGTCAGATCATGATGCGCTAGAATCCTTTCCGCGTGGAAGATACTATACCCGAGGAGGAGGCGTACACATAGATGGAAAGCCTTGTGGGGCATCTTGTCCGCAAAGCGCATTATAAGGGATACTAAAATGAAAATTGGGATTCTTATACTATTAGAGTGTTATTGCGTAGGTTGCGAAGCAACGCCTTATGAATTGTGGATCGATGATACATGCTCTGATGCAGATCAAATAGTTATTAAGCAATCTATTAATTACTTGAACTCATGGACAAAAAAATTAAGCGGAAAAGTCTTTATCAGTATAGAGGGTACTGATAAAGTAGATCATAAAAAAGCGCTTACTGTTGGGTCTGATCCAGAATGGGGAAGGGATTTTGTTGTATGTTTTTACGACGATCCACATATGGATGAATGGGCGGGTTTATTAGGTCACGCATACCAAAATGGGGATGTATGGCTATTTAGATATTTATTATCGGATGAATTATTTACACTTACGGTATTGCATGAATTAGGCCATTATATTGGTATGGATGACATAGTATCTCCTGGAGCGGTTATGGATGCAATTAATACCGGAAATACTTTTACTGAAGCGGACAAAATAGAATTTTGTTCGGATGTGAGTTGTCATGACTGAATACCATATTCGATTAGTCTTATATGCAAAATTGGTTAATTTAGCGCCTGAATTAATTTTACAGTTATATAATGAGTCTTATAATCGGTGGATAAAGGATGAGCGCATTGTATGGTGCGCTCAAACTGGACAAGTACAAAATGGTCGATGGACCGTTGATCAGAATAATTTGTTTGATGAATGGCTTTGTTATAGATGGAATTTTAGTAGGCCAATAGAAATGATTAGGAAATCTATTAGAAGAATTCCTATAAAATAGAAAGGATAAACAGTATGAAACGGACACCAATTAAATCAGTAGAGGTAATTTACGAAACACCTCCTTCGAGGAAAGAATGCGGAGAAGCCTTGTGTTGGGAATGTATGGGACATTGGACGGACGGAAAGGTAGATTGTGGGTCAAGAAAATGTCCGTTTTATCAGTATCAGCCTTACCGAAAATTGGAGCCTAATTTTTGGTGGCGTCAATTTAATCCTAAACATAAAGGCAAAGTTACGTGGGAGGATTGTAAGCGAGAGATGACTGAGGAGCAAATAGCCTCGTTGAAGGAACGAGGTCGAAGATTAGGGGAGAGTAGAAAAGGAAAAAAATAAGATGAAAAAGCCCATTGAAGTTAAACAAATATTTCGTTGTTTAGATTTAGATACAGAAAATCTAGAGCCACTAGAGGAGTGGCATTGGATTTCAAAGACGCAAAAAGCACAGCGATGGGCATTGAAAGGAGTGCCTACTAGCGCAATTGATTTGTATATTGTGGATAGGTTATACAACGCAACAATTCCAAATAATCATTTGATGGTTGTCGAAGTATCTAAAAAAATAGGGAAATACGATCATCAAAAAAGAGACCACCTATGCATTCGATTTGTACCCCCAGATCAAGCACCTACTCAGTGTGCGTATGTGTACTTTACAATTGAGGGGGAGACAACTATAGTACATATCGGTAATACGTCGTACGCTTATTTTCGTTTTAAAGATTTTGAGTTAAAAAATCCTGATCATATTGAGGGAATTGTACGTTGGCATTTTGATCGCTACTATCGTTTTTTAGATAATGACGATATAAAAAGTGCTACGTATCAATTGGAGGAGTACATCTCTGAAAATAAGTGCACATTGGCTAGTATTAATCGTGCCGCGTCTCGGATTTTATATAACCATGCCAAGGTGCGTGGTTTTCGTAAATTAACCAAAAGACAACAGAAACGTCTAGGTTTATCAGGCCAATGGCATAGTGAAAGCGAATATGCTAGTGCCCTAGCTACCATTGAAAATAGTTACTACCATCCTTCGGGTGCTAGTGATTATTCATTAAAAGAAAGTAGAGGAATTATGAATGAGTAAAAAGACACAACAAATTATTATGGAAATTATTACAGAATTAGAACACTGTAAAAAAGAATGGTTGGAGCGCGAGGAGGGTATTTATAGTTGGGCGGTGCCGCATAAAGCTCATGCACAGGGAGTAGCTAGTGGTATCTCTGATGCGATTTACATAATCAAAGAACATATGGAAAGGAACAACATCAATGGATAGGTATCAACGAAAACAAGAAGAAAAGAAAATGACTAGGATGGAGATGATTCGAGAATTGGAGAACTGTGGAATTATGATTAATAGAAAGGCGAATACTGCTAGAGTTGCAAAAAAGTATTTTGCCTTTCAGGAGGAGCAGCGAAAAAAGAAAGATAAAAAAGCAATAGGTTATGTAGTTGTTCGTAAAATATCAAGGCAAAGAAGGCATACCATTCAACGTCGTAAAGAGCGCGCTATAGCAGAGATTGGTCGACATGTTGTTCCGAGGTATAGAGCGGAAAGAAAATAGAAAGGAGACTAATTATGGATCTAACACACGCGTTAAGGGTTTTTGAAAAGAAAGAAGGTTTTTTTCAGGATAATGCGGAATTGAAATCTGTATTTCGCAAATTGTCTATGCAAAGGCATCCGGATTGTGGGGGGAGTGAAACAGCTTTTATTGAGCTAACATCGGCATATGAATTTTTGTTTGAGAAAATAAAAGAATTGGGAATTAATACATCTATCTCGGATAGGACTATTGAGGGGGATTTAGTTGTGTCATTAGGGAAAGGTTTCCCCACTACAGAGATAGATGTCGGGTCTTGTGATGTCTGTTCAGGAAAAGGATATCATATATATCATGATAGAGGGCAAGTATTGGGTACTGGAGAATGTCCTACTTGTAATGGTGTAGGGTTATTTTCCTATGCTTGTCGGTATTGTAACGGCACGGGAAAATATCGTAAATCAGAGCATCATACTGAAATTGAATGTAAAGTTTGCAATGGGTCAGGGAGGTTTTATCCTATTAATAAATTTTGTGATATTAATTTTAAAGAAAATGTCACTATGCAAGATATTGAATCTTATATAATGAGCAGAGATAAAACGAAATGGATGTCCTTTACAGAGCTTTTATCTCATAATAAATTACGTATTAAAAAATTGTATAGGATGCGTATAATCCCTGGAAAGAACAAAATAGGGGTAGTATGCAAAAATTGTCAAGGATCTGGCCAAGTGGAAATTAGGTCTGATGATAAACCGTACTATAGTACGTGTTATAATTGCAAAGGATTAGGGGAGGTTAAATTGAATTTGTGGAATCCAGTTTTGAGAAGGGGGGTTATGAAAGGAAATAGGTAAGAAATGATGAATGATAGACAACAAAGATTTATTCAAAATAGAAAAAAAGAAGGGAAAAAGAGAAAATCTTTTTGGTGTACTGACTTAGAATGGGGAATTATCTCTTATATTAGACAACATATTGAATTAGAATATATTAGTGTACGGGACATGGTGGGGGGAGAAAAATTTGTTATCTATGAAGATACTATTATACCAATTGGTACAATAATAACGGCTAAAGCTTTTTGGGTACGCGGGCAATTTAAATGTGTTGTATTTAATTATAAAAATAAGGAATATATGCGAGAAATTAAATATTTACGGAAACTTACTATAACCTAGTGAGGTTTTCATGCAATCATTTCAAATTACTGAGGAGGGTATTGCAAGACGTATTCAATTAGTTTTAACAGACGAAATGAGGTATCGGAAAAATAGAATTTCCGATGAATGGAAATTGTTAGAAACTATTCGTGTTTACGAAGCTGTAAAATTAGAACACAAAAAATTAGGCAGAACATCTAGTATTTCTATTTATAAAATTATTAGTATTATGCAAAGAGCTAGAGGCAATCCGGATTTTACGTATAGAGTGGCTAAGCATTGTGAAGCCTTAATTCTTAGTAGTGCTTGAATATACCGGCAAAATGCCGTATACTGTAAATGAGGTGGTTTATAATATTTAGGTATTTAAATACCTAAATAAAGAAAGGAAATATTATGGAAAAGAAAATATTGGTTGCGACATATACAAATAGTGTAGGTGAAACTATTTACATCAAGAAGACCTCTAAAAAATACTATGTCCACCTAAACTTTGCTAACGGTTCGGTTTTGACTGAAGGAAATTTTAGAAAGGTTCGTAACGGGGAAATTGTAGTTGGTTATATTGGCATTATGCCAATAACAATGAATACATTATTAGATATGAATAGTGTTGATACAAGGTAAGAAAAATGAAAATAGAACGACTTGAAGAATTAGTTAAATCTATTATTAAGAGTAGAATGCCTATGGATGACAAGTTGTGGATACTGTCAGAGCTTTTATGGACTATTTCTCCTTATACTGCAATGCGGATATCTCGATTATTTGCTTTATTAGTTTCAGATTTATGGGATTGTCATGATACGGTGTATCAATATTTAATGACTGGAGATAATTGTATTAAGGAATTATCTTGGCAAATATCTTATGACTTTAATATTATGTTTTATAGAGATGATTTATTTTATTATGCTTCTAGTGCCGCAATTTGGGCTAGTGCTGAAGGATCTATAGCTTTACTTGAGAGCATTAGATCCGCTATAAAGGCTTTTAATATTAAACATGGGGTAGATTGGGATTTTGTCTTAATCACGTTACTTAGTGGTTTTGGATTTACTTTAAAAGGAAGATAAAATGAAAATAGAACGATTAGAAGAATTAGTTAAATTTAATGATGAACTTAAGGCTAGAGGGGTTCATTTGTATAGAGGGGTTCATTTGTATTTTGTAGTACCTTATTTAGATTTTAGTGATAATAATGATAATGAAGAAGCTTTAGATGATTACCAATACATTGTTAATATAGCACTTATGGGTGGTGAATTTGATCCTTATAAATTTCTTAAAATTATTAGATCTAATAGTTTTGAAATTTCAGATAGTTTTTTAAAGAGTACAGGGGAACAGGAAGTAATACTACATTATAGGGGCCATATTATCTATATACCAATTAGTTGGGTGTTTGAAAGAAAGGAGGAAGCAGATGAAAAATTGTTATGGATAGGTTATGATTTTTTTGAAAAAGGTGAACGGTATTATCGAGAAAAGTTGTTGAACTATTTACGAAAAGGAGACACTAAATGAAGTACCTTCTATTATTGATTTTGTTTTGTTCTTTTGCTTGTGAAAACCAAGATTTTGAAATTGATACTATAGAAGATCAAGCAGGACTTACCGTAGTTACTCGGCATAAATGTAGGAATGCCATTGATATCGATAATCAAGACGATGCCGATTATTGGGAGGAAAAACCCACTTATTGTATTCAGGGTGATTTGACGGTTGTTAACGCTTCTGCGTATTCTGTACGGATGCCTAGTCTTGTAAAGATTTATGGACGATTAGTCGTTGTAAATAATTATGATTTACAAGATTTACGTTTTGATAGGCTTCGATACGTACGGGATGGGGTATTCATTATTAGCAATCCACGTTTATGTGCAGATTATTTTGTTCCTAGGATGCTTATTGCGAGTACTGGGTATAAATTAATACCATTACCATCTGGATATTTGCTTAGTGATAATGGGTCTTGTACGGGTTATCCCGATATTTGATTTTTATGGGGGGGGTTATTTTGTGAAAGGAATTTATTATGTTGAATACTAATACATTGCGAAAGGTTGCTCGATTAGCGATGTGGGGCGCTACTCGGGGTGAAAGAGAAAGTGCTCAACGAATTTTAGATAAGGTTGGTAAAACGGTAGAAGATATTTTAAGAGATGATATAGATGAAGAAATTATTGTTCAATTGAAGTACAAGAATACTTTTGAACGAGATATTCTTTGTCAAATATATGCTTGTATAAATAATACGTCTACTGTGCGCTATAGGCAATATGGTACTAGACGAATAGGATTTATTACACCTAGAAGTACTGCTCAAAAAATTGTAAGTGCTGCAGAAACAATGATACCTCTATGGCGTAGCCAAGTAAAAAGTTTTCATTCAGCGTTTATTCAGGCCAATAATCTTTATTCTGATAAAAAGAATAAAGAAGTGAAAGAGGTACTTACTGATGAAGAGATAGATGAAATATTGGCTATGGCTAAAAATATAAAAACTGCTTCATTGCACCAATTATTGTGTGGAGAATAGAAATGTATAATAAAATTATTAATTTGTTTAGGGCACCAATAGAACAATTAGATGAAAAAATAGAAAAAGAAATGCCAAATAAAACTGGGTGGTATTGGTTTAGATTTAGAAGTAATAAAAAAGTTTATTTTCCAACTTTTGTAGTGATAGATATTCTAATGTATAAAGTTTGGGGGGATTCTGATTATCGAAATTTATTATTAACGGATAAAGATCAATGGGGTGGAGCAATTTCTATGTGGAGAGATAGCCTACTTCCATCCGTTATTACGTTTTTAAAGGAGTAATTTTATGGATAATAGTTTTAAATTTAAATCTGTTCAAGCTAATTATCTGTATAGGCAATTATTACAAATAGCTGAAGATTTTAAGGCATCTAGGGAAAGTAAATATAGTGACTTAGATAATTTAGATAAAGCTTATGTTCAAAGTCAAAGTGCAATTCGTTACCAAGAGATGGTGAGTAATGCTTTTAAAGAAGCAATGCAGGTAGAGTTATCGTTTATAGAAAGTTGTGTATCAATTTTTAAAACGTTAAACGATAATGATTAAATAAATGAATCGTTGGATTTATAGGAGCTACAGAAAGGTGAAAAATGAAAAGAGAATTTTTAATCAAAGTTAAAGTGCCTAATTGGGCAACATGTTACGCAATTGATGAGAGTGGTGACGTATATTATTATGAAAAGAAACCAGTTGCAGAGGATGAAGAAGACGGCGGAATGTGGATCTCAAAGGGTAGAATGGAATTCTCAGGTATAACACTTTACCAGCATTTATTTGGTGATTGGCGCCAAACTTTGCACGAAATTTTATAGGTTTATTAATGAAAATTGGGTTTAATGACCGGTATTTTTATGGAGGACAAAATGAAATTTTGTATGAAGAAAGAAAAAGTATTGACTGCGATGAAAGAAAAGGTGTCTTTGTATTTAGTAAATACTTCTAATAAATGTGGCATGTATTGTACGCCTATTCTTATTACTTCAGTTGAAGGTTCCCATGATGAAATGCGTGTTAATTTTGAATATATGCATTTTTCTAAAACAGGAGAAAGTTATCCATGGTCAAAAGATGAATTTTTGTTTGAAACAGAAAAAGAAGCTCTTAGCTATATGTATAAAGAAATGAAACAATACATAGATAGTAAAGTATTTTATTTAAATTCAGCGATTAGTGATTTTAATAAGAAAATTGTTAAATCAGGTAAGCAGTTATCTTTAATTACTCGTAATGTAGGAAATGAAAGTGGAGAATAAATTTAAAAAATTAGTATTACAAAATTTTCGATGGATAGGTGTAGATTCTTTTGGCATTTATTTATATAGACAAAAACCAAGAATGGTAAAAGGGTGGCATAACAAGTTAGGTAGTCTTTGTTCTTTTGATTCATTTATTACTGATATGGATCCAGTTCCATTAATAGAGTATAATTTTGAAGAAGTAAGTGATGAATTAAAGCATAATCCAAGACTTTATAAAGTAAAAATAGAGATTACTTCTATAGAAAAAATATAATTCCAGAAAAAACGTATAAATTTGGTACTTAAATACCTAAATACATTTAGGTATTAGCTATATAATAAATGACTGTCCTTAATAAATTTATTTTAAATAATATGGAGGTAATAAATGAATTTATTAGAAACAAATAGTGATAGGCAAAGCATTAAGTACTACATTAAAGAAAAGGTACCTTTGTATTTAGTAATACAAAAAGGAATAGATGTTGAATACAAAGTAATACTTATTAAATCTTTTACGGTAAATGAACATGATAATAATATTTGGTGGATGTCTTATATAGAAAATAAATATTTCTATACTATGCATTCATATGATTCTAAATACATTGCTTTATGTGAATCAGAGGAAGAAGCTTTACAATATATGATAAGTAGTTTGAAAAGTATTATGATTAACGTCGATAGAAAGATATGTGAATTATCTGATAAATTGATGTATATATCAATTTTAAGAAAGGAAGGTAAATGAGATGTTGTCGAAGGATGCAGTAGTAAAATTAATAGAGGATAATGTCATTGTGTATTTAGTAGATTTAAATTCAAGGAGTATTTCATTAGGCGTAGTTAAAAGGATAGTACCTAGTGAATATATAGGAGAGACGTCTGTTCGTTTTTACTATGAATACTGCATTACAGAAAAAAAGGGTGTGCAGTATAGAATAATTGATTCATTGGATCATGCCTTTACATTGTGCAGAACTAAAAAGTTAGCAGTTAAAGCTTTAATGGCTGGAATATCATTAGATATAGAAGAAAAGATAAAATATATTAATAAAATGGCTTGTGAATTTAATAAGTACGGAGAAGAATTTGGTATATTATTGTCTACAATACATATGCCTAGAACTACTTCGTGTACTATTTATGAGGTGTAAAATGCATAGAGGCAATAAACCAAAACACTCAATGAACAGAACTGATTTAGAAATGGTTGTTATTAATAAAGAGCCAGTATATAGGGTAGTTGCTAGTGACGATTTAAATAGTCTTAAATATGATAAAGTATTAATAGTTTCTGTAGAAGATATGGCGCCACATACAAATTATTCAGGAGGTTATAAAGAGGATTTGTTTTTCTATAGTTATTGTTTTGTAGATAATGGGGTGGCTGAGATACTTCCAGGATTATATAAGGTATCGAGTCATAATAAACATATCTTTATGTTTAAGGCCGAAGAAGAAGCAATTGAATTTATATTCACTGTAGGTCTTTATTCAGTGAATAAACAAATAGCTTCTATAAATAAAGCTATTCGTGGAATGAATGCAATTGGTTTAAAGAAGTGTAAAAAGATAAACCCTATAGAGAATAGAAAGGTGGGTTAAGAGATGTTTAAGATATCCGAGAATGGAGAAGATTTTTTAATTGAGGAAAAGTGTATTTGTGGAAGTAGTAAATTGAGATTTAGTTTACCTTATTTTGCCGTAGTATGTGATGAATGCTGCTTAAGGACTTCTGCTTGTGATTCTAGTAAAGAAGCATGTATTATGTGGGATAAACAAATGAAACTTTTAAAAAGGAAATAAGGAGAAGTAAAATGGATCATTCATTTATAGGTATTATATATCTAAATATATTATTTCTTTTAGTCAGCGACACTTTATTGAGTATGGCTTTGGTTATAAAGAGAAAAAGATTAGTTACTATATGTACTCATTCTGCTTTTATAGTCAAAATATCTTTATTAATATTTAATGGTTTTTATATATTCAATATTAGGGGATAGAAATATGGGTAAAGTATAAATGATATTTTTTAAAGTGAAAATATTGTATATAGTATGGACTTTTTTCTTAGTATTTTTAATAGTTACAGTCCGATTACCTAATAAACTACAACAAGTATTGTTTTACTTTACGGTATTTTTTGGTATAGGTATTGCCTTGTATTCTTTAATAGAAGGCTTTATAAAGTATTTTGGAGGTACATAGTGGAAAAATCAATTGTATCGACGTACAGGGATATTATAGAAATTTCTAAAGAAGATTTTAGTGCATTTAGATTAGCGGGTTTCTTTTTCTTTACTATACAAGGATTATTTTTTGATGTAAGAGAAGTAGCACTTCTTTCAAAACGGTTACAGTCTATTTTTGAAGTAGATGGTTGGAAAGGTCTTATGGAAGAAGAAAAAAGGATTATAAATGAAATCAAAATCAATTAAAGAGCGAATGGAAGAATTAGCGATTATTACCAATGAAGCAAATAATCCTGATAATGCGTATACGTCGAGTTATATGCTTGGTATAGCAGATGGGCTTTTGCAAGCATTTAATTTGATATATAATACCAATAGACCAAAATTAGAACTACCTGATAAGTTTAAAATGGTATTAGATGTAGATAGAAAGGTTATTATAGAAGAATTGGGAAATGAAGCAAAAGAATTAATGGCTAATATAGCTTTAATGAGTATGACTGATGATTCAGTGAGGCATTGAAAGGAGTTACGGATATGAATGACGTATTGACTTTAGATAAAATTAGGGATTTGATAAAGGATAAGAATTCCTTGTGTTATGTTTATGATAGTATTACTGATTCTTATTTTATTGGTAAAATTTGTCAGTTTGTTTGTGATGAAGAAAAAGAATATGTCTCTATGGAGAATGAACGTGGTGTTGTCATATGTAAAGAAATATCTATAGCATTAGTGGGATTAAGTAGGGAGCATGCTAAAGTATTGTATGCTGTTCAAAAAATATCTGAGCTTATTTCCTCAATATATGATTTACAATTGGAAAGAAATATGTGGGTAGATTATTTAGAGAGTGTAGAAGCAGAACAGGAGAAAAAAGAAAATGTATGATGCATTAACTATTAATCAGTTAATTGATTGCTTAGATAATGAAACCCATTGTTATGTTATTGATAGGAACATACCTTATGAGGTAATCATACGTAAGATAGTTTTTACTGCTGCTCGATGTAAAGTAGTTTGTACTGGATTAAATTTTCATGGAGAAGTAAGTCCATTTAGCATTGGCTTATCAGAAGATCATGCATGGGCTTTACAATATTCTAGTGAATTAGATAAGGTTCAGAAAACTATTAAAGATGCAAAAGAATTGGAAAAGGAACTAATGGAAAAATTAGTACAATTCGTGAAAAAGATAAATGGTGAATAATATGACCAGTTTCTTAACTACGGTAAAGGAAGTAAGAGAATGTATTAAAAATAAAACTGAACTTTGGACTATTAATATACGAGAAGATGTACAAGAAGGTTTTGTATTTAGGGTTATTGTGAATTCTTATAGTCGGCTTAGCGGTAAATCTATTTGTGTAGATAAATGGCTTCCAAAATCTAATAAGATTCTATGTTTAGTTTATCCAGTAGTTGAAACGCATTGGCATATTAGCGGATATAGTAGACCTATGAATTATTTATTTTATGACAGAGAAAGTGCTATATTGGCTTTAAATAAGTATTGGAAACAAGCAGATATAGAGGAGGATAGAGTATAATGGAGTGGAAGCCTTTTAAGATAAATGAGTTAATAGATCTAATGAACAATGGTACAGTTTGCTTTGTGTATAATGGAAGCAATGGTCAATATATTAATTTTAAAATAGATGGAATAATGATAGATAAGGGGGATAGTATTAATAAGTGTTACGTATATACGGATTTAGATAGAGATGATGTGGTAGAAGAACCTATTGATAGTGAATCAGTAGGGGTCTGTAAATCACATGCTTATTATTTATGGGATATTAAACAAAATAATTCTAATAAAATAAGCATTGGTCCAAGAACAAAGGAAGAAATAGAAAAGTGTATTAAAGATAAAACTATTGTTTATAGTTTTGTTAAAACATTGTCTACGATATTAATAATAAAAGGTATAATTAATCAAATAGATCCTTTAATTAAGAGTCATGATTTTTTATTAATAGAAGAAGCAATGGATGTACCTCCTCAAAGATGGAGTTTACCTATTGATAGTATTTTTTATACTAATAAATTAGTGTTATCCGAAATAGAAAGGATTTGGAAATAATGGTGTATGAAAATATTCGTTATATAGGTGGGCCACTGCATAATCAAGTTAGGCGGGTAGATGTAGATAATGGCTATGACGTAATAAGTATTCCTTTATATAATAAAACACCTTTAATTTTTACTGATAAAGATTGTTCTTCTATTGGAATGAATAAGGTTCGATTGGTTAGATATAAAAGGTGTCAATATACAATACATAAGTTTGACGGAAGTATTAAAACATATACTATTCTGTTAATAGATAATGAACCTGATAGAACTAGAGCTATAGAATTTATAAATAAAAAGCAGGAAGAATTTTATGAATATCTTTTTTCACCTGATGCAAAATTGGTTAGAAAAATAGGTCCTAGGTCTAATTCAGATTTTCATGAATGTATTGATAAAGAATTACCTGTTTATTATGTATTTATTAAGAGCGCATCTATTCGAATTCAAAAAGGACGTATTTTGCAAGAAGGTAGCTACGATGAATGTAATTGTCGTACTACTTATTTATTTTGTAGTGAATTAGATGAATACATTTATGCGATAAGAGAACGAGAAAGTTTATTCTATACAAAAGAAGATGCTTTACACTATATTAGTTTAATGTGGAAGGGATAAAATGCGATTAAGTGAATATAAAACCACTAATAATAATCAACTTTATAAACGATTAAGAAAAAGGTATTTAGAAAATCAAAATCTTATTGCTTGTTCATATTGTAGATATCATCGATTAGAAAATAGAAATAAAAAGGGATGGACAGGAGATCGTATGTGGCAGGTAATGTGGTATCCTGTTATATCTAATAAAACTACTTGGAAAAAGGTAAGAAGGCATCAATATAAACATAGTAAAAGGTTAGTAATATGGAAAGAAGATCAATTCAGCATTTAACTAATATATTTCAACGAATCCCATTTAGATTCGATTTAAAAGCTATTCAATTACCAGAATATTCAGCTATGGTAGTATTGGGTAAATTAATTACTAAAGAGCAAGCTTCTGAGATAATTATTAGAACAGATAGCCTTAATATATGGGAAAATAAACATGGTTTTAGGCAAGGCGGTATTACATATTTACCTTTGATTTTTTTATGCAATGAATGGATTACTTCGGAATATAGTAAAGGTCCTCATGGCTGGTGTGATTGGGAAGGAAATATTGGTTGTCATTATGGTAATATAGGGCCTAATGCAACGGTTGAATGGATAGAATATGAATGGAAAATAATTGCTTATTATTTTCCATTCCTTAGTCTGCGGTGTCAATTATTTGATAGAGATGTCAATGACGTAGGTCGAAAACCTATAGTAGAATATGAAGTAAACAAAGGAGTAGTAAAGACTTTATTACCTAGTAAATCCTTGGATCATAGGGTTTATGGTGCTAAATATAGAACTGTAAAAGAATGGTGTGAAACTTATCCAGTAGGCGAACGGTATAAAGGATTTAAAAATTCTAAACAAGTGGAGGAGGCATATAGGTTATGTCTGAAAAGATAGTAACGGCTTGTGATGAAGAACATTTTTGTGGATATAAAGGTAATAGTGGTGTAAATAAATTTGATTGTTATTATTATGAAAAGTGTAAATGTAGGGTTTGTAAAAAGAATTTAGATTTCCTCTTATGTAAATGGGAAGACGCTGTGGACAAATGCAATAATATAAAAGCTTGGCCAGAAAATCAAAAGGATGCATAGATATGTTTAACATTGAAAAAATAGATCCTAATTTATTTAAGTATTGCGATTTTTGTAATATGGAAGTTGCAAAAGCTAAAGTTGATAGTTATATTTGCGCTACTTGTCGTTATGATATGCTGTATAAGGCCGTTCAGGTTATTATAGATAAAAATATTGATGGATGTGAACGTAATTTGGCGCGAATACATTGTGCGCATAGATTAAATGTGCTTTTCTTATTTTCTTTAATTATTATTGGTATATGTTTAGTTATAATCTATTATGTCTGAAAAAAAGAAAATAGATATAAAAGATCTTCCTTTTATTCATATGGAAGAAGGAATGTGTGCTTATTGTAATCTTATATTAAGTACAGTAAAAATAAATGGTAAATTTATTTGTTGTGATTGTCGAGCTAAACTAACAAAGGTATTATATCAGGAATTTTGGGCAATTCCCTATGTAGGGTTTTGAAAGATTGGTCAGAGAATCAAAATGAGTAAATTAGTTTCAGTAAAATATAGATCATTAGCAGTAGAACTTGGTTATGTAATGGCTTTAGGTTTTATTTCTGAAAAATAAAATAAAATGATTTGTTTACATTGTGGCTATTGTTGTACTCATTTGTCTGTTATTATCGTAGATAATCCTAAATTAGGTATTCAAGAAGGAAATTTGATACATCATGTAGGTAATGGTCCCTGTAAACATTTGATAGGAAATTATCCAGGGAAATATAGGTGTGCTATCCATAATGAGGAATGGTATAAAGAAACCCCATGTTTTCAATATACTCAGATTGAATCTTCAATAGATACATTTTGTCGAATAGGTTTATCAAAAATGAAAGGTATTGATGATGTCCATTGAAAATAAAATAGATATAATGGGATGAGTTAGCTAAGTTAGAGGATTTAACACGTAAGTAAAGTAGTTGACAAAGTTAGGAGATAAAATGGGTAGATGGGAACATATTATGGATATATTAAAAGCAATTTTTTTATTAGGGTTGCTTATCTTTTGGATATGTTATTTTATTATATATTATATTATATTATATTATAAGTGGATATGAACAGGCTTTTTTAAATAAGGTTAGGAGACAAAATGTCTAAAAAAAGAGATATAGATAAATGGATTAGGAATGGACAAAAGGTTTGGGAAGTAACAAATAATGGTCCAATAGAAGTTGAATTGCTCTATAGAGATTATATGTATACTATGGTTCAATATGTTAATGGGCATAGAGGAAGTTGCCCACATTGGGCAATTTGTGAAACTAGGGAAGAGGCTTTAGATGCTTCTATTGTATTTTTTAGAAATAAATGTATGGATGAATTGCTAAGGTTAGATAAGCAATTTGTCAGATTAAAAGAATTAATAAATGAGTCAAGGAAATATTCGCATTTAGCTTTAGTAAAAGACAAATCCTTATTATTTTTTAAAAAAGGATTTCGTTTAATGAAATTTAAGAAGGGAGAATAATATGCGCAAGTCTACGATATGGAGTAGGGGGCCTACGGCTTCTAATCATGTTTACCATGCTATAGGTTTATGTAAAATTTGTAAACGGGTTATTTATAAAGAAGATTTAGTTGATGAAAAATTATATAGATGTATTGATTCTGTTATAAAATCAATGAGCATTGATTTATCAATAGCTGAGGATAAGGTAGTAAAATTTAATAAGGAATATCTTTGTTTAAAGCATAAAGGTGTAAAAGAATTATGTTTTGGAAAATAGGAGAATTAAAATGTCTAAGCAAGCAAACTACGTAAAAGCAGATGTATTAAAGAATTTTGAAAATGGGAAAATGCCGAAGGTAAAAATAGATTGGCGTGGATTATTGTACATTAATAGAGCAGGAAAATTGATTAAGGTTAAATGCATTTATTCTGGAAATAGTAGTGCTGAAAGGAGATACTGTACTCATGATTGTGCATGTTTTGGAGAGATTACAACACAGTATTCACCCCCGGATAAAATTAGGATAGGGTTATCTTTATGTCATAAGTTTATTGAGTGTAATCGGGATGAATTTTTAGATGAACGATTATTGGCTATAGGGGAACGTCGATATATGAATGAATGTGGTGATTTTTGTCATTTAGATACAAGGGATGATGTTTAATATTTTTGAAATAATGGATAAATTAATTGAATTACGTAATACCTATTCTATTTTAAAGTGTCCTAATAAATGGTATTTCGTAATAGGGGATATTTATTTTTCGGTATTACGGGATAGTATACCTAATTGGATGCAGGTAATTTATGAAGATAGTAATGGAGAAAATAGATATAGAAATATTCCTATTGAGATTGACTATACTAACAGGACAGTAATTTCTTTAGAAAGGCAAAGGATACCTAGATGACTGTTTGGGATGAAAGTAATGATTACGGAAAACCATTTCTTTTAGAGGAGTGGAAGCAAGCTTGTGAGAGGGCAAAAAATTGTTTAATTGGAACTGATCCTGAATTACGAGTAATGAGTGCATTACAAGAATTACATAGAATGCGGTCTCAGGTATTTGCAATGGCGGGAGTTATTTGTTCGTCTTGTGGAGGGGAAGGCACGAAAGCGTATTCTTCTACTGCAACTTGGAAAAGAGGAATAGGGGGACAGAGTATTACCGAAGATGTTTGCGATAAATGCTGGGGGACTGGGCGTAGTGATATAACTGGATTGAATTTACGGAAGGTAGATCGGTTTTTGGATAAATAAAAGGGTGATAAATAGATGAGGGATTAAAATGACAGTTCAGTTTTTGAAATACGATAAGGATGACGAGATTGTTACGATCGTTGAATATGAGAATGTTTCTGATCTTTTTAGAAAAGATGGATGTCTTAAGAGTTCTCCATCAAAAATGCTTTTAGATTTCATTTTTACTGGTAAACGAGCTGAGATTTTCGTATTTGATGATGAAAAGAAAATGATGAACAATTTTGATAAGATTTCATGTGATGTTTCTAAGTGATGGATTGTAAATAGATGATTAGTTAAGTTGTTTATTTATCAATAGGTGTTACATTAATTAATGTCATATGTCCTTTTCTTCTCCTTGGGTTACACTCCCTAAATTATATCGGCATGGTTGATTTAGGGAGTGGTTTATCTATTTTTCATCTTTAATAAAGATTTGTATTGAAATTATTGTTGATGTGGTGTATGGGTTAAATCCACTTTAACAATCATACTGACCTTGCTACTCAGGTAGATGCAATTATTGCTATTGCACAATTGCTTCCTCAGTGTTGTTAATTTTTAAAAAAGGGCTATATTATAGATAGCCACTTCGTGGACCTCCTGTATACCTTGTTGGGGTTGCCCTTGGTAGTGAGTCTCCTTTCCTCCTACCAAGGGCACTTTTTTATAGACAATACCTCCATTTTGCCGTAAAATATTTAGAGGAATAGTATTAAGGTATAATTAAGTACCTTAATACCTAAAAGAAAGGAAATAGAAAATGTTGATTAAAAATGTCACTAAAAGATTGTATGGAGAATACCTTCGTGAGGAAAGAAAGAAAAAAGGTAAAACTCTTGGAGATCTTGCAAGAACATTGAAAGTGTCAGTTACATCTGTATCAGATATTGAGCGAGCTAAACAATTTCCATTTAGTGATACTCAAAATGAAAGCATTGCGAGATTTCTTCAAATTCCTGTTGAGGAATTAAATATACGTGCAGCAGAAAGCCTAGGAGCGTTTACCTTAGCAGATTATAATGTTTTACTTGTTTGGGTTACTTCTGAAAATTCACCTACTTTGTGTCTTATAAAAAATCCTACAAAAAAAGATATTGAGCTTTTAGAGAAAGCACATAGGCATTACGTAAATATAGATGAAGAAGACGATATTCAAGAGGTTTTAATAATAGCTGATTATATATGTGAGAATGCAGATTATTGGTCAAATAAGAATGATCCTAATAATGGTAAATGGGTTAATTGTAAATTGGACACATCCTCTCCTATCATTATAGATGTTCCTATTTCTATTATTTGTACTTGTGGGTGGGTAGACTAGATATGTAAAATATTTAGAGGAATAGTATTAAGGTATAATTAAGTACTTTAATACCTAAATGAAAGGAAATATAAAATGTTGATTAAAAATGTCACTTTTTTGATTGATCGTGAATGTGATCGCATAACGATCACATTGGACAACAAAGATGCGTTTACAAGTATAAAAACGCAAAATGGGGTCGGTGTGCGGTGGTGTAAAGATCATAGTATAAAAATGCAAAATGGTGTTGGAGTGCAGTGGTGTAAAGATCATAGTATAATTAAATGTATTTAAATAAACTATGTCTAATGTGCAATTGGTTACTCAGGAGTAAAAGGAGAAACATCATGAAGATGCGCGATATGAAGGCAGGTATACATTACATAGTTACCAAAGGTACGAAGGATAAAGCCTTTAAAAAGGGAGATAAGGTAGAACTTTGTGGATTGACCAAAGATGTATTGAATAAACAAGCTGGGGGATGGATGGATTCCTACGACTTAGAAGAATCTGGTTACCTTGATAAGGTTTACGTAGAGGTAGACAAAATATGGTATAAAAATAGAAAAGAAATATTGCAAGAGGAACTTGCCTTATTAAAAAGTATTAAGGGTTTATAGGAATCATTATGCCTATGTCAAGAATAGATATTATTGAGTTAAGAGATGTGTTAAAGGAGTATATGAAAATAGATTTTAAGGTAGATACTTTTTCTTATACATATATAGTTACTTTATCAATTAAATTTTTTGGAGAATCTTTGATAACTAAAAGTATATCGTTATCTCGTTGATGTCTTATACCTTGTAATTTTTTCAAAAATACTTCATATACGTAGATGTAAGGAGGGAAAAATGCTTCCTGTAACGCATATTTTTTCTAGGCAACAAACTTGGCCGGGGCAAGTTCCGAAAAGATTAGACCCTATTTGCTATGGTCCGCAAAGATTAGCGGATTTTGAAAAATTTAATCAATGGACACAGTCTCCTGTGTCTACTGCCAAAGAGGTAGTAGAGGGGCTTGGGTTTCCTATTTCTCAAGAAAAGGAGTGGATAACGTTCCTTCAGTCCCAGATTACTGGCCAGAAAAATGAGTTAGAATTTAGAAAATCAGTAGTTCTAAAGGCTATTTCTGATAATTTAGATCCTTTTTTACGCAACATAATTGGTGTACGTGCTATCAAATATTTTCGAACTATGAAAAAAAGTATACCTATTTTTACGTTACGAAAAGCAATTCCTCGAGGAGGTTCTTACTATAGAAGGGTACCCAAGAAAAGTGGAAATGGTTATAATTATTATTATAATCAAGAAACATATGAGCGAAGTAAAGGGGCACATTTAGGTGGTCCAGATACGGTTTCAGGATATTTAGGAAATAAAATAAAAAATATTTTGAGTAATGGTGTGCAAAATCCTGAAGTATTTAAAAACCTTGTAAAAAAACATGGTTTGGATAAGATAGAAAGTGTGATGAAGGAGTTACAAAAGAAAGGAAATTTGAAAATCAGTAAAGGTAAATTTTACTGGATAGAAAGTGAGGGATAATGAAATGGAACTTTTTTGTAAAGTATGTGGATTTCCTGTGAAGGGGGAATACCTTCGAATTGGTCATTTAGAGCGCAATGTGTATTCGTGTACAAATCGGCATTGTGAACGAGCATCATTGCATTATCTAAAGGACAATGCCTCTTTGCCTTCTTGGATTCGTCCGAATCTTCAAGAATATAAAAAGGCCAATTAATGGCTGAATCCCCGAGAGTATTTACTCATTGTCGTTGGGATTGTAATCGAATATCAATTTTATTTATAGATAAAGAATTGTCTATAGATATTACTATACAAGAAGCTAAAGAGCTTTTTAGTCAATTAGGTAAGACTATTAAGGATTATGAAGCCTTAGAAAAAGGCATAGAAGAGTATTCTTCAAATAAGGAGTAACTTAAATGAATAAAGCACAAAAAGGCCCATTTATCGGTCCACGTGGAGGTAAATGGGCTGATCCAGAACACACTATACCTTGGAAAGAAGGTAATGAAAGTATTTCTACTAAAATTATATTAGACAAATTGCCTAATGATACAACCATTAAGGATAAAAAGGGATTTAGTTTATCTAAATGGGATGGAAAATACGCTTATGTTGAAACTACTGATGATGATAGGTACTATGCCAGAGATAATAAATATTTTGACCCTATCGACATTGCCCAGAAATATAATATTAGGTTTGTATTAGATGACAGAGGTAACCCCATTAATGCAATTAGTGATAGTTATTTAGGATTTAATCAAAAGGTTCCCAAACAAAGTCATCTTGGTTCTATAAAAGAGGTTTGGGTTAAAAAATCTCTTAAAGATTTAAGTGGTTCGCAAACGGACACTTTGTTGAAATATTTTGATGATAAAGGATATAGGGAACTAAATTCTAAAGTATCGTTATCTATATGGAAAAAAATTACAGGAATGTCTTATGATTCTATACAAAGTTCTGGTAATAAAGATTTTATTAATGTGGCAAATTCTTTAATCTCTAATTATAAACTGGAATATGATAATATTTCTTGGAATAATTTAATTAGTAATGGATTATATGGATTAAATAAAAATGGGTCTAAAATAACTATGGTGATTTCTCCTAAAAATTTTAATAAAGCAATTGGTAAATATATGTTTCATAATAATTTACAAAAGGCAGTTTGGTCAAATGCGCATATGAATGATTTACCGGATAGTGCTTTTCTTTACATTGAATCAGGGGGAAAGAAAGATGAAAGTGGTAAGACAATACCTCGTTCATTGCGTCATTTTCCTTATAGAGGAATGGACGGTAAAATTGATTTAGCACATACACGGAATGCAATTGCCCGCATTCCTCAGTCTAAGTGTGGTTTATCGGAACAACAAAAAGTAGCCTTACAGAATAGGGCTAGAAAATATTTAGGAGGTAAGGAAATGGAAAAAGCAATGTTTTGTATAGGTATTACGGATGATGAATTAATTAAAGCAGACCGAGGCGGAAAGTATATTAGAAAAGTTCCTAAAAAGGGAGGAGGTTATGTTTATTTTTATGAAAATGGTAAATATGAAATTGGTGGGAAGAAAGATAGAAAAGGTATTACTAGTTATATTGACAGGGCATTAGGGTCAGCTGACGGAAAGAAATGGCTTGTGCAATTACGAAAATTAGGGACGTACGATAGGAATAAAGCTTTTAACAAACTTGCTGGAATGGCTGTTAAAAATTCTGGTAAAGATTTGAATTCGGAAAATAAGCAGACGGCTTTAACATATTTAAAACAGAAATATTCGTCTACGTATAATAAATCACTAGGAAATGAAGAAATTGATTTAGAAAAAGGTAATCCTATAGGTGGTAAATACAAACAACGAATACCTAAACCGGGAGGGGGTTATCGATATATTTATGAAGATGCTTATAAACCCATTAGAAATTTATTACATAAACTAAATCGTAATAAATTAAATTCTATGGATGATTTACATAAACTTGGCGGAGTATTTAAGCATAGTAGTCCAGGTAGAGATAAAAATGTTACTTTAGAATATTGGTCATTTAAAGAAGGGGATTTATTAAGAGACGTAAAGCATGACGCTGTTACCCATAAACCTATTTCAGATTCATGGAGTGATTTTGTTAAAAGTTTAAATAAAGGAATGAGGGAAACTGAAATCTTAGAGACTTTCTTGAAATCAACAATTGAGGATGAGTCTTTACCTGTTATTGGGAAAGGTAAAGAACAAGGAGATCAATCATTAGATGGTAAAGGAAAATCTTCTGGTATTCCTGGTAATGGTAGCGCTACCCTTGATAGAGGTGTAGCAAAGCCGTCTGTAAAGAAGTTATCTGAAGATGATGAAGTAGACGAGAAAAATATGAAAGATCATAAGAAGCCTATTGAGAACACTGCAAGAAAAAGCCTTAACATTTCTACTCAGGCGCATGACTATATGGCTAGAGAAGTTGCTTTACGAAAAACTCAATTAATGAAAAATGATATGGTTTACATTGAACCAGATGAGCCTGTGCAGAAGTCAATTGAGAATGTACGAATGACATCTGATGAAATGGCTGTTCGTTCTATGCAAGACGAATCTTTTTACAAAGCCCATTTAATGAATCGTCCTTTATCTGGTATTCCTTTAAGTACTGTTAATAAGTGTAGACATTGCAGTAATACTTTTAGTAAAGCAATAACAGTTTGTCCTAATTGCGGCCGTATGTAATATAAAGGATTTTTGATTATGGGCATTATTAGTACTTTTCAAGAAATGATGCCTATTGCTACGGATTTGATAAAAGCTAAACTTGAGCAGTCACGGCAAGCAATCAATGTTCAAGCACAGCAATTATCTAATCCAGTGCAAAAGGCAGATAATGATCCTAAGTCTATTTTCTTTGATCCTTATTCAATAGTAGAACAATTTGGATATAAGGATCGGCCTTCCTCTATTACATATATTACTTTGTGGAATATTTTTTGTAAACTTCCAATTGTTCAAGCAATTGTATTTCTTAGAATGAATCAAGTAGCGGCTTTTGCAACTCCACAACAAGATAAATTCTCATTGGGGTTTAGAGTGGTATTAAAGGACAAGGATAAGAATACCACAAAACAAGAACAGAAATTCATTGCACAAATGAATAATATTTTATTAAATACAGGAGTGACTAATAATCCTAGAGGGAGGGATAGTTTTAAAACATTTCTAAAAAAATTAGTATTTGACACTCTTATATATGATCAAATGTGTTTTGAAATAGTCCCCAATAGAAAAGGTTTACCTGCTGAATGGTACGCAACAGACGCAGCTACTATTCGTATTGCAGATAATGGGAACGTATTCAATGATGAAGACAAAACTAAAGAGATTAGATATGTACAAGTATACGATGGAGTAGTGATCAATGAATATACCCAATATGAAATGGTATTTGGTGTAAGACACCCAAATACTAATATCAGGCTTCAAGGATATGGTGTAAGTGAATTAGAATTATTGGTGTCTACAATTACTTCGTTATTGTACGGCCATCAATATAATCAGAAGTTTTTTACACAAGGTTCTAGTGCCAAAGGTATTTTGAATTTTAAAGGAACAGCGAATGCTAAGCAATTTGCTGAATTTAAAAGGCATTGGTATAACTTACTTTCTTCAGTGAATAATGCATGGAAAACTCCTATAACTAATACCGATGGAATTGAATGGATTAATATGCAGCAGACACATAGGGATATGGAGTTTTCTGCATGGATGGATTTTCTTATTAAAGAAGCTTCTGCTGTATATGCAACTGATCCAGCAGAGATTAATTTCAATTATGGCAATACCGGTCAATCGAGAGCTTTGGTTGAAAGTTCATCTGCTGAAAAGATTATTGAAAGTAAAGAGCGCGGTTTACGTCCATTATTGAATGACATAGGTGAATTAATTGCTATTCATTTAGTAGAGCCTATTAATTCTGATTTTACTTTTGAGTTTATGGGGCTTGATGCAGAAACAAAAGATGCAGTAGCTACAAGAAATCAGAAACGTGTTCAAACCTATATTACTGTAAATGAATTAAGGGCTGAAGAAGATAGACCCCCATTACCGGATGACCAAGGAGACATTATACTCAATCAGGTTTATATCCAGAATAAACAACAAGCACAAGCAATGCAGCAACAAGAAGAAGGTGACCAAAATGAAAATGGAATGACACAAGATGATAATGAGAAAGGGGGTAATGGGGAACAAGATATAAGATCTTTATTGTCTAAATATTCTGAGGATGATTTAGTTGATCAAAATGAAGAAGATGATGAAGTGAAAAAAAGTTTAATATTGGATGTAGTTTTGTAAAATAAGGAAATTGCGATGAGTACTATTGATAAGAAATTTGTTGATCGTTATGCGGATGTATTGTCTAGGTTACATATTTCTGGTGAAGTAATTAGTTATTACGAATCTTTGTTAAAAGATGCTAATCAATTAATTTACGAAGCATCTAAACATACTACGAATGATTCTTTTTATAATAGGTGTCTTAATTGGGAAGAAGGTTACCATAATAGGAGGGATAATGTCTGAGATAAAACATATTTGTCGTAATTGTACCTTTATGCGAAGAAGTGCTAGACCTAAAACTATTTATAAATGTAGAATTAAGATTATGCATGGAATATTACCGTCAGTTGTTAAACCATCGAATGAATGTGACGTATTGAACGGTTTTCAGCCGTTGCGAATTTTAGATAAGGATAAATAATTATGAAATTGGAACATATAGTAAACGCTAGAATTATAAAAGAATCAGATTTAAGTGATTTATATTTTGGTTTAAGTAATGACCTAGCTAAGATTACTGTTTCTGAATATGATAAATATTGTTCCGGTACTATTAATATTGATATAGGAGGAACAGAAGTTCTTTCTTTTGGAGATATTGCTACAATTAAAGGTATTCTATTAGTAGTTAATAATGATTGTGAACTAACTATAAATAGCAGTAATGTTCCTATTTTATTGATACGCCATACAGACACTACTTACCCAAAAGCTAGTTTTTTTATGAACGCTTTGATTAGTAATTTTAGTATTAAGGCATTAACTGTAGCTTTATCTGGTTTTTATTGTGCTTGGGGGGAATAAATGGCTAGGAAAGATGAGATTGAGAGTATAGAAAAAGTATTACAACTTTATACGCAACAAATGGATATCCAAATTACTAGGTTCAATGAAATTGTGATTGAACAATCTATTCAAATTGGAAAGCAATCAGTTAATTTTGAAAGACTAGAACGAACCGTAGCCCAAGAAGTACTTCCAGTGATTAAAGAGATTCCTGGATTGATAGAGCAGGGTATTAGCTTAGCTCAAAATACTTGTCCATTGTATAAAGCTTGGGATAGAAAAGAAAAAGAATCAGTAGGAAATAAATTGGGTTCTTTATTTGATTCTAAACCGCCAAATAAAAAGAAATTTACATTATCTACTAATCTTAAAATTAGATTAATTGAAGCACTTATTCTTTTAATTCTATCCCTTGCCGCATGGTTTGGTATAAGCAAGTATAATGAACCTTTTTCAGTTACTGATAAAGCAGTAACAATTCATAAGTAAAATGCGTATACAAATAGAAGCAAATAAGGAAGAACTTTTTTCTAAAAGAGTTTCTTTAGTAAAATCTATTGCTGATTACATTGGGGAAGTAGATTTTGATTTAAAGAATCGTTTAATTAAAGCTATAGATGATAAAGATAAATTGTTTACTGATCCAGTTCTATTAGAAGTATTAAAGCAATGGGAAATAGGTTATAAAGACCAAACTAATATGATGCTTGCGGATATAAGTAAAGTATTAGATAAGGGAAAATTAAATAAGAGTCTTGGTTCCAATCCTTCTTGGATTGGCGTTGATTTAGATGGGACATTAGCGGAATACCATGAATATAAAGGCTCTGCTTCTATTGGTAAGCCAATTCCTAAAATGGTTGATAGAGTTAAGGAATGGATTGCCAATAATAAAAATGTAAAAATTATGACTGCTAGAGCAAATCCAAATTCTAGTGATTTTAGAGCATCTATTACCGCTATAAAGAAATGGTGCAAAAAATATATTGGAGAAGAATTACCGGTAGTATACGAAAAAGATCTGCATATGGCTGAACTTTGGGATGACCGAGCTATTCAAATTAAACCCAATACGGGTATTAGAGTAGATGGATTAAATAAAGGGGAAGATGAAGGTATATCATATTTTCATTATGATATAGATACAGATTCCTATATTGAAGACTACAATGAAGCTTTAAATAAAGCACAAAAAGGCCCATTTATCGGTCCACGTGGAGGTAAATGGGCTGATCCAGAACACACTATACCTTGGAAAGACGAAGTACATAGTTATTCAGAAACTAAAGAACGGTATAGTGACGAAGAAGCTGAACAAATTTTAGATAGAATAGGTGAAGCTTTATATAGTCATCAAGCAATTAATCCTCGTGAAAAAGACGACACTGGATTTAGTTATGTAGATATGGACAGATGGAGATCTGTAACTGGTGTAAATGCAAAGCGGCAATTACTTCAAAAATATAAACGTCAAATAGTTGGTGCCTATAGCATTGAAGAATACCATAAATTAGGATTAGCAGATACAAGAGAAGGTAAGGGTTATAAAGCGGATATTAAACCTTATTACAATAAAACTTGGGGGAGCCTCACTCTTCCAGTAGATGGAAGGGTTGATAGAGAAACTTTTAGCAAGTTTCGAGACATTAATAAAAAATACAACGTATGGTTTAGTAACGGCGAGAACTTTATTAAAGAACAATATTTAGATGATTTTGATTTTGAATCTTATAGGAAGGATATGGGGGAAATAGGTATAAAAGTTCATCCAATTAAGGGGGAACGAAAACAAAAAGTATCTGAAAAAGATGAAAAGGACCTTACTGTAGATGAAGCTTTGCAAAGCATTAAAGATAGAAGAATTAAAGATGCAATTGTTCTTAAGAAAATAGGTAAAGATAAATTTGCTTTTTGGTCTACCTATTCTTCAGAGTTTAATGATTTATTTTCCAATAAAACTGGTGGATTGTCTGGTATTTTTTATGCAAATAAAGACAATAATTGGGCTAGAGAAACGCATGAACTGAATTTAGTAGAAGAAGCATTGCAACAGATAAAGAAGCAATTGCCTAATTATAAGTTATATATAGATGAAGAAGGCTTAAAAGAAGCACAAAATGAAAAAGCGAGATACCAAGCTGAATTACAAAAGCCAATTCCTGAAGTACAGAAATTATTAGACAGTAAATATTCATTATTTCCTTATCAAAATGAAGCAGTTCATTTTTTAGATAAAACAAATGGAAATGCTTTGATTGGGGATTCTATGGGTCTTGGAAAGACGCTTGAAACTTTGGCTTGGTTAGCTAAAGGAAATAAGAAAACAATTTTAGTTGTTCCGAAAGTAGTAAGGCGTACTTGGCTACAAGAAGCGGATAAGTTTTTTCCAGGACAGTTTAAAGGAACTGAATTAGTATCTTCTGATATAAGAAATAATAGAGTTCCAAACCTTAAAGATAAGAACCTTGTAACTGTTAATTATGAATCTTTGAATAAGTTTTATCCTTATTTAAAGGATGCTGGTTTTGATACAGTAGTGGTTGATGAATCGCATAGGATGAAGAATCCTAAAGCTAAACAGACAAAAGCAATTCAAAAGGTATCGGCATTAGTAAAGCATCATATTCTATTGTCTGGAACGGCGGTTAAAAATAAAAAAGAAGAATTATTTACTCAGTTGGAAGTTGTTGCACCTGGTAAATTTACGTCTAAAAATCAAATAAAATTTGCTACTATTGGCGGACTTTGGCGTGATATGAAGGATTTCTATATTGCGAGGAGTAAGGAAGAGGTTTTAAAAGATTTACCTGAAAAAGTTACTTCTATTATTCAACAAGACATACCTAATTTACCCGATTATGGTGCAAATAAAGATATTGGTGAAATTGCTAAAATTAAAGCTGCTGTAGCGATCGGAAAGGTTCCTGCTACTATTGATTTGGCTAAAGAGATATTAGATTCATCTGATTCAAAAATAATAGTATTTACTGATTCAGTTGATGCAGCTAAAAAGATTCATGAAGAATTAGGTAATATTTCCTTATTGCATCATGGACAAATGAGTGATGATAAAAGGGAAGCAGTAAAGGAAGAGTTTCAAAAAACAGATGGTAACGGTGATTTTGTTTCTCCTAAACGAGTATTTATAACTACTCGCCAATCAATGGCTGTAGGAGCTACTTTAACTGCTGCTGATAAAGTTATTTTTAATGATTTACCTTGGACTGCTGCTGATTTGCGCCAAGCAGAGGATAGAGCACACAGAATTGGACAAAAGAATAACGTAAATGTTTATTGGGTTACCGCTTCTAATAATTTATTTGATTCTTCAGTTACGGAGATAATTAAAAGGAAATATGAATTATCTAAAAAAGTAAATCAGGGAAAGAAGCTGACGCAGGAAGAAATTGCATGGATGAATAAGCCCTTAACCGTCAGTGATATATTGAATAAAATTCATGGAGGTAAAACGCCTATAGAAGAAAATAAGGAATTACCTATTAAAGAAGATAAACCCGATGTTCCTGTTATTCCCATAGAGGTTCCTAAACAAGAAGAACAAAAACTAGCTTTTGTTATAAGGGAACCAATTAAGGAAGTAATTGAACAAGAACCTGAAAAAAAGAAACGTGGAAGACCTCCTGGATCAAAAAACATTAAAAGAGTTGCTATTCCTTCAATGGTTATTCAAGAGCCTGAAAAGAAGAAACGAGGGAGACCTCCTGGTTCTAAGAACAAAATGACTCGAGTGGCTATTAAAGAGCCACCTCTTACATTTAAACGAGAAGCTATAAAAGAGGAACCTGTTAAGCAAGGTAGGGGAAGGCCATCAAAACCGCAAAATGTAAAAGAAGCGGAATCTAGTTTAGCTTATGTTTCCGCTAAGAATATAAAACTTAAAAAAGTTGCTTCTGACGATATCCATGATGTCTACCAAACTAATTTTTCTATAGACGTAGATGATGCTAAAATAGCTATGAATAATTTACGTGAGCAAGGTATCAACGCTACAATACTAGAAGGAGATCCAGGAATAGTTAAAATAAGAAAAGGTTTTACGATCAATGAATCTGATTTACGTAAAGCCTTATTCATAGGACCTAAAGGTGGTAAATGGGCAAATGCTGAGCATACTATACCTTATAAAGATGAAGTAGAAAATAAACCTATTAAGAGGGAACCTCCGGGTTCTCAATTGCCTGGTAAAGTACAAGCTAAATTAAAAGAATTAAAAGTGGATAAGTTACCACAAGCCACTATTCCGGCTTCAGATGTAAGAGTAGATTTTTCTGGTGATATAAATAGTAAAGCAATTATTACTTGGAAAGACACTAAGGGGAAAGTTCAAAGTGGGTATACTCCAAAATTTCATGAAATAAATGCTAAGAAAAAATGGGATAGAATTAATAAATTTAGAAGTAAGAAAAAAGAAATTGTGAATACATTGAATGAAAAATTAATTAAGGAAAAACCTGGTAGCATTGATCATCAAGGCCATACTATATTAGCTATTATTGCAGAAACAGGATTACGTCCAGGTAGTATGGAAAGTGTTAAAAAGCATGGTCACTACGGTATAAGTACTTTAAAAAAGGATCACATTGCTTTAAATAATAAAATGGCTGTTTTAAACTTTATTGGTAAAGAAGGTAAGAAGAATGTTACAGTGGTTCAGAATCCTGTAACATTAAAAGCCTTAGAGTATTATGTAAGGAATGCTACTGAAGATAGTAATATATTTAATCCTAATGCTTTAGATATTGGAAAAAATATACTTCCTAAAGGAATGAAAGTAAAAGACCTTAGAACAATTAAGGCTACGGAATCAGCTGAAAGATTATTAAAAGAAGTTGACACTCCTCCTCCATTAACCGGGGATAGTAAAAAGGATAAACGATTATTAGCTAAAGCGTTGTTGGAAACAAGTAAAAAAGTAGCTACAATATTGAACAATACTCCTAGTATTGCAAAGGCTAGTTATATCCATCCAATGGTATTTGAGCAATGGGCAAAGAATGTAGGTGCTTCTGAAAAACTTTGGAAAGAGGTAGGTTGATGGATGAAGAACGAATAGTAAGGGTTATTGGCAGTAAATTACTACGTATACCTGATGGGTTTATTTCTTGGGGAGAACATTTAAAGGTATGGGAAGCATATCATAAAAAATGGAATAATACCCAGTCTGCGGAAAGGATTGCTGAAAGAGGGGGATTTTACATGGATGAAGTTGTTGAATTACTTGGAGAACAACCTAGGACATGGAGAGCGCGGTAATGGAAGAATTTAATAAAGAAATAAATGAAGATATTGATGAAGATGGAGAATTAGACGTTGAATGGTATCCTATACCTGAAGGATTGCGAGAAGCCTGGAATGAAATCATTTTAGAAGAAGGAAAAGGTAAACAATAATGCGTAAGGTTTGTGGTACATTAGAGATTAATTGGTCAGTAGTATTACCGGATGGTAAAGAAGATGCCGGAACTATTACTGATGATCCAGCTATTGGGGCATTACTCGATTTCTTGCCTCAAAGTGGTCAAGTTTATTTATGGGGCGAAAATGACAAACCAGTTGATGTATTTATAGAGTCTTTTGAAGAAGATGTAGTAATAGAAGAAGATGAAAGGGAGTAGTTATGTGTGAAAAAGTATTATGTATTTATCACAATGCCGATTTAGACGGTATTTGCTCAGCTGCTATAGTTTATAATTATTTTTATGATGCAGAAGATGCTTCTATTGATGAAAATGTTATTTTATATGGAATGAATTATGGAGATGATTTTCCTTGGTCATTTGTAGATAAAGATGAAATGACTGAAGAAGATTGTGTTCCTTATGATAAAGTAGTAATGGTTGATTTTTCTTTATCTAAAGAAGATATGAAAAGATTAAATAATTTAGTTGATTTAATTTGGATAGATCATCATGCAAGTGTGATTGTCGATAATAAAGATATTCAAGGTATTAGAGACATTAACTACGCTGCATGTGAATTAACTTATATGTATTTTTATACAGGAATTGCTTATATTGATGGAGTACCTGTTCCACTATCAGATGAAGATATACCTAAAGCTATTAGATTATTAGGGCGATATGATGTATGGGATCATAGTGATAAGGAAGTAGTACCTTTTCAATATGGGATGAAATTATATGATATAGGACCTTGTAATTTTGAATGGAAGGATTTGTTAGATAATTCATTGATTTCTGATAGTATAATCAAACAGGTAATTCATAATGGTGAAATAATTGAAAAATATCAAAGTAATTTGAATTATAAATATACAAACACATATGGATTTATAGCTGTTTTAGAATTTGAAGATGAACTGTACAATGTACTATGCGTAAATAAAGGTTTTAGCAATTCATCCATTGTTAAAGATAGCGTACTATATAATAAATCTATTGATTTAATAATGGTTTTTGTAAGGCATAAAGAATCTTATAAAATTTCCTTATATACTGAAAAAGAAATAGATGTATCACAGATAGCAAAAACTTTTGGTGGGGGAGGACATAAAAAGGCCGCTGGATTCCTTTGCAGTGGATTAGAATTTGAAGATTTTAATGGAAATTTGATTATTGACATAGATCCCAATGAATAGAATTCCTATACAACGATGGACGGAATCTCGAATGCAATATGCATTAACTAGGAAAAGTAATCTTTTTGACTTTGGAAGGTATTCAGTTGTTCCAAATGTCGGTTGGGGCTTAGGGCTTAATCATGAACCTGATTTATTATGTCTATCTAAAACTGGGATATTTCATGAAGTAGAGATTAAGGTAACTATGGCTGATTTGAAAATAGATAAAGAGAAATGGCATAATCATTATGCTAGATTTGTTAAACACCTATGGTTTGCCGTTCCAGATATTTTAGATACGGATAAGGTTTTAAGTGAAATTCCTGATTATGCTGGATTAGTTCAAGTAAATACTTATTACAATGAATATCCATTTAATCAGCAATATTCAAGGCAAAAGTATTCAACTCATATAATTAGAAAACCTAGACCGAAATTACGGAAAGGGTTATTTACTGATCCTAAACAAGATACTATTATAAAATTTCTAAGACTTGGCGTTTTACGAATGTGGACAGATACCCATCGGTTTAAACATTTTGATAAACAAGTTATTTTAAAGGGATAATTATTATGCCGTTAACTCCTGATCAAATATTAGAAATCCAAGATATAATTGAATTACATCATAATGCATTTATAGCTAATACAATTGGTCATGACGCGTTACCTGATGAAGTGATTGATGAATTACGAGATAAAGGGTTATTGAATAAAGAGTCAAAGGACCTTATTAAGAAAATATATGAATACGGACAAGTGCTTGGTAAATTAAATAGTCCTCAAGCTTCACAGATGTCATATAATAGATTTGAAGATTATATTCAAAAAAATCCACAACCGTTAACGCAAATGCAACAAAGAGCTGTTCGTATGGCGCAAGTAAATGCGGGACAATATTGTATGGGATTAGGAAATGTAATTGAAAAAGATACGGGAAGAACTTTGATAGAAGCAGATCAAAGATTTCGAATTGCGTATGAGGATAAGATAAAAAATCTTACTGCTTTAAATGCTGCAAGAAGAGAGAGTATCGAAAAGCTTAGAAGTGATTTAGGTTGGTCTACTGGGGATTGGGCTAGGGATATGAAACGAATTGCTGTAACTGAGATAATGTATTCAACACAGCAAGGGCAAGCAGATTACCTTAGAAAAAAGTATGGAGAAGATGTTTATGTTGCGCGTATACCTAATCCAGGGGCATGTAAACATTGTATTCGTTTACATATTGGTCCAGATGGGCAGCCTAGGATATTTAAATTATCTACATTAGAAGAACATGGGAGTAATGTAGGACGTAAACAAAATGATTGGCAAGTTGTAGTTGGTCCAATTCATCCTAATTGTGTATGCAGCATGATTAGTGTTCCAAAGGGATGGGGATTTAATGAAGAAGGTGATTTAGTACCAGGAGGTAAATTGGGGGAAATCTATCAAGAGCCTGAAGAATTAGAAAAGGCTTTAATTGAAGAAAATCTTTTTTATAAATCCTTAAAGGCTAAGGCTAATATAGTTTTTCAAGGAATTCCTATTGCTATCGAAACTCCAAAAGGGGATAAGCGTAAATGGATTAATGGAGATGGTTCAATAGGGGAAACCATTATGTACGGCGCATCTTATGGTTTTGTAAAACGAACCACTTCTATGGATGAAGAAGAGTTAGATGTATTTGTTGGACCATTTAAAGATTCACCTGTAGTTTATATAATTGATCAAAAGAATCCTGATAATGAATTATATGATGAACAAAAATGTATGCTTGGTTTTAGGAATGAAGAACATGCATTAAATGTCTATAGAATGAATTACGATAATCCGGATGATTTTATTTATGATTGTAGTTCTATGGATGTCGAAGCTTTTAAAAGATGGTGTGGGGTAGGCATAGACAGAGAGGAAATAAATAAAGCCTTATTCATAGGACCTAAAGGTGGTAAATGGGCAAATGCTGAGCATACTATACCTTATAAAGATCCTAATTTATCAATGAGAAATAAAGCTAGTAATTTTTATGATGAATTAATTAGTTGGGTAAAGGATAATAAAGATAATTTGCAATTTGATTCAAATGGAAATGTTTATATACAGGCAAATCAATTTACAAATGATAAAAATTTATCACATTTACATATATTGATTACTCCTAAAGGAGTTTTTAGAGGCAATGGTATTGGTAAAACTAATGATGGGAAAGATGTATTAGTGTTAACTAATTTAAGGAATCCATATGATACTACTTATTTAGACACTAGAATAACTAGTAAAGTTATTATTCACGAAATATCTCATTATCTTAATGCTGGATATGGTAAAGTTCATAACATAGTAACTGAGCATAGTAAAGAATATTATAATCAATCTGCCGAATTTGATGCATTTTGGAATGAAGGTGCTGGGGAATTGGAAAGATTTATTCGTAATTTTAAAGATACAAATCAACATCATATATTTGAAAGAATAGTAGGAAATTCTCCTGATTTTAAGTACTTTAATAGTAAAGTAAAATCTTTTTGGGATAAAACTTTTTTGAATAGTTTAACAGAAGCTAATAAGAAAAAATTTGATAAAAGATTATATAGATTATGGGATGATTTAAAAAGCAATATCTATAAATCTAATTATGATTTATCCCCTGGTCCAGGATTAGGATTGAATTATTTTTATGGTACAGAAGTGAAGAAACCTGGTAGTGGAGGAACTATACGGTATAAGGAAATCTTTAATATAGGCAAAGAAGAATTAAAAAAACGTAAGAAGCAAAAAGATAATAAAGGTATCTATGGAGACATAGAAGATTATCAATTTGGTGAAAACGTTATACCGGTTAAAGAATTGGTAATTCCTGATACAGTAAAAGAATCTAAGAAAGAAGCACGAAAAAAGAATAAAGGTATTAATAGATTTGTAGTAACTAGAAGATTACAATGGACTAAAGGCAATATAAATGAAGTGCCCTAATTGCCGTAATCAAATAATTCAAAGAACTGATGACGGTTTTAAATTACATGTAAAGGGTAGGATTATTTGGAACGGGGATATATGCACTTCTAAATGTTATTGGTGTGGCGAGCCTATTAAAGTAGTACTTCCTGTTGATTTATCGAAAGTTATAAGGGGGAAGGAGCGTTATGTCATTAAGCGTTAATTGATCAGATGTGTAGTGTTTCCTATCTCATACAGCAAAATGAATTGTAGTACAGCGGCTTCAGTATTGAATTGGTTATATAGTTCTTTAACGCTATTTTGATCGTCAATTTGGCTTTTAATCTCCATTAAACTATTTTCGTGGTAAAATGAAGAAATGAATGTATGTGGGAGTCTATATCCGATACCTAAGTATAATGTATGGAGACAAAATAGATATAGTAAATCTTCATTTGACAGATAGATTCCTTCTTCTAAATCTTTCATGAGTTTTCGTGCTTTTTCGATTTTTGTCATTTTATTTTTCCTTTCTTTTTGGGTTGTCTTTATTGCTTTACTTTAGAAAGCGAACCATTTTTTCGTATTGCAAAGCCCTTTCATATCCTTTTGCAAAAGGTATCCAGTCTACCACTGGTAAATGTGAAGAATTGACTGCTTTAATATTTCCATTATGTGAAACCTTTAAAAGCACAACAGTAGATGATCCTACATTGTCTCTGATGAAGATATAACAACACTTTTGAGCATCATCAATTTCTACTGCATCAACATCATCCAATGGTTTAATTTGATTGAAATCCATTATTCGATCCTTTCTTTTGGATTGTTCGCATTCCACTTTTCTTCGGTTTCCTTTCTCATTTTATCTATTTCTTCTGAATAGATAACTTTGAAAATGGTACTATTTGATTCAAATTCGTTTAACCCCATACATGCGGGGCACCGAATTACCCATTTGCATGTTAAATCTTTGTGATTTGCCCATAGGTATGAAAATGGGGATTTGTTGTGGGTTTTACAGTTATTCAGTTTCATAGCTCATACTATTCCAAAAAAATATAGTACGATTTACATCTTCTTTGTGATTAATAAATATTTCTGAATAATTTGTGTATTGGAAATATTCTTTAATTGTAATAGCTGGTCCACGCATTAGGCATGATGGGCACATTACGAATATATTTGTGCATGCTGGATTGATTATTTGATAATGTAATACTGGATTACTTTGGCAGAATTGGCATTTATTTATTTTTTTCATAATTTCTCCTTATAATTTGGAAAATAGTATTCGTCTTCTTCGCCTTGCATATAAAAATCCACAAAAGGTCTTTGCTCCCCATTTTTTAGGGTGTTTTTTAGACATAATTTAATGTCTGATATTTCGTCGCATAATGAATAGATATAGGTAAAGTCGTAGAATTGTTGTTTTCCTGCTTTGTCTTTTTTGTCTCGACAAGGGGGTGTCCCCCAATGTCCATGTAAGCAGCTATCACTTAGTCTATATGCACGAATGATTTCATCAATGCATTCCACATATTCCCCGGCCAAAAAAAGAATTCTGGCTCCTTTTATTGTTTCTTCTAAATCGTTTAGTTTAGTCATTTGTCTATTTCTCCTTTGATTATTTGTTCTACATTTTGTTTTACCCATCGAACGTAACAATGATCTTCTGCTTTTTCTCGCTCTAGATAAGGTGACCAGTATTTTATATTATTAATCCAAACGTAAAAACCATTTGGATTACACATATATGATTTTGGCCTGCTTTTTATTGTGATTTTTTGATTATTTACGTAGAATGTTTTTTGTCTTAACATTTGTCTATTTCTCCTTGAAAAATGTTTTGATTCGATGTTGAATTTGTTTTCTGTATTGTCCCCATGAATGAAAACAACCATTGCTCCATTTTCTGTTGGTAATTAGGTTGTCAATTATTATATGGGGATACGATCCTTTTTTTGGTTTACGGTTACTATATAAGACCATTTGATCTTTATAGACCACTGTATACCTATATCTTTCTATATCTGGTGCCAGTAATACGTCGTATAAAACATCTTTCATTGATCTTCTAGACATTTTACTATCTTTCTTTTTTGATTAGTTCTTGTATTTCCTGTTGGGATTTATCATGTAAGCAAGATAATTCGGAAATAGTAGGAAAGATGCTCATTACAAAATATTCCGGGTTTTGCGTGGCATGCGCGTATGCGTTTTCTACGTTGAAGTAGTAGGCTATTCTATGGAATCGGTTATCTGTTTTTTTTGTTTTTACTATTTTGTAAACTAAATATACTTTTGTATTCATTTTCATTGCCTCCTTACTTAAGCCTATGCGAATAGTATGCCAAAAATTAAAAGTATTGATATGCTTAGGTTTTAAGATTTTCGTTTAAAGTAAAATTTGCGTAGATAAAAGTTTATTGAATTAAAAATTTTATATAAAGATAATGATTTTATATATTTGCAATTTTTTTATAGAGTATTACCTTTTTGCATAGATTAGTATCGAATATATGCAAAAAGGTATAGGTATTTATAAAATATGCATAGTTTACTAAATGGTTGTTTTACTTAAGTTTTTAGTGATAAAACCTTAAGAATATGGTTTAACTACGCAAAGTTTTCATAAAGCCTTTAATTCCTATATTTTGTAAGTATTTGAATTTATTAAATTTCAATATTTGGCACACCGTTTGCACTAACTTAAAGGCATGAACGCTGAAACACGACAAAAGGAGAAGGAAATGGACGAATGGAAAGCCTCTATATTATCGGATGTATTGCCTATTATCCATCTTTTTCCAAAAAATATTAGGAAAAGACATTTGGAATCTTTTAAAAGGGTGCAACAGTTGCCAACTGATAAAATAATCCACGCCCAGTTTGCTATTGATCGATGGGTCACTTTATCGAAAATGTGGCTCAATACTGGTGTTTGGAACAAGTTAGATCAACCCATTTTGCTTAGCTGTTTTATTTAGCAGTGTATAGATTCTAAGTACTTTAAATCATTAGTTTTGTACGATATTATTGGGAAAATAACAAATAACAAATAATAGGAAAAGAAAGGAACGAAAAATGACACCTTACGACAAAGTAGTTGAAATGTGTGGAGATTTCGAAGCGAAATCAAAAGAAGATTTGGCCATTAGGGCTGAGAGGCAGCGAGCACGTGCTAATAAATGGAGAGAGCGTTGCGAGTTGATGGAAAAACAATTGTCTGAGCAAAAAGCCGACGGTGAGTTGCGTATTGCGGCCGCAATCGATGAACTACAAAAAGGTGGTGAGAAATTTAACGCTGAAATTGCACGATTGCGCGCGGAATTGCACGAAGCAAAAAAAGAAATAGGTCTCTTGATTACAGAAAAAACTGAAAAATACTATGCTGGAATTAAAATTGGTAACGCTCAAGCAAAAGAAAAATTTTCACGCGAAATACGTATCGGTCAAAAAGAACTTGCTTGTCGTCGAAAAGAGCGTATAAAAACAAAAATCCATGCATTGTTGTGGGAGAGCGTTACTGGGATAGATGCCAATGACGAATTGATTGACTGGGTTAGCCGCGCAATTAAGCGTCGAATTGGCGCTCCAAATCATGTCTATGTTGTCGTTGTAGAAGGATCGAAAAAGCGCGAAAATCAAAAACCGAAATTAGTTGGCAATTCAGGCTATCACACAACTCCCTCTGGAAAAACTATTGTGAATCATCCAGGGGCATATGGCTGGCGTACAGTTTATCATTGCTCAACTGAACGCGTAGAAGTTGGGCGTAACTGGATTCGTAAAAATATTTATTATCTCGCGAAATCAGAAGCGGAAATGCGTACAAAGTAATTTTTGTTTTCGGTACTACACACAAAATTATTTGTGTGTAGGATCGAGTACAAAAGCTCGTACAAAAAGGAGAGATGAAGATGAATATGGAACCATATGGCTTCGGAGGAATCCCGGATTGGAAAAGGAAATTTTTAACTTTTGACGTAGACCATAATTGCAATGGATATGCGTCCATGTGGATAGAAGGTTGCGGTATCGCGTCCATATGGGTAGATGTAGTGACGGAAGGTAAAAACCTCGGAGGGCTTATTCTGTACGAGGATGGAATAGTCTGTGGTGCAGGCGAATACGCCAAACACCCGAGGGAACTATACGAGTGGGGGGACTACCTGTTATCTGTGGCAGTCCGCCAAAACAACACAGTGGCGGATTGGGTCAGAAAATGGCTTGAAGCCCCCGAAGAAACTGTGGCGCGATGGAAGCGCCATCGGAGATGGGGGGCCGAGCAGGTTGATCCTAAAGCCGTGGAAGAGATTCTACGGTCGGGAGGAACGTGCAAAAAGCACGATGACGTGTACGAGGTAGAGATGGAAAGTAACCACAATCTAGTAGTCACTGATTGGCCTGGCAGTGATTACGATTCGGGTTGGACGCAGATTTCATATAGGCCTGGGCCTCCCAGCTATATTGGTCCAATTAAGCTGAAGAAGCATACGCGGACTATGATCCATGAATGACATTGACCTCTACTCTTCCGTCACTTCGTGGTGGGTGATGACAGTCGAAAGGCAGAGAATAATAATGCAAAGAATAGCAATAGGTAATGAATATAGTAGTAGGTATTTACTCTATTGTAAGGCTCATGGGAATGAGGGGAACCCTGGCAGACAACTAGAAGAAGATAGTATGAAATGGCCAGGCGGTAAGATGTGTGGCTTTATACTTTGGATTCAAGCTAAATGGCACGTGTTTGGGGTTAAGTACAATGTGCCAATAGATTACAGAACGATGTATCAAAAAGATTTCGACACCTGGCTAACGAGTGAGGTGTAGTAAGAAGAAGGGGGAATCAGGTGAAGAAAAGAATGACATTGGAAGAAAAAATCAAAGAAATACAGGGCAAAGTTGATAATAGTGCGCGGGTTTTGGCGTTTCAACGCGCTAAAACGAAAGCCAGTATGTACCAATACAAAGTCCAAGTTCCTTATACAATTATTACGCAAGATGATCCTTTTGCTATTGCCCAAGTGCTTCGATTGTACACGATGCAAGAAGTAATTTCTCTTGAATCTTTGTATGCATCTAGGCCACATCATTTTGTTCAAATAATTACTGACAGGGCCAAATTGGCTGACCAAATAGAAAAATGTGAGACGGTGAAAGATGCTCGCAAATTATTGATGGATAATTACAAGTAGGAGATTAATTAATGGGCATTGAGACTAAAATAAACATTAGTTATACAGTTACTATATCTAATAGGTATCGTAGAGCGGTTAATGCGTGGTATGGGAAACCTGGATTAGCTACAGATCGACAATTAAAAAATTGGTTTAAGATATATGGGGAATCTTGTGATGATGCAGTAATGGAACATTTAGCGATTATAGAATTGGAAAGGAAAAATAAAAAATAATTATGAAAGCATTACCCCATATTTGGAAGTGGTGTGGTCACGGAGAACGATATTATTTTGGAGATTTTAATAAGCCCTATTGCGTAGATTATTGGATTTGCATTTTTTGCAAAAAACAAATACAAATTTCTGGAAATAAAAACCCTAAACCTGGTAGATGTAGGAGGAATAATGTAAGTTAAGATATAAAATAAAGAAAATATTCGTATATATTTAATAGACGAAGGCACATTCTAAAAATTGAAAACATTCCGTACCATTCATACAATAAATGACAATTTAATTAGAGCTATGACTTCTGGTCACGTGTCTATTATAGATTTTATGGGGGAATATAAAAGTAATGCGCTATATAGGTATTTAAATACCTTAATACCTTTGTTTTTTTCTTTGCTTTTCTAAATTTTTGTGGTAGGGCATATAATAAGGAGGTCAAAATGCCGGTAAAATTTGATAACGAATTAATGGAAACTATTTGTATAGAGTTACTGACTGTAGAAGAAAATAGATTGAAGTTAGTATATTTAGTTGATGGTTCTCCTGCTATATCAATTAGCGGGGACGCTTTATGGATCGAAACATTGAAAGGAATGTTACATAATCAAGAAAATAAAATTAAAGCCATTAAAAAGGCGCTTCTATTATGTGAAATAGCACAAAATTTAAATGCAGAAATTTACGACGATGAAGAGTAAGGAGGAGTGATGAAACGAGTGGCGATTAAAGATCCTTATTTTGATATAAAATGGCAAATTACGCAATTGCCAGAAGAGCAACAAACGAAGTGGGAATTGATGTACGAGACGTCGGGTGATCTACTTCTTTACGAGCGAATACAAGTTCTTTATCCGCGTAAAATAAAGGATTTGGTAAAGGTAGTTGACATCATTTACGCGAAAATGGAAAAGGAATAGGAAGGAGGTTTTCATGGATGAGAAAAGGATCTTAATAGTGGATGATGATCCATTAATTTGTAAAATGCTTAAACGTTGTATAGATTTTTATTTTCAGGATAACGATGTAAAAGTGTCTTATGTTTTGAATGCTCGCATGGGCATTTCAAATTTAGAAAGGTATCATGACAAATATAGTTTGGTAATAACAGATTGGGATTGTCCGGAAAAAGATTTCGGAATGAACATTGTTGAATGTGCTCAATTTAGATTTGGTATTTCAGTTATTGTATATACAGGAGATGCCTTATTAGCAAAACGAGTTTTAGATAATAAATATCATGAAATGGGGATATATTGTCCGGTTATTGATAAAAGTGATGATATATCAAAATTAATGGAGGCTATAAATGGAATTATCATTAGATGATAAACATTTAAACCCTTCGTACCAAGAATTATTTGATGCAAATATCAAATTAGTATATCATTACGTTAAAAAGCATTCTTATTTTTCAGAAGAATTGGAGAAAGAAGACGTTTTGCAAGATGGTAAACTAGGATTATTTTTGGCTGCTAAAACTTTTGATCCTAGTAAAAACGTAGCTTTTTCTACTTGGGCGTATTATTGGATAAAAGCGAGTATCACTCGTTCTCAGGCCAAATTTACTTTTTTAAAATGGCCAAATAAAAAAAATATTCTTCGAAATAAAATTATTCAATTTTGGAGTAAATATTACAATTTACATGGAGAAAATCCGGAATTAGACAACATTATTAATGCTTTAGAAGATTTAAACACAAATATGCCCATAACTTCTAAAGATATTACTATTGTTTACAATAATATATTAATGTTTAAAAAATCATTGATTAATAAAACAGGGGAATTAGATCAATGTTTTTCGGATTATGGTAATGAAATTCTATTAGAAAGTATAATGGTTCCACAGGAATCAGCCGAAGATAAATTAGTGAAAAAAAGATCAGTTGAATTAAATAAGTGTTTATATAAATTACCGCACTTCGAACGTTTTATAATTGAAAAAAGATACTTAGAAGAATATACCTTAGAGGATATCAGAAATTTATGGAGTGAGATAACTGGAAAAACGTATACACGAGAGTGGATTCGTCAAAAAGAAAAATTGGCATTAAGAAAAATGAAACACTTTATGGAGGAATTTGATGTCTAAATTATTTTATATATTTCTAATAGCTGTTACTTGTACGCCATTTGTAATTTACCAATATATAACGTATAAGTTATACGATTATACTGGTAAGGTTTACGAAGAATCCTATATTACAGTAAAAGATTATGAGTCTATTAATGACTTACCGGTTTATAAGAGATTAAAACAAATACAAAATAGAAAAGAAAAATGTGATAGAATATGCCGGTTAGCTAAGTATTTATATAGAAAAGAAATGAAAAGATTAAATGAGTGGTGGTATACGTGGGATCAATTGATAAAAGCAAAAAAGGAGAGATTACGTGAAAAGAGTAGCGATAAAAACAGATAGCTGTGACTGTGTCTATTGTAAATATACGGTTAATCCAGAAATACACGATAAGAGGTTTATTGCTGAAGCAATTGCTATTCAGCAGTATGCAAAGCTAGATCAATTACCTAATTTGCAAAAAGCATTAGAAAATGCTTCAGTGAATTCAGAAATTTGGTTAGAATTAGTGTTCTTGATTAAGAAAATTATTGAAAATAAAATAGCCTTAACAGAAGCTATTTCACATGCTTCTATTGGCTTAATTCATTCTGAATGGTATAAAATAGGGGATTATTTACGAAAACGAGCAAAAGATTATAGAAAAAATGCTCGTATAGAGAGAAAAGACGGTGAAATAGAAGGGGCATCTGTTTGGGAAGGAGTTGCTGAGGACTTAGAATTTTGCGCATATGCTATTGATAACGGAATGCATTGGAATAAGTAGACCTTATAAATATCTAATATTCTTTTTAGTTTTTCTTTTATTATTAGTAAGTTATACCTTAATTAAGGTATAACTTATCCGTAATACATAAATTCTATTGACAAAATTTCAAATTTAATTACATTCTTACGTAGATAGCGCGATAAGCCTACCTGTGCGAAAAGCACGATTGGGGCAAATAGCATATAAAGGTGCTAAATGCCTCAAGAAATTCCTACAAATGATTTTAGACTTTCTGTTGGGGAAGCTTCTTTTTTTACAAAAGCATCAGCTCCAGAAGGACAACAACGCCGAATAGGTGGAGTTGTTTCTACAGAAACTCCAGATAGACAAGAAGAAACTCTTATTCAAAATGGTTTAGACTTTTCTGAATTTGTAAAATATGGATGGTTTAATGATAATCATTCTAATCCTAAAGTGAGTCATACATGTAATCTAGTAGGGTACCCTGAGTTAACCGAGCGTTTTCGAAAAGGCGATGTATTGCCTGATGGAAAAATTGCAAAAGCAGATTGTCATTGGGCTGAGGGGTATTTGCTTGAAGGTTATCCACCTGCTGATGAATTGTGGAACCTTGCATGCGCTTTAAATAAGACCCCTCGTAGATTGGGTTTTTCGGTTGAAGGGAAAATTCAACGAAGAGATCCATTAAATAAGTCTACTGTTACAAAGGCAATTGTTAGAGAAGTAGCAATTACAAAAGCCCCTGTTAATACAGATACTCAATTGAATATATTAGCAAAAGCCCTTTCTATGGGTAGCCCTATTCCAGGTAATTCTGTTGACGGAGATAGAACTGGGGAAAGTGCCGGACAGGTTCTTGTTCAGGAATCTTTAGAAAAGAAAAAGAAAAAGAATTTAAAAAAGGGTTTAACGGATAGTCAAGCATTTGATTGGCTATCTAATCATTTACCTAATATATCTCCTGAATTAAAAGGGAGAATAATCTCGTTGGCTCGAGATTTAAAATTGCAAAATAAATTGCATTAATTAAAAGGAGTTAGTTATGAAACGACAGCCGATGCAAAATGATGACGAGATGAAGAACAAGAAGGATCAGATGGATGAAATGGGAGAGAATGAAGATTCTCAAATGGAAGATGAGGAGAAAGCTTGTGGTACTAAGAAATCACAGGATTTAACAGAGGATGATCTTAGTAAAGCTATCAATGTATTAACTGATTATGTTAATACGTCTGATCCAAATTCTCGAAAAGATGTTTTACTTAAGAAAGCAATGACGGATGATCTTTCTTCTGAAGAGATGAATGAATTATTTAAATCTTTAAGTGGTTCTGAGAATGCGAATACGGAAGGAGTTGATGATTTTTCAGATTCTGTCCTTAATTCCTTAGAATCTGATACTATTCAAAAATCATTAGATGTTTCTGATTATTTAACAGAATTACATAGTGGATTGGTCAAATCGCTTAGTACGTTAGAAGGGGAATTAAATAGCAATGCTATGCGCCAGCATACGTTTAATATTACCCTTGCGAAAAGTATGGTTTCTGTTGCTACTGGGTTAAAAGATGCAATGAGCGTTATTTCTGAGTTAAAAAAATCTATGGACAATTATAGCGAGGCCCCTATTAGAAAGCCTACATCGGTTCAACCTTTAAATAAGGCTTTTATTGGACAAAAGAACGAAGGGCAAACGTTAAAGAAGTCTGAGATGATGGGGCAATTACTTAATCTTGCAGAGCAAGGAGTTGATAATATTGGGGGAGTTAGCGTAAATCATGCGGTTGCTTTACTGGAAAGTAGCAATCAATTACCTAATCAAGTAGTTAGTGCTTTAAAGGCTAGGCAAGGAGCTACTGCTTAATAATGAGGGCAGAAAGCTTATATATAATTGTGCCCTCATTGGGCTTTAAAAGGAGTTAAAAATGTTAGAGAACATGGTTAGTTTTTCGGATTATGATGGTATTGACGGATATGGAAGTGTTCAGCAACAAGAAGTAGATGAATTAAATAAGGCTTTAACTGCTGGACAAGATATTGCGGCTCCTACTGTTGCCGCTGGAGAAGGCTTTCCTTTACGAGTTGAGTCTTTAGAGAATACCCTAAAAACGGTTACCTATACAGCAAAGGAAATTGTTTTTTGGAAAGCTATTCCTAAAATCCCTGCATACAATACCGTTGAGGAGCACAATCAGATTTCGAGTTATGGATCCAATGAGGATTCTGGGTTTATTTCAGAAGGTGCTCTTCCTGAAAGTGATGATTCTACTTATGCGCGAAAGTACGCAGTGGTAAAGTTTTTGGGTACTACTCGATCAGTGACTCATGTAATGAGTCTTGTTCGGCCTGCTCATGGTAATGTTATTGCCAATGAAACAGTTCATGGAACGATGCATTTACTTCGTATTTTGGAAAAGTCTCTTTATTACGCTGATTCTTCTTTATCTGCTGTTCAATTTGATGGTTTCAATAAGCTAATTACGGACAATGCAGATTCTGATCACGTATTAGATTTAAGAGGTGCCCCTCTTACTGAGGATATTTTATCTGAGGCAGTGTCTACTGTCAGGACTTCTTATGGGTTCCCTACTCATCTCCATTTAAATCATAAGACTAAGTCAGAATTAACTAAGACATTTTTCCCAAAAGAGCGCCATAATACTTTTACCGATAATAGTGGTATTATCGGCAATAACATTACTGGGTTTACTTCCGAATCAGGCGTCGTTCAATTTGTAAGTAATACTTTTCTTACTGGTAATACCTCGACACCAAATGCTGCTGCTATTGGAGACGCCACAAAAATTCCTGGTACTCCTGCAATTGCTACTATTACTCCTACTGGAACAGATGCGCCGTTATTTACGGCAGATGATGCCGGGGATTATTATTATTCTGTGGTTGCGTGTAATAGATATGGTCGGTCTATTTCGGTTGCGTATGGATCACCTACTGCGGTCTCTATAGCGGCCACACAGCATGTACCTATTCCTGTTACCCCTAGTACTACGGGGGGGGCGGGCGCTACGGAGTGGTATGAAGTTTACCGAACGAAAAAGAACGGTGCTTCTGGAACGCAAAAACTTATCTTAAGGGTTGCTAATTCGCAAGGTACTGGACAGCAGACAATTACTGATAGTAATACTAGTTTGCCGGACACTACAAATGCGTTGTTATTACAGCAGAATATAGAGAGCCTTTCTTTCAAGCAATTAGCTCCAATGGTTAAAATTCCGTTAGCAACTATTGCTACAGCGGTTCGATGGTGCCAAGTGCTTTATGGAGTTCCTGTGCTTTATGCTCCTAATAAGAATTTCTTATTTAAAAATGTAGGTAAGAATAATTATTAATAGATTTTGATCATTGAAAAAAAATAATAAAGGGAATTAGGGGGATTCCCATTATTATTTATATGTAATAAGGAGGACAATATGGTTAAGTTGAAAAATAGATTAGTACATATGCGAAATGCAAAAGTAGGCGTAAATGGTAAAACGTACAGTTTAAACAATGAAGGAGAAATAGAGATAGATGACAGTATAGCCATATCTTATTTACTCCAAAATGATGTATGGATAAAGGTTTTTGAACGTAAACCTATTGTCATAGATGATCAATCATTAATTGATTACTCTAAAATGCATAAAGATGAAATAATAGCTTTGCTTAATTATAAAAACATTGAATTTGATCCAAAAGCTAAAAAAGCTGAGCTAATACAGTTAGTTCAACAATTGCCATTAGGAGAATAAATATTATGGAAAAATTTAAAGATTACGATCCAGTTTTTGCAAAACATGGTATTGATAATGTTTGCGCTGCTGGTAAACCTGGTGTAGGTGTACAGGGATTAACTTATACTATGGTTAGTGGTGGCGCAATTGTATTTGCTTCTCAAGGATTGGCTAATATGGCTTCAGCTAACTATCAAGTTCTTGTTCAGAATCAAACTGATATAGCTGATCCTTCTACTGTGGGAACTAAAACTACTACTGGTTTTGTAATTACTGGGCCTGATGTAGATGATGTATTGGACATTGTCATTATTGGTCAAATTGCAGGACAAAAGGTTAGTTAATGAGTTTACTGTATACAAGAAGTGGTAAGCCTCATATATTTAATGATACAATTACTACAACTGGTAGAATACATGATTTTCGAGGGTATTCTAAGTGGTTAAGGGTTACTGCTGCTACGAATCCTTGTTTGCTTTATTTTAGTGAAGAAGATTTTACTTCTGGAACTAATTTTATTACTGTGGCTACCGCAACTCCTTTTGAAGCCCCTTTAGAAATTAATAAGATTTGGATAAAAGGTAGTGGTGGCGATTCTGATGTGGCATTAGTGGCTTCTATACGTTTAAATTAATGCATAGTTCTTTTATTTTTAATTCTTGGAGGATTATATGCCTATTGCTCAATTTTATGCAATAAAGGATAATCGTTATAAAGTTATAACTGGTCAAATAGACGGTACCAATCCTCCTACTCCTGGCACAATTGATCGAATTTTTGTATGCACAACTTCAGGGGGGGGATTTACTCTTAATTATTTGTATTATGATAATGGTATTAATTGGGTAGAAATTGTACCTTTTAATGAATTACTTATTAGTGTAACTTTAGATTTATTAGGAGGTAATGTAGAATTTAAGGAATACCGATTATATACTTGGGGAATAGGAGATTTTTCATGGCATATTCTTAGTGAAGTTGTTATTGCAGGAGGAGATGTAAATGGACCAAGTTCTTCTACAGACAATGCAATAGTTAGATTTGATTCTACTACTGGTAAACTAATACAAAATAGTAACGTTACGATAAATGATGATGGTGATATTGAAACTATTGGTATAATTACCTCTAGTTTAATTAATGGTAGAGATATAGCTACTGATGGAAGTAACTTAGATTCTCATATTTCTGATGGAAGCAATCCACATACAGTAACTAAAACCCAAATAGGATTAGCTAATGTTACAAATGATTCTCAATTAAAACGTAGTGCTTCGGATTTTAATAGTTTTGACTTAAAAGCTTCTCCAGTATCGGGAGATATAGTTTTAATAGAAAATAGTGAAGATACTAATAATAAAAATAAAATAACTATAGGATCTATTTCTCATACAGTTTTAGCTGATATAGGTGTTAAACCACATACAACTATTGATACTCATATTGATGATAGTACTATACATTACGCGCAAACACTTATCGATCATACAAATCTATTAAATAAAGGAACCAATACTCATAGTGCCATAGATTCTCATATATCTAGTAACGCTAATCCACATTCTGTTACTAAAACTCAAATAGGTCTTGAAAATGTAACTAATGATTCTCAATTGAAGAGAAGTGCCAATGATTTTACTTCTTTTACTACCAAAGTTTCTCCGGTATCAGGAGACATGATACTTATAGAAGATAGTGTTGATTCTAATAATAAGAAGTATATTACGATAGGTGGAATTTCTCATACTATTCTGTCTAATATAGGAACTAATTCGCATATTGCTATTGATTCACATATAAGTGACGGAACCCTTCATTATACGCAATCCAATATAGATCATACTAGTATCCAAAACATTGGAACTAATTCACATACTGAAATAGATACACATATTTCAAATATCGGTAACCCACATACAGTTACAAAAACGCAAATTAGTTTAGGAAACGTTACTAATGATGCCCAATTGAAAAGGAGTGCAAGCGATTTCTCTTCGTTTACAGTAAAGAGTACTCCAGTATCTGGGGATATAATTTTAGTAGAAGATAGTGCCGATTCAGGAAATAAGAAATATATTACCTTGACCAATTTACTGGGAGATGTAAATGGACCAAGTTCTTCTACAGACAATGCAATAGTTAGATTTGATTCTACTACTGGTAAAC